ATGGGCGATGTATTAATTAAAGCAAGAACTCGTAACAGTGGTAAAGTAGTATATGAATATCGGTTTGAAGTTGCTTCTGTAGATGGCAAACGTCAATGGAAGTCTAAATCTGGCTTTGCTACAAAGAGAGAAGCCAAAGAAGCTGGCAAGATAGCACAACAAGCATATGAACATATGGGACAAGTTGTAGAACCTTCAGATATGTCATATGCCGATTTCCTAGATATGTGGTTAGAGAAAGACTGTAAGCTCACTTGCAAATCTTCTACACTTGTAGGGTATGAGAAAAAGATTAGATTATATATCAAACCTGAAATTGGCTCATATAAGCTAAAAACTATCACCAAAGATACTCTGCAAGACTTCATTACCAAAATGTATGATGAAGGCTACTCAATCAATACAGTAAACTCAGTTAAAGGATTATTAACAAAATCATTTACTTATGCTTTAGACAGACATTATATCATATCAACACCTGCAATAAATTTAGTAGTTCCGACAAAGAAACAACCAAAGAAAGCAACAAGAAGTAAGAAACACGTATATATTCCTCAAGAAGTTATGCAAAAAATATTTGAAAGATTCCCAGAAGGTACATCAGCTTATATCCCTATTATGATTGGTTATCATACAGGATTACGCTTGGGAGAGATATATGGACTTGTATGGGAAGATATTGATTTTGAAAATAAAACACTCTCAGTTAATAGACAAGTTCAATGGGAAGCAGGCGAAGCAAGATCAGAAGAAGAGAAGAAAAAAACTAATGGCACATCTAAATCTAATGGATATTGGTACTTCTCTAAGCCTAAATATGACTCTTTTAGAACAATAGAACTTGATGATGTAATATTAGAAGCTCTGAAAAAAGAACACGACAAACAGCTAAAAGCAAGGGCATATTTTGACAAATACTATAATCATTATTATTGTGAAAATGAAATGACATATGCCAAAACTGATGACATATTACCGATAAATAAAGTATCTCAAGAAAAGTCACCTTATGAAGTAAATTTTATTTGTAGACGAGAAAATGGTTCATATATTAGTGCAAGAACGACACAACATACATCCTCTATAATTCATAAACAGTTGAACTTCCCTCAGTATGATACACATAGTTTAAGACACACTCATGGAACAATCCTATATGAAAATGGAGCTAGTTTTATGTATATTAAGGAGAGGTTAGGACATAAAAATCTACAGACAACAATTGAGATATATACAAATCATTATACAGATACAATAAATAAAAATGGTAACATAGTTTTAAATAATGCTTTTAATAAGGAGAATGTATGATATATTTGATTAATAATATTCGACAACATGAGAGACATTTCTGGAATTGTTTGCATAGCATCGCTTCGCAAGAACAGATCCAAAGAATATTAGATGGAAACAAAGTTATCATTAATGAATCTGAATATCAAATAATAGAAGAGGAAAAATCGTAAAAAAATAGGGTATGTAGAAATTAATCTACATACCCTATACATTTATATTTTCAATATCAATTTACCATGAACATAATATTTAGGTCTTTCTTCTTTATACAATTTCCATCTGAGAATATCATCAAGAATTATAACAATACCTGATAAAAACATCCAAATCAAACTAAAAAATAAATTTATTTGACCTCCGATAAAACTCAACGGAAGAGAAGAGTAGTCCCAAATATGCAATCCACATTGTAAGTTCCAATAAAAACCGCCAATCGCTTCTGACAATGTTGCAATTAACATACCGAATATGCATTGAAGAATAAAATCGGTTTTGATGTCAAATAAATTATTAATCAAGCCAATTATTATCCCTATAAACCCTGCCAACACAAACATTCTCCAATCAGATAATTTACCTTTATATAGACATTCAATGATAAAATATATTAAACCATATACAATAAATAATGTAGAATATTTTATAATTCTTTTCATAATTCTACCTCATATTATGCATTTATTGTTACAACTTTCTCAACTATCTTTTTACTCTGGTTCATTATCTCATTATATTTATCAAGATATTCGCCAGTCAACTTATCACCATACTTAATCGCAGCTATATCATCAGTTTTGTCAACATCGGAAATTGATAAAATATATAACTTAAGCTGATTAAAATATGTCTGATTAGTTGTTAAATTCATTGTCTCTTGAATATAAATTGCAGAAATAGCATCATAATTATATAAACCACATGATTCACCATCAGCATGATAAGGAACTTCCATTCCAGTTTCTTTTGCAAGATTCATTGCATTAAGCATATTACTCTGATCCTGAACAGTGTATGAATAATGTTTTCCGTTAACCTCCACACCATTCTCAATAACAGCTTCACAAGCATTAGACATTTCAAAAATTTTATTATTTTTTGTGAATTTTAAAACAAGTTTTTTTTGCTCAGCAATTTCTTCTTCGGTCAATACCTTTTCTGGTTCTTTTTCTGGTTCTTTTTTTTCTGGTTCAGTATAGACAACACCTGTTGATATATAATATGTGTTACCTTCATCGGTAGACTTATATTTTGTTGTAAATTTTGAATAGTCTCCCATGATTTCATCATTATTTTCATTTAAAAGATAAAATCCTGAAAGAGCTATATCTTCAGTAATATTTTCAACTTTCAATTTATATATATCATTAGAGATATATGATAATTTTCCAATTGAAATAGTTTCATTTTTATTAAATTTTAATTTATCCATTATAAATCCTTTCCGCAACGAAAAGATAATTTATATTCATTTTGTAACTTTGGCAATATATCCTTTACGAACAGAATCCCTTTTGTCTTATAGTAGCCTCTATCTTTGTTTGATCAATAAGAACATATCTATTAACACTTTCCAAATCTGCATGTCCTAATAATTTTGCAATCACACCTATATCTGTATCACGTTCTGCTAATCTGGTTGCAAAAGTTGCTCTAAATAAATGTGGATGAACCCTGGTGACTCCACTAAGTATGCCTAATTTTCTTACCATACTTTCTATTGCAGTTTTACATAATCTTGTAGGACATCCCTTCCTAGAAGCAAACAATGGCGTATTAGACGCATATGTACAATATGTACCATTCATATTTATATCTTTTCGTTGCTTTAAATATTCATTTAATCTCATTGCTGTTTTACCAGAAAACGCCACTGTTCGTTCTTTATTTCCCTTACCTAATACTTTACAAGTATAGTTTTTAAAATCTACATCTTCCAAATTAATTCCACATAATTCACTAACTCTAACACCAGTATCAAGAAAAAAGTGAATAATCGCTAAATCTCTTGAATTTGTAGTATTTATTTTTAGTAACTCAATTTCCTCGTCTTTGAGAGGAACTTTGATACATTTTTTATATTTTACAGGTTCAACAATAGATATAGGATTATCAGCTTATATAAATAACTAAACACAGAAGACAGATATTTTCGCTTAATATCCATTGTCGAACCTTTTACATTATCAGGTAACTATTCAATTGTTATGAGTTGTGAATACGTTACTACATAATTAATGTTTACAATAAAACATTACATATTGGACTCTACAATTCATATCCACTTGTAGTGTATCTTTAAAAACTACATACCAATTATCATTCATGAATGTTACACCTTCTAAGTGAATAGGAAAAGCCTTTCCGTCACCATTAGATACTAATATAACAATATCAGTAGCAGAGAGAGTTTGTAATCCAAATATCTCTGCTACTTGTTGGAAGTTGAATAATACAAATGAATTATTACCCGATTTCACTTCTTTTACTACAGTACCAGCATCAATTTTTATACTACTTAATCCATTAAGATTAAGATCTGTTTTTAGATTACCTAAACTCTGGTTTAATTCAGTTACACTCTGGTTTAATGTAGTTACACTCTGGTTTAATGTAGTTACAGTAGTAGCATCAGCAGCATATCCAGTCTCGTGCGTATTTGTACTTGTAGTTATTCCTTTTATTGCGCCCACTTTTGTCTGAGCAGTCTTCCCATCGTTGAATTCAACATCATTTGCGTGAGTCCAAAACGATATTCTATGCCACAATTTATCAGCAGCACTCCAAATTCTATAAAATTTTCCTGTTACTTTTTTTTCACTAACAGCCATTTAAATTCCTCCTTTATAATAAAAAAGAGACACATTTAGTGTCTCTAAATCTGTATTCATATTTAATTAATCATCTATCCATGCCATACCATCTGTAGGGGAAGAAGGTTCTTCTGTGCTAGAATTTATTCTGTCGCATTTTTCTAAAGTACTTAGATATTCTTGTAACGAATAAATTCTATTCTGAACCATATTAAAATAATCAGAATTAATTGTAGTAATGTTACTTGCATTACATAATTTCGATGCATTATCATAATCACCTTGATCAATATAATTCTGAATATTAATCATAACATCTTTATTTGGTATATCTACATCTGATATAAATGGTAAATCGTCTATACTATCTGGAAAAACTGATTCTACTTTATAAGCCATTTCACATACCCCCTATCCAAACATCTGAGTTATTAGGAGTAGAAGGTTGATCTTCCATATAAAATACAGACTGTTTAATTGTTTTTGCATATATTTCTGCGTTTCTTATTTCTTCATTTAAAGCATTAAAATCCGAGCAATCAGGCATACATTGTTTTATACTTGGATTTGCATTGATTAATTTTGCAGCAGAAATATAGTCTTTGTCCTTTTGGTATTCTTTTATTTTTTCAATCAATACTGCATCAGAATTACTTGCATTTCTGTAAGTTTTCTTATCCATTACAGTAGATGGAAAATTAGAATACTCATGTGTATAATCTGCCATACGTTTCTCCTTTATTCTTCATATAATGGATAAAATGTATGCATTGTGATAGATGTTGTTCCATCTGTTAAATTTAATGTTATTTTATCCGTAATATATTGTTTTATTTCTGATTCTCCTATTTTAGCGTAAGATACTTTCATATATTCTTTCAACCAAGGCACAAGTCGTCCAATTTCAATACTTATATTATCAGTTAATCTTGCGTCAACAAATAATTCATACTCAGCTCTTTCAAGAGCAAGACTATCAGATGAAATGTTTTCATATACATCACCTGATTTTACATCTAAACGTTCTTCGCCAAGTTTCTGCACAGTAAAAGGAGAATCTTTTATTATTTTTAATGATACAGTATCAACATTGTATTTATCTTGAAAATATTTTTTTGTATATTTAGTTGTAACTGTACCATCTGCACAAGTATATTGATCAGAACTTACAGAACCATCTACTAAAGCTGAGAGGGCGTGAGCTTGCCATGCGCCTTGTGCATAAAAACGCTTTATCCATGTTTTATTTTGATATGTTTTTCTAAATTTAAAAACATATACTTTCCCAGCAGGTAAATAATTTTCAACTAAAGGTTTGTCAGTGTTCTCATCATAAATCTGAATAGCTCCTAAATTATTTACATTGATATATTGTGTTGAAGAATTTGTACTTGGAATTTTAATAGCGATTAAATCTCCATTAGAATAATCTTTGTGATATGCTTTCATATTGACGGTATAGGTAGAATCTGAATTAGTAACATCTTCTGAATAGAAATCTACATCAAATGTCTCACCCCACACGTGTACAACATTTCGTACATTAGAATAGTCGGTTGAGATTGATTCAGAAACTAGACAATTTTTAATATCATCATTAGTTATAATAATATTATCTTCTTTGCAAGAAGGCGTTAATCTTGTCATAAAAATACCGTTCTCATCAAAAGCTGAATCAAAATTTGGATATAATTCTGTTATATCTGTTATCATACTTGATACATTATCCCCAACAGAAAATTCAAGATCATATGGCACACAATTCCAATAAGGGTGTGACGCTCTGTAAGACATATAATCCTTATTGAATTCTTCTAATCCCTTGGACTCGCCAATATCATCAACAATATAATCTTTTATACCGCCTAATTGTGTTATCGTAGATACTAATGAGTCTCTGATTGTATTATATTTTAATGGAGTGCCATCATCAGATTCTTCATAAGCTGGAATAGTAGTAGTCAACGCACTTAATTGCCCATTTTGAGTACCATCTAATCTGTTCCACAAATCACCACAATTAATAGTTAAACTATTACTATCCACAGAAATAGAAGAATTAGTATCAGTTACAATAAAACAGCCTTCATTATACCATTTATATTCTGACATTCGTGGAGTCTTAAGTCCAATTTGAAGCATGATTTTTTTATTCATCCACATTCTTGCTCGTTCAGAAGGTGTCATTTTATCGCCTATTGGAAACATAGTAAAAGAATATGTACGCCTTGTATTTGAACTTGAGTCTATTGAAACTGAGCCATAATCTATTGTGAATTTTATTTCGTCCACAATACAATTATTGTTATCAAATACTAAAATCTTGTATAAATATTCTACCCATTTTGAAAAAGCAAGTTTTTTATCTAATGTACTTATATTTGACATACAAAATCCTCACTTTCTTTAATAGTCAATCCATACAAGATTATTCTTTGGCATAAACGGCTCGTTATCATCAATAATGATGTCTTTGTCATAGTTGCTATATTTCTCATCAGAAGAAACTTGAACATAATTACCATCTTTTCCCCAAAATTCAGAAGAAACATTGCTAAGTCCTGATTCATATAAATCTTCTTCATCAGTATAATCACCAGACTCATACCATTGAAAATCAATAATTCTATGTTGCCAATGTCCGTCCATCGAATCTGTTGGGCTTCCGTCAACATTAATCATCCACATACGCCCATCAAATGATTTTAATATTTTAGGCATACCATTTGTAAGCCAATCCATAATATTTTTTTGATAATCAAAAGACTTTTCAAGTTCAAAATCACAATTATCATTCATAGGTACAAAATATCCACTTACTTCGCCAGAATCATAATTTAGATTGCCAAATGTATGAGCAAATGGGTATCTAAACATAGGAATTTCCTGCTTTGTCAGCTTATAATTATTTCGCGTTGTGTCAATACTTCCTATATCTAATATAGTTCCGTAATTATGAGTCAAATCTGAGATAAAAATGCCATCAAATGAAACCATGATTTCCTTTATATCTCGTCCATTCTCTACGCCATTTAAGAGACTAACACAAGCATATTCATATGTTTTTTTGTTTTGAACAATATTATCAATATAAGTAATATCAAAATCTTCAATTTTTTGTATTGCTTTTCTATATATAGTTGTCCACGTAAAATCACCTTTTAAACGTTTTTGAATGATAATGTCAGAAGTATTATTAAGTACATACTCAATATTTCCTGCTGATAAGCTATGTTCATAATTAGCTGATAGTATAGAATTATTATTCCATGTGGTATCAATTTCTTTTGATTCTTCCATATTACTATCAGTACTAATTACAAACGTATCAAAATCAGCATTACCAATTTTTGTTTGTCTTATATCATCTACATTAGTAGGGGTAGGAGAGTACGAATAGTCTGCCCCTAAAAAAGTTGAACCTAAAATTATCATTGCACATCTCCTCCTTTCTACTGTATTGTTATTTTAAATAAGCTGTCTTGTCTTGTAATGTAAATTGTATAAAATTGATTTGCAGTTAATTTTTGTCTTGGGCTATATAAAATATAATGACTTAATCCGTTGGAAACATCCAATTTAAAATAATCCAAACCTTCATATATATAGTGATACAGTAAAATTTTATCTACTTTATTTGTTTCAGACCAAATAAGTCCAGTTTTAAAGTTTTTAGCTTTAATTCCAACTTTATGACCTGATTCTATAAGTAATCCCTCATTGTATTCTACAAAGGTATTTGAATTATTAAACTGTAACACACCATTCGATATTGTATATGAATCTGTAGCGACACCATCAATTGAAACAATATTAGAGATACATTGTACATATCCACCTTTATAATTATTTTTCACCTTGAAAATGCCTGAAAAATTAGAAGAATTATACTGAGTATATATTTTTACAAAACCAGTATCTATTTCTACCGAATCTACAGTAATACCAACACATCTTAAATAATAAATTTGCTCATTATCTAAACTACTATATATATAAGTAGGAGTTTGATTATATATAGTCCCACTATTAGATAATTCATTATATGTGGCATCATACAAATAAAAAATGTATGATTGTAATTTCCTATTTTCATTCTGAGAATAATTAATTGTAGCATTATATGATGATGACTTTACATAATTTGTTCCATTATTTAATCCGCTAAAATTAAAAGTAGGGGTAGAATAACAAGTAAATAATATTTTGTCAGATAGACTTGATTCATTATTATTCTCATCAAAAACAGATATTTGTATTGTATATGATGTCCCATTAGTTAATATATTCCCACTAATCGGATGTCTAAATCTCATTTCTGAGATCGTTTCATCTTTTATAATTTCATTAGTTAATGCATTCCTGATTACAATTCTATTCTTATATGGTTGATTTCCTATATAAGAAAAGGAGAAAACGTAACCAGCCGTAGCATCAAACGGTATAATTTTACTGATAGCAGGCTTTGCCATAATTTTCTCCTTTCAAATTAACCTATCCAAACAGCATTACTAGCAGGTGAAGTTGGCTGTGTTGATGAATAAGTAAAAGTTGTCTTTTTATCTACTAAATCTTTTAGTACTTTTCCTTGGTAAGCTGACAATGACTGATCGGTTGCAGTTGAGGTGAGATTATTTTGTACTCCACGCCAAGTGTCTGTAAACTTTGCATTTGCAGGTACATTACTATTTACTGTATGACCATTGACTGTAGTAGAATTACCACCATTAGCAGGAAGAGATGATGGGATAGTAGGAATAGTAGCAGAACTATAAGCTAATGAACCAAGACCAAGCCATGATTTTAGTGCATCTTTTGACACATCTTTTATTTTTGCATTTACATCAGAGCCATTGCCCGTTGTATATCCTGCTATAAATTTAATCGCATCACCAGAAATTCCGCTACCACCATATCCAATTTGAATTGTTTGACGAGTTGCATTATAATCAACAAGTCCTGTTGCTTTAGATGCCGAACTAGCACTACCTGCACTTGTAGCATATTTTACACTTTTCGCAGAGTCAGCAGTATTATCAACATTCCCAAGACCAACTTCAGATTTTGAATAACTTGGTTTTGAACTAGCTTTAGCCCACGCAGAAACATCACTTGCAGGTCTTGCATTACTTAATCTACTATCATTACCTGCACAAGCAGTATCAGCAGTAGTACCTAAAGGTCTCCAAGTATTAGTATCTGTTTTCTTATATCCCCACCCTGCAACAGTGGAATCGGTTACAGCAGTTGCCCCAGAAGCAATCCCATCTAGTTTCTTCTTGTCAGCTGCTGTCATCAGTCCGTGAGCAGACTGAGTTACATCATTGTAAGTAGTATTGGTTGTAGGTGGTGTATAACCAAGGGCTGTAGTTACATCAGATTTAGATAAGTCTGCCTTGGCATAACTGAGAGCACTCCATACACTTGTACCATCACCAATTTTATATTTATTATTCTTATCTGAGCTTATAGCCATTTCACCATTGAGAAGAACAGGATTTTTAGAAGCCCAGTTACTTTCCGTATCAGTTCTTTGTTTTACTTTTACATTAATGGTATTTTCTGCCATTATATTTTCAACCTCCTTAATTTATAAATATATGAAGGTATTGATATACCTCTATGCATAGAAAAATGGATACACATAGAGGTATCCATTTATTTAAATCTATATTTTATTATGCTGATGCATTTCCACAATCAAAAACAATTGTGTTAGAACCCTGAACTAAGAAGTCAGAGGATACATTTGCCTCAACGGGAACACCGTTCGCAAAGTATACAGGATGTGTTGTAGAACCTGCATTTGTACCTAATTTGCTTGCAGTCGTTGCAGTTGTCGCAGAGTTTGCTGAACCTGCACTTGTTGCATATTTAACAGATTTATTTGCATCAGCTGTATTATCTACTTTTCCAAGACCTACTTCAGACTTTGTATATGTAGGTTTTGTACTTGCTTTTGCCCAAGCATAAACATCACTTGCAGGAAGTGTTGTAGGATAAGATGGGAGAGTGACAGTAGTGCCAGACTTATACTCTTTCGTACCAATCTTTACAGACTGAACTGCTGAGTCGGCTTTTATGCCCTGTACTGCTGTAGCATAATTTGTGGCAAGTCCATTTGCGTAAGTTTTAGCAGCAGATAAAGCATCTGCTTCTGATTGGTCTGCATAAGCTTTTGTCGCATAGTTAGTAAGATCAACAGCAGAATCACCGATTTTCTCAAACTTCTTTGCACTTCCGCTTACAATAAGCATATACTCATCGTAACCATTATTAGTACCAGAACCTACAGCACCAGAAGCTTTCGCCACCATATAAATTGTATGTTTGTCAGCTGCATCAACACTTGGAAGTGTATTTACAATAGTTCTCTTTAAATGGTCTGCATTTGCTATAGCACTAGAAATTTTTGAATCAATCTGTGCGCCTGTATAAGTATCAGTAATTCCGTATCCAGAAAGAGTTGTAGGATTTGTACCAGCTGTTACATGTCCCTTATTATCAACTGTTACAGACTTATATGTACCAGCTGTTACACCAGAAGTTGGGTGAGAATATACAGTGTTATTGTCTGTTGATGTAATAACGATATTGCCACTTGAATCTGTTGTTACTTTAGTTGCACCTGCACCACTGATCTTAAGTGACTGTTTATTTTTATCGCTATCTGTAATATCAATAGTTGCATTTCCATTTACAGCACCAGATGGAGCACCTAATGTATATTTTGTATCTTTGTATGATGTGATAAAGCCAGTATCATTTTGGAGCTGACTTACTTTTGTTGGTACAGTTACATCGACAACCTTAGAATTCGGTGTAAGTTTAGTACCATTCACAGAAACACCCTCAATTACGTTTGCTTGTGCATTACTTGGCGCATGTGCAGATGTAGAATGCTTATAAGCTGCGTCATAGTTTGCTTTTAATTCTGTTGTAAAAGAAGCAGTAATAGCGTCCAAAATAGCTTTGTTGCTATGTGTATGACTAGCTGTATCAACAGCAGCTTTGATAGCAGCTGATACTTCGTCAGGCGTCATTGCTGAATATGGTAAATTAGCAAAGGTGTTTGTCCCATCACCAAACTTAAATTTTGGCGCACCAGATTCAGGAAATTCAATTGCCATTTCACCTTTAAGCAACACCTTATCAGATGAAGCCCATGTAACACTTGTATCATTACAAAGGACAATCCTTGTATTTAAAACATTGTTTGCCATGTTAGTATTCTCCTTTAATTAAATAAGGAGGAGAAGCTATGTAGCCCCTCCTCCATTTATAATATTGATATCATTGTAGTCACTACCTATGCAGTAATATTTCAAATCGTCATCGCTCCAACGATAAGTTTTATTCTCTGCCGTAGCAACATAAATTTTTGATGCACTACCAATATTCGGAAATGCATATTTCGTAGCCTTCGTTATAACTGGTGATTCATTTAGTTCTTCCCATACTCCGTTATTATAAAAACAAAGAGTATTTGGCAATAACAAATACAATTTATTTGCTAAAGGCGCGAGAGGAAGATCATTTACCACCAAAAAATCTGAAGATATAGGATTTCGCGAAGTCGCTGAATCCTTATAAAAGTTCCCCGTATCTCTACAGAAAATTAATTGACCATCTGTAATGGGGACATCTTTTAGTTTGGATTCAGATACCTCTGTTAAAGATAAAAATGCCATTATAACCTCCTAGATATCCCATTAGCCGATACGGATAACTTAGGCAATTTCAGCCCAAGTAACAGCACCTTCTACAACTTTTACTCTTGTATCCATTGCTCCGTTTAAACCATCGGCATAAGCCTTCGCATCGGATAATGCTTTGTCTGCTTTTGACTGAGCATCGGGAGCTGCCGCTGTAATTGCCTCCTGCTTTGCTGTTGCAATAGCTCCTGTTAATTCAGTAACTTTTCCATCAATCTGATCTTTATTGTAGTAATTCTCAAGAGACTTCGTAATTTCACTAAACTTATTATTGATTGCCTTTGTAACAGATTCTGTTGTTGCATATGCAGATAAATCAATTGTAAAGCCTAACAGCTCCCATCCCTCGCCAGTGTAAACGTACTCTTTGCCGTCATCAGAAGTATGATAAACATCACCGACAATCATACCTTTGATAGCATCTAAAGCAGCTTTGTTATCAAGAGAACCTTTAAACTTAAATACAGAAGCAACTTTTGCATCAATCTGCTTCTGTAATTCGGTCTTTGCTTCGTTTACCTTATTAGTTGCATCTGTTGCAGCTGTCTCCGTTGCAGACTTAATAGCCTCATCTTTAGCCTTATCAATTTTTGTCTGTACCTGGTCAGCTGTTCCCATACCTTCCAACTTCTTTGCAAGATATGCTTTGATAGCTGCCTGAGTAGCTACTTTTGCATCATTAGCCGTGTCATCCCCAATCTCGCCAACTGTACCAACAGCAATATCTACATAATCTACTCCTGTGTATAATTTTGCAGAAAAATCAGGAAGTACATATACAACACCCTGAGACGGAGCAGTAGGTAAAGAAGTAACTTTCTCGAACTTCTGGCTATATACTTTATCGCCTTTAAAAATCTGTCCATCGGCAAAATACAAAGTATCATTATCTTTTGCCTGTAATGCCTGATAATTTGCAAGTGTACCAAATTTAAAATTTACAATGTTATTCATAGATAAAATCTCCTTTAATTTTGTTTTTTTCATTATTCAGTTTGTGAACTACCCACGAGCTAAATAATTATTTAAAATTCAGTCCAAGTGAATCCAGAACCTGTATTTGAAATTACAGGTTCTACAACGAATGAAGATGCGCCCTGCTGTACTGTGTAAGGATAATACTTACCATCAGCAGAATTTTTGATTGAAATAGGTTGTCCTGCATAAGTGTCAGAACTTTTATTTAATTCAGTAACTGCATCTTCTGTGCTCGTAAATGTACGAACTCTTGATCTGATTTTCTGCTGAGTTTTATCATCTTTGATATAAATCAGCTCGGAAGTATCTTTGGTCAGTACAAGGTCACGTTCGTCTAATGTACCACTTTCAACAGCAGTATCAATGTTATTCGCATTACCGTAACCAAACTTCATATCAGCCATGCTTTTTGCCTCCTTTCATTAAATTAGAATTCGACAACCTTAATGGTCTTACCCTGACCTGATGGATCATCACCATCTGCGATATGAACTTTATCACCAATAGCGACACCACCTTTTGACAGTTGTAAATAGCCATCCTTATAAATAAGATTGTCAATATGATTATCGTCAACTGCCTGAATCAAATCTGCCAACTGTTTTGCTTGTGCGTCAGCCTTCAGCAATCTTTGATCAATAGCACTTAACGCATCATCTGGAATTAAATCGCTCCATGCTGTAAGCGGAACAATATGGATATATGTTGATGTTGTGTGTCTTACACGTTGCGTAATAACACCATCTTCACCCATTTCATTTTTAAAAAATGTAAGCTGTACTTCTACATCACCAGGCTCTTTTGTGAACTCTGTATCGAATGGAAGTTTATATTCAAGCATGTCCTTATATAATTCGTCTGTCAGTTCTAACATTGCAGTTTTATATGCTTTACTTACAGGTAATTTATACTCAAGTAAAACACTATAAGAAGACATGTCTTCGCCTTTATATGTCTGACTAGCAAGGAAGTGTAATGAATCTACTAATTTATTTCTCTGAACAATTCTTTCTTTGACAGACACTATAAGCTCGTTTGTATCTTTAACAAGAATCGTATACATTACTGTTCACCTACTTTCTCTTTGGCTGTAATATACTCGTAGTCTTTCTGAGAAATCACGCCTTTATTTTTTAATTCATCTAATTTAAAAAGAGCTATCTTCCCACTGGAAAATAGCCTTTGTAAACTCTCTACAAATTCAGTTGTCATAAAACTCCTCCCGTTATTAAATCAAGAGTATAAGCATCAATGATTTCTTGAGGTGTTTTCATATTTAAAGCTCTTAATTTGTTGTATTCATACACATCAATCTCAACCAATGACACTGTATCAACATCTTGTTTTTTTATAGACGGAAAAACATCAACATGCCAAAAATATTCACCGTCAGAAGACATAACTCCTTCGGCTTCATTTATTGGACATGTAAGCATAACATCATGCTTTGCTTGATATTTAATCCATATAGGATGGTTTAGGAGGTCAATTATTTTTCCGTCTTTTATTACTTTGTAAAACATGTTTTCCTCCATGATAAAAAGGGTAGGAGAGTATCCTACCCTTAATTATTTAAAATGAAAATTCCACTACAATTCCGTAAGCAGTATAAGGATAATCATATCCAGATAATGCACCATTTTCTTCAACACGGAAGAAGTATCCGTTATAAGAAACATTTGGTGAACGTGTCCAATATGACTGTGCTTTGCCATCGGAACTTTTTCTGATTCTACTTGAAGCATTTGTAAAGAACTCAATATGTGTACCCTCGTTTGTATATGGTTCTTGTTCCATATCACCTTCAGGACTCAGTTCATATACTGACGGAAGATAGAAATAGTTATCAGAGGTTGTTACTTCTGTTGACTGATTTCCTACAGAAGATGCTATTTTAGCCAGTTTAATTAGCTGTTTCCATTCAACAGATAATGCATTATACAGACGTGTATTAAGCCAAGATCTAATTGTCATATTTGCATATCCACCTGAATTGGATGATCCTGCCCCAAGCATTCTTGTTTGAGATAATACGTTATCAGCAATAAAAGACATAGACGTTCTTTTACCAGATCCATCTGACAAGTAATATCTATTGAATCCATACATACTTGCAGATAAGGTATCATGTGTCCATGATGCAAGTTCCATACATGTCTTTTCACCAAGATCACTAAACCACACTTTTGCCCAATAGATTTCTCCTATTGCATAATTTTCATACATACCATCATCAGCCTTACTGCAACCAAATACGAGAGTAGAATCAACAACAGTCTCTCTATTTCTGGAAAGTTCTACATAGCTCGGAGCATTTGCAGTCAAATTACCGTTATATACATGTAATCCAGTTTCCCCCTTTATATGTCTGATGACAATGATATTCCTTGTACCTATGGCAACATTGGTCGATGATGTACCCCATGCTAATTTTGCGCCACTATTTGTCCAAAGCTTAAATCCACTAGAACCATCAGATTTAAAACACTGAGCCAGAACAGATGAAGAGGCTGATTTACTATCAAGTCTATAGTCAATAGCAAATACAAAACTTCTATCTTTATCAAATAGCTTTACTCCTGTATCAATGTAATTTGTTCCACTAAATACAGTTTTTTCGGAGATAAGTTCATTCTGTTCAATATCAGTATATTTACAATCAGAACCAAGAGATAATACGATTTGATCCTTAAGTGTTATCATCGAACTTTGCAGACCAAGTTTTGTGAGGGCATAAATTTCCACTGGTTTAAGTTCAGAGAGTTCTTTATCTTTAAAATAATCTTGTGTATATTCAAACACGTCATATACAGCATGGATTTCCTTATCTCCATCTACACGTCCAGATTTATCCCAGCCTTTAAACAAATAATACTTATAAGCTGATTCCTCAGCAGTATAAGTTGGGATTTCTTCTGGTGGAGCAACATAGCTATCATAATCCGCTGTATGTGTTTCAATAACTGTAGACATTGACATATACTTTACAGTATATTGTCTTACTTTTTCGGAATAAGTTGCCTTATAAGTTTGATTACCAAAGACTGCAACAAAGTTTGTATCCCATCCATTAAATGTAAAATCTGTACTAATAGTACTTTCCTTTGTTGGAACTGGAATTGGATTATCTGCTCTTGTTATTGGATTAATCGGCTTCTCACCTTTATCAACATACTGAGTATCTAATACATCTCCATTATCATTTACGAATGTTACAGTAAACTGCTGAATCAATGTATTGTAGGTAATATCCAAGTCAGACCAAGTTTCATTGTATTGTGCAAGCAGCTTCTCCTTCATGGCTGGTGTATGTACAGAACCAGTTACGACTGATTGATCAGCATTATAGCCATTCTTGTCAATACCACCAAGTTTATATAACTTAGCCAACAAATCTGCCGTGTCAAGATTCCATTTGATACCAAGTAATCTGATACGATTCAGTTTTGTTGCTTTTTCAACCATACTAGCGGAATCAACAGTATCACAGTATTCAATTACCATACTCGTGAACTTATCATATGCAGGAATCTGTAAATTTGTAAGATATTTTAAATTTCTCATAATAATAGATGTAAGTGTTTCTGGTAAAATGGCAGTATCAATCTTTCCACCATTTGCGAATGTAACACCTGTTAGACCAGAACCGCTTGCATAAAGTTTTTTAAGACTTCCGCATTTTGATAAATCTAAGCTCGTTACAAGATTTGGTGTATTTCTTATATCTAATAATTCTAATAATTTATTGTTTCCAATTACTAAATTAGTAAGGAAGTTGTTTGAATATCCTTCTGTTTCATTACCGATAATTAACTTTTTGAGTCTTGTTGCTTTTGAAAAATCATTATCGTGGATATAACAAGTAGATACATCACCCATTGACTGAATCCTAGATGCACCATAAACGAGTACAGCTGTATCATCCATTTGATTGTAAGGGCATGGTATATCATACTGTTGTCCAGCTTTTGCTCTAATCTGTGTTGGGGATGAATTACCGAACATTACAGATAAATACATATCAGAGAACGGTGTAAGATGAAGTGTATAATCAGGCTTGACTATTGCATCAACAGGTGTGTTGCATCTGAACATAATCTGGTCAGAGGTGGCAGTAGTACCGATAAATTTTGTTGCCATGTACATTTCCTGGTCACGTTCGAACTGTCTACGCTGATATTTCTTTTTACCATTCATCATTTGTTCGAGGAATCGTGTATTACCATTTTGATAGGTACGAAGATATTTTCGAACATAATCTTCACGCCATAAAGCTTCACACCATTCATTCTGTTTTTCATCAAACTGATTAATTAAAGATGTTGCACTCCAACAGTTTTTTGATTCGCAAGTATTATACATAGAACGAAGTTGTGATTGCATCAAATCACGAATACGGCAGAAAAATACTGAATCAGCTGCATTGAATATGTATCCAGAAGATTTGTCACCATCTGTACGATAGTCTGTATCTTCTTTTCCATATGTCATCGTAAGTTCACCGCTGTTATTGATTCCGATTGCCGAATCGTTATCATAGTCCCAGAAGTCGAAACGGTATCCTTTATTAATCTTAGCAGCTTCATCATCAATAGTATAATATTGTGCTTTATCTCCTAACGTACTTGCTTCTTCTGTAGTAATATAATATTTTGCCCAATGTAGAAATACATTTTTTGCACGATTGTCGATCATCGTATATCTTAATGTAAAAAGATAGAAATACAATGCAGAATCTACAATAAACCAATCTTTAAGTTTGTCTACAAAATCTTTATCAGATGATGTGATTACAAACTCATAGAAATCTCTCCAAATTTGCTTATTTTTTGTTCTAATTTCAGTTTTCGCTTCATCTGTTGATATTGGATCTCCATCTTTAGAATCTCCACAACAATCATATCTGAACTCATACGTTCCCTCCCAATCGTTATACAAAGCATCATATGCTTCATTTCCAGATTTCCATTCTTCTTTTGAGATAGGATATTTCATTGTTCCATCCGAGTTTGTAACGCCAGTTTGAAATGTAGAGTTTGCAAGAGTATTATCACTAATTTCAATACAGAACTCATTCATATCGTCTGGATCGTAGGCTCTTGTCAAATCTGTTTTCTTGGAGTCACCTATATTACCAAGTGCATAGTAGTGCCATTCTGTATCTTGGAACTCTCTATGTGTACTAACATCAGGATCACTTTCCTTAATAAATACAACACAGTTTACAAATTCCATGTCGTTCTTTATTCTAGGATCTCTTTTCTGAGCAGGTGACTTGTATGGAAGATATGTGTTGTATCTAGCTTGTAAATAAGCATTATTAACCATTTCAGAGGAAGCTATATTTACTTTTATGTTGAACCAGCCGTTTGGAATAGAATTTCTTGTTAAAGAAACTCTACCAGTTCCATCTTCGGTCTTAGTTCCATCTCCAAGTGTCAATATTGTTTTATAATCTGTGTCTAATGGAATCTTACTTATTACCTGATTCTTTCCATCAAAGCAACAAATAATATCTATATTTCTACCGGACGCACCATACTCGTTTGAGGTCGTTCCCTGTCCTGAGTGGTATGCATTTTCAAATGTCCAGTTGTCTAATGTTGGATCACCGTTCTTATATAAACATTTAACAGTAGTATTTTTCACAAAATCCTTTTTATTATTTGTAAAATGTGGTGCTTCAATCATGATAATTCTCATATCTGGACAAGCTTTTGCAACAGATTCAGGTGTTAAATTACCATCCTCATCATAAATCTGATTTCGCTTGTATCTGTCAATCATCTCTGTAGCAGTTCTTGCATCTGCAATGAAGTTGTTTAGAATTGCTTTAGAATCAAGACTCTTATTATATGCTTTCATTCTGTAGATTCGAACATCACAATCTTCTGAACCAATAGTAATTGGAACAGGAGTCTCCTGTGTAAATGAATAATCTTTTGTATAACTCATTGGTCTACACGGAGTACCATCCTCGTAAGACATGACAATAGGTGTGATATCACTATTATCAATGTCGAACTCCCACTCGATAATATCTTCCTCACTATATGGAACATACAGCGATTTCACGCTTGACTTGATATATGCTTCGTGTACGTTCATCTGCAAACCAATGTCATTAGATTCACAAGATAAAAATGTGGCACTTGCATTTGCAACATTTTTAGTCATAAAGATGAATTTGAACTCTTTACCATTCTGACGTGCATCATCAGCAAACAAATTATATGAGATTGTGGCAGTAGTACCTGCCTTTATACCGAAATACTGGTCTCCATTTTCGTCAATTTGGTATCCACCATTTGACCAGTCGAAGTTTGATGAAACAGTCATTTTAACTTCTGGATGATCTGCGTCAGACCATAATCTGTTTGCATCATTATTTGATCTTCCAACAGGATTAAAATCAAATTGAAGTCCAGCTGTAACAGGTTCTACATCAATATCCAGTTTCTCAACAGTTACATTGATTGTTTTTACAGTGTCTCCGCAAGTGATTGTTAATACATGACTTCCGACATCGGTAGACTTGTACTGCCATACGTTTGTATTAGAATCCAACTGTAAAGTTGAAGCTTCCTTCCCATCAATAGCTAAAATTACAGTCGGGTTTTCTGTCTTAGGATCATATACAGTGTAAGTAATATTCTCTGTATCATACTGTTTTACAGTAAGATTGTTCGCAATACATCCGATTACAGGAACGTCAGAATCTGGATTAAACCAGATAACATCCTTATAAATATGATTTGATTCAACTGTTAATCCGTTGATTTCTGCTGTGATATAAACTTCAACAAGGTGTGCGCCATGAGTCTGTGGCTTGATATTGTATGCCATCGGAATGCCAGTGGCAGTAGTAGTTACTTTGTATAATTCATTTCCGTCAATCTTGAAATGAATATCCTTTGAAATAGCACCGTATGGTGTGTAATCAAATGAGACTTCGCCCATCGGATACTTGAGAGTATCATTGAAGGTTGACTCAATATGAATATCTACCTTCTGTACAGTCCATGATTTTACAACAACACTTCCTGCATCATCAGAAATTGTAAGTACAAGTTTCTGAGAACCAAGACTGATATAATCTGTACAATCAAAGCTATTTTCTCCGCTGACCGCAATACCAGTAGCAATGACTTTGTTGCCGATTTTCCATGTATAATTTCCTTCTGAAACGATATCACCAGAAGAATCCTGACCAGAGAAGTTATACTTGATAATTGCCTTATCATTTGTTGTAACGATAACAGGAGACTTTGTAACATATTCAATCTTTAAAGTTGTAGATGTTGATCCACCTCCGCTGCCACCAACAATCTTAAACTGGCTCTTAATAGTTCGTTCTTCATTAGTTTCACCTTCATTTGTAATTTCCCATAAGGTGTAATTCCCTGATTCTGTATCATAAGTTGCTTCATAGGTTTTTCCTGGCTCGACATCAATTTTTCCAATAGCATCTTCAAGAGAAGCAATCTTATTTCCCATAGTAGAAATGCTTGTTTTATTTGAATTTGTAACCTGTTCAACAGCCCCAACTTTTGTTGTTAATGACTCTACATCCGAATTAGATGCTTTTTTACCTAATAAGTCATTCATTGCCTCTTTATCATAGTATTTTGTTTTTAACGTATCAGGGAGATTGTCTATATTTTTATGTATCGCACTCAAATCAGCATCTGTTTTTGTTTTATAATCATTTAATGATTTAGAAACAGGAGTTATTGCATCTGTTATTTTTTTATCGACAACTTTACCATAAGCAGCAACCCACGTAGCGGACGGATCTGAATTCAATACAACATCCTTAATCTTCTTGTCACCATTGTAAAATGAGAGAGTATAAGTGTTTGAAGTGTATGTGACGTTAAATTTTGCCAACCCATCAATACTATTTATCTTATCGTATACGTCAGACAGATCAATATTTGCAAATTGGTCGTCAATTTCCTTTTTATTATAGTAATTTGTGAGAGCGGTTTTGATTGTAGAATTAACAGTATTTGTCAATTCTGTCTTTGCCGTGTTTACTGTTTTCTGAGCCGTAGTAGCAGAGCTTTTAGCGGAATTAGCGGAAGCTTTTGCTTCGTTTGCAGCGGTTTGTGCTTCTCCAACCTTTTCAGTTACCTGCTGTAAAAAGGTTGTAATCCATCCAGTGTCTTCACCTGGTTCTACTGTTCCATTACCTGATAAGGATTCTTCTACATTAAATTCGGCTTTTCTTGTTTTTAACGTATATGCATCTCCCTTTTCATTCACACCAATAGCTTGTATTTCAAACTGTACAGTACCTTTTACAGCGCAAACACTTTTGGGCAAAATAACACCAAAATAGAGATAATTGTCATCGTACTGGACATTTACAGGGTTAATATATACATCGTTTTTATCAGGCGTTACAGCGTGCATCAAAAGTGTCATATTTAACTGGTCAACACCGTCATAGCGTCTGAACATTTTGAATCTAACATATTGAGAATTTTCTTCCTGTGTTAAATTCACCTGCGACTCATCAAGTTCGATGTTTTTATTCTCATCAATTGTGCTTATTTTTTCGTCTACATATTCATTATAAATGATATATTTTTCACTATACGGAAGAGTAGTATTAGTATAGGTTGATACTGTGGTTTCATTATCCACAACTGGCGATGAAAAAGAAGCTGCTTCTAATGAATATGCAGTTATATCATCGGACATTATTTTTGCATTATTCATTTCCTCTAATTCTTTCATAGAGTCTTTTAAGGACTTAGCCATTTCTTTTTATTCCTCCTTCTTAAAAACTTCTATATGAAAAAAGAACCTAGCAAAGCTAAGTCCTTATCTATTATAATGGAAGATTAGTATTAATATTTCCTAATATCTTCCAACAAAAATTTATTTGCTTCACTTCCCAAAGGTAACATAACATGAACCGTATCACCTACTTTCAGTGAATCGTTGTATTTTGTGGTAAATGGTCTGTCTGCATCATTATATCGAATAATATATTTTTTTGTATCAATTATATCTATAATGACACCCACATATGTTTTGTCATTTACATTATTATTGCTATTTTGAAATATGTTTTCTAGCCCTTTGACAAATAAATTTTGAGTATCCATTTCCTTCCTTTCTAACAAATAGAAGAGAGTAGTAGATATCTACTACCACTCTCTTAAATAGTTATTATTTTTTGTTTACATAATGTAATGAAGCTTGATAAAAATCATTAGCAAACTTATTAAGCTGTTTATCGACTACATTTGTAATAGCCTTCGCATCACTTACACTGCTTACATTAGGACAATTTAGATTAAGTGTTACGCTCGGAGCAAAGTTATTCCTAGTAACATTCTGACCAACCTTACTAGCATCAAAATTCATCTTAGGTGTATTCATTGGCAGATCGCCTAGACTAATTTTACTCATTTTTTCCATAATCTCATTCTGAACAGGAACTAAATGCAATGTCTTAGCAAGATTTTCAATTTGTTCCTCAGTAAGAACAGCTTCACGTTTTTGTGCGATAATCGGTACTTCATCAGCTTTAAGTCCATTAATACCTACATCCTGCACTAAATCAAAAGCCTTATCTTTTGGAAGAGCCTCTATCTTACCAAGCTCAAGACCTTTATGATAACGTTTAGCATAACCATATTTACCTATTTTCTTAGGATTGTCTTTTTCGAGCTTATTCTTTGCTTTTGAAGCATTAGCTGGAGAACCAGCATTTGCAATCCACTTAACGATAAAATATTTGTTACCGATTTGCGTAAAACCATTTGCACCCTTGGAAGCATAATCACTAATATGGCTTGATGCCTGACCGCTTGTACTATAACCTTTTTTACTTAGTTTTTCATAAGTCCAATAATCATTAGACTTCAGCGCAGGTTTATTCGGGTTATTATTTTTATCATAAACTGTCTTTGGTCTGGTCGATACTGTCGCACTTCCACCTGAGCTACTACCTCCACCAGAACTTGCAACACTTGAAGAAACAGAGGCAATACCAGCCGCAGCATTTTTTGCAGCTTGTACTTCAGTATTGTAGGCATTTACAGTAGCATCGGCTTGTCTCTGACAAAGTTTCTCATATTCTGATGTAAAATTAGCAAGTGTCTGTTGTCTACCGCTTAATATTTCAGCTTCCCAATTTGCACCAAGAATTTGTGAAGCGTAGAGTTTATTCTTTTCATCATCGTATTTAGAAGTGCAATCTTCCCATTGCTGTTTTAAATTATTATAATAATCAACTTTTTCTTCATAACTTGTCTTTAGCTGTTCATTACTATTAATTTGTGATTCAACAGCAACATATTGATTTTTGAAATTTTCAATATCTGCCAGATTGTTTGAAAGAATTATACGTTGATATTCTGATCCTAAGTATTGCTTAAGATTCATAGTATCTTGTGCGTCCGAAAAAGCATCGGATATTTCATTCCACTTATCTTTAAACTCATTAAGAGTATCAATATAATTATCAATATCGTCTTGTTGTTTCTTTAAATTAGCAACATCTACATCATATTGTGCATCATGTAATGAATCTTGAGCGTCACGAATAGCAGAATTGTCTGTACTATATACAAATTGACCATCTTTTAAAAGATATTTTGTCTTTTGAGAATTTGCTTTATTCAGATTGTAAATAGCTTCTTGTAACTTTTTCTGACGTTCATATTCATCATTTTCATCAGACATAGCGTCAATAATATCCTGAATAGAATCTTTTTTCTTATTAGCTTTTTTGATTTCATCATCATATACTTTTTGAATTGCTGATAAGATAGAGTCGTATTTATCTTTCTGTTCGTTAAGTTTATCATTATTCTTCTCAATAACATCAATCTTATCTTTCCATTTATCAATTTCGTCATCGAGAAGTTTTGTGACACCTTTAAGCGCAGCATCATAGATAGATTTTTGCTCATCAATCATGTCCTTGACAGCAGAATAGTATTTACTAGCAGAAATTTTACCATTCTTATACATTCTTTCAAGTTCATCAGAAACATACTGTGAATACTGCTGATATGTTATCTTACCTGCTTCGAGAAGAGCTTTCTGATAAGCCATGAATTTGTCAAGATATTCTTCGTTCTGTTTTTCGGCATCGCCGCCAGAATTTTTACCACCTGAGCCACCAGAACCACCAGAACCAGATTTGCCAGATTTGCCAGAAGATTTATCTGATTTCTTCGAAGATGGAGAAGTGAGATTTCCTTTAAGATTTCCTGCTCCTGTATTCTTTCTGCCACTATTTACATAGCTAGGAAAAGTATTCTTTGTAGACGAACCGCCTCTCATCTGACTATTAAGCGCACGCTCCTTGTTTGCAAGTACAGATGCTCTACTATTGCCACTTATTTTTCCGCTACTACCGCTAATACTATGTCCACCACCACTATGAGTTGTTGAAAATGTAGGAACATTGCCACCTAATTTATTTAAAAATCCTGCAACGCTATTCCAAGCCTTTTGGAATGGTGATAGATTTCCATCTACTGTAACAGAAGCTTTTCCTTGCGATATTGCTGCAAGTAAAGAATTCGCTGAATTTTCAGCAGGAGAAGTATCAGCACCAACAGTAAAACTACTTGAAGAATTTTCAACATTTTGCTGTGTTTGAATAACATTATTAACTGCTTCAGTTGTATCACCAGAGAAGTAAATCATACCATCTTGGTCTTTTACATAATAAACTTGTGTCTCTGGATCGCTAACGTCACCATAATAAGTAATTGTTCCATCCTCATTTTTGATGGCAGTGATTTGTTGTTCAACACCATCAACATTAGCAGTAAAAGTAATAGTTGAATTTTCTGAAGCATCTTCTAAGAGATTTTCAATGTCTTCTTTATTTTTTACCTTAGCATCAATTTCTAATTCATGTGGCTGTGAAAAGAAGTCATTCCAATAATTTTGGAAGTCTTCAGCACTAGCATTATCAAAGTCAATATTGTTCTTCGTACCCCAATCATTAAACTGTTGAAGTAACTTTTCATATTCTTGTTGCTTTTTATCTAACTCTTTTTGAGCAGCAATAATGTCTTCATCGTTACCGCCTTCTTTAACGATTTTGCTGATAGCTTTTGATTTCTTTTCAATAGCGTTCTGATATTTTTCAAGATATTCGTTTGTAATATCATCAGTACCAGTATGGTCTTCAAGTTTACTAATAGCTTGGTCATTGAGTCCAAGTAAATTAGCATAATCATTACGACTTTCTTTACCACCATTCGCCATTTTGCTTCTAATTTGATCAATCTGGTCGTAAATCTGCTGAATATCATACTCAAATTTAATTGGTATATCAAAACCTTGTTGCATTGTAGACATATCCTGTTGGAAACCATCTACTTGTGCGTTCCAATTCTTTAATAATTCACCAAGTCGGTCTTTACGAGAACCGTCTTGCATATTATCATAAAGTGCTTGAACAGATGCTAAATCAGTTTTTATTTGTTCAAATTCTTGTGCTGAATCTTCAACGCCATCTAGCTGAAAACCATAATCAGACATAGTTTTAAGCATTGTTTCTACAACTTCAACATTTACACCTAATGCTTTTGCAACTTCGGCTGTACTAGAAAAATGTGTCTGAACTTTTCCAGTATCTTTGTCAATATCAACAAGAGATGAATCTGCTGTTTTTAAATCCTCTAAGAAATTCCAAATAGAAGCCGTTTCATCCTCTGAATCGAACCATCTTGATACTTTATCATAGGCGTTTTTCCATGCATCTACATAAGCATTTGCAGAAATTTCATATTGAGAAGTATCAATTTTATCAGGTGACATCCATTGAACTACTGACTGGAAGTCGTCAGTTCCAATAAATCCACCATCATACAGTTCTTTCGCTTGTTTTAAATATCCTGCGAGAGAAGTCCAATCGGTACTTGCATTATTCGACTCAAATGCTTTCTTTACAGAATCAAGTGTACCACCCAATGCATCTGCGGTGTCACTTTCTGTTTTCTTTACAGATTCTAATACATCTTTATATTCGGAAGCAGCGAGAGAAGTACGTCCAAGTTCTTGCTGTTTTGCAACTAACGCTTTTTTGAATTCATCAGACTGAGCATATTTTAATTCATCTTGTGTAAGAGAGTTTACCCAATTAGTAATAGTATCTACGTCTGATGCATTACCACTACCATTTTTAATGACATCTTTTTCAATATCTTTAACAACTGATTTTGCAGTTGCCTTAACTTCATCCGCTTCAGATTTAATAGCATCTAAATTAAATGGAATTTCAATCTTATTTTTCTTGCAATATGCTTTTATATCAGAAATAGCTGTACTAATTCGTTTTTCATAATCGCCAATAGATTCGTCTTCGGTTTTTCCACCTAATAGATTAGCAGTCATGCCTCCTAAATCATCAGAGTCAATACCGTCTTTTAATGGAGAGATTACATTCTTGCGAACCCATTTTTCCATATCAATATCTGAATCAAACTGATCCAAAAACTCGCCTGTTACGTTACTAGCAAAAAGTTTTGCATCGGTTTGAGCTTCTTCTGATAAATCCTTAAAACCAGAGGTATTGGTATCAAAATATGCGTCCAATATAGGTTTTACTTTTTCAGATTCAGTTTCCACTGTAGCATTACAAGATGTAAAAGCATCTCTGATTGCTTGTTGTAATTCAGGAGTTAAAGAATCAAAATCAACAAGTGCGTCAGTGTTAATCTTTAAACTGTCCTTAACGCTTTTATCCTTTAATATTTTATCAAAAGTATCTTTGCCTAATGCATTGACAAGATCAACAGTATCAACAGGACTGCCATCAATACTCATGACACTTCCTTTTGTTCCTTGAAGTTTTAATTTTCCATTAATAATATTATTTATTAATTTTGCATTTTTACTATCATCTGATATAGCTGTTTTGAAATCATCGAATGTATCACTAGATTTAGAACGTATATCAGCATAATAGGCTTCTTGGTTCTTTTTGTAGGCTTCTGTGAGTTCATCAACACTACCTTTGTTTTTAAGAATAACATCATTTTGGTCGTTATATCCCTTTATCATTGTAGGGAACATTTCTGCAATCTTTGATGTCATATCTTTATACTCTGAAAATTCATCAGTAGTTAATGATACATTATGACCAAATTCGTCAACACCTTGCGATAACTCTTCAAAACGTTTTCCATTTTCGTTTATCCATGACTCTTGTGTTGAAAGATTATCTTTCTGTTCTTTTACAGAAGAATTAAATTCTTCAAGAGCATCTTTTGCATTATCAACTCGATGAATATAATTATCAATACCAGTGATAACTGCCTGAAAAGCAAAAGCTGCGAGAAAACTTGCTACCGCATTACCAACAACTGCAAGACCTTTGAGGGCAATGTTAGCAGCTTTAGCACCAATGGTCATTTGTTCTAATCCATTATTGTAAGCAATAGCAGACTGTTTTGCTGCATTCTGAGCATTTTTTACATCATCAAGAGATACTTTGGTCAAGTCATTTTCTTGAACAAATTTTACTTGCCATTTTTCGCCTTCTTTTAGGCAATTAAAATAATCTTGCCAAGTTTTTTGACCAGCTTCTATTTTTTCTTTATTATTAAGAAGTGAAGCCAAAATATTAGATGGATCTTGATCATAAACAGAAAGGTCTTTTACTTTATTTTGTATATCAGATTTAGTAATAATAAATTTATCACTTAAATCTTTTTTAACAGAAGAATTTTTCCATGCATTCGCAATATTAGATATTGTATAATCATTTGTTGCAATTAATTCATTAGAAACTTTTTTAAATCTATTTCCAATATCTTCAAATGATTTTCCAAATATTCCAAATTTTGATGAAAATGTATCTTTATCACTGTCAAATGTTTTGAATATCATACTATATTATTAATACAAGCTGTTTGAATACTTGTCGAATTTTATTATATGTGATACAATTTTCATAAATCGGAGGTATATTATAATGTTAATGTATTGTAAAAAATGCGGAAGAGTATGGATAAAATTTGGTACTGAAAAAAACGATTGTGATATATGTGGATCAATTTGTTACCCTATTCCAGATAAATATTTATTAGTCTGGAATGGTGAAATTGACCATGATACTATTGATAAAAACAAAAAAGACCAATTCATAGAAGAGTGCGTAAAATCTTCACCAGAATTTGATGAATATCTTTTTAATAATCGAGACAGAATCAAAGCACAAAAATCTGCCGAATATGAACGAGATATGGCTATCGGTGATGCAATACGTCAAGGTGCGGATGTTAAAACTGCTTTTCGTAATGGTGGTCAGAACATGCCAAAATGTCCTACCTGTGGCAGTTTAAATGTTCGTCATATCTCAGGCGGTGAGAGAGTGGCATCTATTGGATTCTTTGGTATCTTCAGCAAGAAGATTAATAAAACATTTAAATGTGGTAATTGCGGATACACATGGTAGAACAAATACTATATGTCTAAGTCTATTTATTATTATTCCTGGTATAATTTTAATCATTAGAAATCTTATAACAGAAGAATAGGAAAAAGCTACTATGAAATTATTAATTAAACCACATTATAAGAAAGATTCATTCTTTATAGATACCAATAAAACTTTTACAGAATCCTTTAGATATGACGAAATATACAATAACACATTCTGCTTTAATGCAGGGTTTGATCTATTTCTAATGGATGAATACGATGAGGATAACGAATGTTATAATAATAAAGATTTAGTTGCTACAGTAGAAGCTCAGTTTTTTAAAACTGATTATATAAATACTTATGATATTGATATCAAAGAACTTGCAGATGTTATATCTGGTGATACATATAAAGCAATATTAACATTATTAAACAGTAACTTACTAGACGAAGATAAAATATGGAAAACACCTTTAGTATGTTATATTAGCAGACTATATATCTCTTCACAATATAGAAATAAAGGAATAGCAACTTACATACTTAATAATCTTCAAGAAATTTTTGAATATATTACAAGCGAAGTAAGCCACATATTTATTACTTTACCGTGTCCACAAGAACAAGATAAAGAAGGAAGATGGAATAATACCTGTAATGAAGAAATGCTTAATAATATGATAAGAATTCTTGAAAACCATAATTTTAAATCTATTGGAGAACATGGTTGCTACATTAAAAGATATTAATGTTTGTTGTCCATATTGTTATTCAATGAATATATCTAAAATCGGTATAGTAAGTCGTATGGCTTCAACTACTATGTTCGGTCTTGCAAGTAGCAAAATAGGTAAAACACACAAATGTAATGACTGTGGTAGTACTTGGTAGTTTTAAAGTCCAGTCACTCATGTATGACAATGAATAGGAGAATATACTATGCCAACAAATAAAAAATCAAAAGATAATACAACCAAATCAGAACCAGTAAAATTACAACCACGCAATATCAATAAATCAACCAAAGCAGTATTTGAAGATAAAAGAAAGAAATCTAATGGAATAGAGCAGTAATTAAATCTACACTCTTATAGGCATCTTTTGTACTTTTATTTATATTTTTAGGTGCAAGCTTATTCGATTTCTTTTTAGGAGACTTTTTAGATGAAGAACTCAAAACAATCACTCCTTTCGTATGAGTTGGAATTATACAAAAATCTGTATGAATCAGAAAATGATTATAGACATAAACAAAGCGATAAAGCATTTAAATCTATTACAATTATTGCATCATTTGTTGGTGCAGTTTTATGGCTGATATTTAAGTTTCTGAAAATATATCAGAACGAATGTTGCTATTTGCGATGTACTAATTTTATTTTACTTGTTGCCTGTAGTGCATTAATGTTGACTTGCATTGTAATATTTTTCAAAGTACTATATGGATATAATGAAAAACGCCCAGATCCGAATGAGATAGAGCAGTTGGTAACTAAATATAAATCTCAAACAGAAGATGAAAGTGCTATTATTACAGCTATGAATGAATCAATGCTTATTTCATATAAGGATGCTGCAATAAATAATCGCATAGAAAATGAAAAACATATTAAATTGTTTGGATTGTTCTATAAGATTATTTTTATTGAAATACTCTTGCTGATTGTCACTTTTCTTGTTGAGGTACTAGTATAAGAAAATAGGAAAACAATGGCACTGCAATAACTGCGGCTCTGATTTTTAAATGGGATAGAAGAGTAGTGAGAAATTACTACTCTTTTTGTTTGTATTGAAAAAGAGAACCGTCTAAATATATGTTTCGACTATGCCAAGATGAATTAGGATAGAAGAGCAGAGCAAGTGTGAATACATTTGCTCTTTATTGTTGTTTATTATAATATAAAAAGCACCTGCGTTAGCAGATGCTTTTTAATCTCAATGCGTTTGGATTTACACTTTCGATACCCTTTACGCTATTATACTATATGTAAATCAAATAAAAATTATACATCAAATGCACTTAGCCTTACATCATAAAGAATGCTCTCAATGCTGTGGTATACAAAAATAACAGTTGGATTTATACCCATATAGTAAAGCTACCCTTCTGTTGAGATTATACTATCATACTTCTCTTTGATTGTCAACATTTTTTTATCACTATTTTTAACAGAAACAACAATTAGTTTTTTGGAATCTATAATTTTAACAGTGAATTTCCTTCTATTAAATATATTATTAAAGAAATCTTGTATATCTATCATTGCCATAGATTTTACATAACCCATTGGAAAAGATATTTTTGTAACATTATCTTCTGTAAAATCAAACGTAAATATAGAATTATTAAAATCAAAATCTATAAATGTCTTTTTAATATTATCTTCCAAAACTTCACGCTCTTTTAAATAATCTAAATAAAATGAATAGGATTGATTAAAGGACGCTTCTATATATGCTAAAGACTTCTTTAACACTTTTTCAACATCTTCTTTGCTCGGTACAAGTAAACTTTTCTTTTCAATATCAATCCATCTTTTGGTAATATCTGAATCGTTAATAATTTTAATCCTATCAATTCTTGCAATAGAATTAGTTGATTCAACTCTACAACACATCTTTTTCTTTAACTTCTTCCACCTGTTCGGTTCGTATGAAGTAAATGGTATTACAATGTACATTTTAGGTTCTTTTTTAGTTTGAACTATCATCGTTGGATGTTCACCATCAAATTCTGCATATGTTTCGCCATGAAGATCAATATCATATAATCCACAATAAACATATTTTACCATTTCTAATTCTCCTCTCGTATATTTTTGATAATTTATACCAAATATTATACGACAAGATATTGCATAATACTATTCAGAACGTATGTTTATAAACGAACATGAAAGAAGAGTAGCCACCGACTACTCTTTATCTTTTTTTTACTGCAATGTCTTTACAATTCCACGCCAATAATCAAAACGTCCTTTGACATTTTCTTTGCTGCCTGTACCACTCTGAACATACTGTTTATATTCCTCATTAGAATCATAAGTTGCAATAAATTCAGACACCTTTTCTACGAGACGAGAGAATGACTTCTTATCTTTAACGATTCTATAACCACTATATAAAATTTGTGGGATACTTGTGGATGGAATTTTTATTTCACCATCAAATGCTTCATTAAATCTATCCATAGCCTCTTTTAAAGTATCAGCTCTATCAAGATACTGATCTGCATAATCAGTTACATAGGTATCAATATCTTTTGTTCTAAAAGATGTAAATTCCTGTTCTTGATTAGAAGAGATAAGCATCATAGCTTGAATAATTGTATCTCTGTCTGTTCCATTCTTACGCTGTGTCTTTGACATGATTTTATCCATAAATGGATGATTAGCGAGAGAGTAGACCATTTCGCTGAACTCATCTGATTCATGAACCACACGAAGCAATTTACCATTCAAAGGTTTTCCTGAATTCTGACGAGCGAACATGATTTTTACTTCCTCATCTGTATAATCAGACAGTGTGCAGAATTCTAAGGTACAAGCAAGAAGGGTTTCTTTCACCTCGTTATCAAGCTTTTTAAATTTCTTTCCTGCAATTTCATATTCCTTAATTGTTTGTTCTCCATTTTCTTTTACAGCAATAGATATATTTGGAGTATCTTTGCTTAATGAAAATACATCATTAATATAATCAATACAAGTTGATGTTCTCTGAGAGCCATCTAACGGATAGATTACATTTTCTTCCTCTACAACATAAATTGGATTAACTGGAATACCACTTAATAAACTATGAATCAATAGACTTTTCATGCGATTATTCCACTGCCCAGTCGGACGCTGTAAACGGTGTTCAAAGGATATATTACCCTTTTTATTCTGAGTATTTATCCACTGTAGAGTTCTTTCTTTACTAGAATTTTTCATCGTGTTACCTCCTTCAAAAATTGAAAATTTTTACTATTTTGAAGATAACACAGATACTAAATTTTGTAAATAGATGTGAACTCAATTTCACAAAATATTCTATTTTTGTGTTCCAAAAATCGACAAAATGTTCTATCTGTTAATCAAAAATACTACATGGTATAATAGCACCAAGCATACTACGACTGTATGACCACATTGCAGTCCATCGTCACGGCAAGTGCTTGGTACTTTTCTTTAGTTACCATGTGGGAGTGTTTGCGTAGAATCAAACACTATTTTGGAAATAAATTCAGCCCGTTCTGGGCAATACGATTTCCCTAATGTTATGAAATTTCTACAGAAGGGAGGGTAGAATTGTTAGTAGGTCTAACACAATTATTGAAAGTCTTAGGCAGTGTAGGAGTATGTTACTTTGGATATTTGATTCTCAAATTAGTAGTCACAATACTGATTTGCAAACATCCTGAACTCAGTAATGAGAAAGTAAAATACATAACTCACATGATTGCAAAAGACAAACATCAATCTAAATAATTTTATTCTTTTGTATAAGTCATAATTTATTTCCTTTTATTCCTTAAATGAGGGCTGGTCATCACGACAGTCCTCATTTTATTATTCTCCATGTGGAAAACTTATTCAAAAGATAAGTGTTGGAGAGCCAGATAAGTATAACTACATAGGTCGTTGTATCGGGCACTAGCTTGAGCATTACGCCTTTCAATGCAAATCCCAATAGGATTTATTAACATAGGAAGGAGACAATTACCATGAAGTGTAAGATAAAGGTTAGTACAAGTTTTATCATAGCAATAGTGCATTAATTATTGTCATTAAGCTTTGTGCGTAGTTAGAAAATCTGGTGGGAATATTATATCATTTTCATATATAAGAGAGTAGAGTAATCTGCTCTCTATTTTATTATTCTCTGTTTGAAACAGAAAAAGTATTTGCAAATAACAGAATATGTGCTATGATATATTTATATCAAGCAAGATATATTCCCTACAAAATGGCATTGCTCAAAATAGAGTAGTGTCATTTTTATTTTTTAATTGAAATCGAGATTTGCTTGGAATATATGTTCTCTCTACCAGAATATTCCAATATGATATATAATACACTTACAGCGTTATTGAAGTGTAGTCACTTCCATTTTTTAAACGGTGATCCTCAAACAGTCACCAACCTATAGTATGACATTCAAAAACAATGACAACAATAGGAGGTGGCTATCATGGATATAATTAAATATGCTGTTGAGTGTGACTCTTTATATAATGTAGTCGCTTTCTTTATGATATGTACTCTGCTTGGATTCGTGGCATGGCTTTTATATAAAGCTGTGTTAGCTCTCTGTGGGCTAATCCGATACATAGTAAATAAAGTTACAAAATATAAAGATATACATGCAAAAGCTCAGTGCAAAGATGCTTCATTAGAAGTTGATTTGCACGAGCAAAATGAAGTAGGGACTGAGTAGAGCAGTTCCTACTTTATTATTCTCTTTTTATTGTGTGTTTCTTTCAAACTTACGGTACACACGAAACCTACTGTTATCCTATTAACAATGTGTTATTTAATAGGGTGAGAGTAGAAACACTCTTTTACGCTTTTATATCTCAGTCACGAGAGTAGTGCGATAACTACGTATGGAGTCCCTTTTACAAGCTATTAATAATAACTCAAAATCGTTTAGACTCTCTGAACACCTCCACTATAATATTCTCTATTACAGTAGAATCCGTTGCTGATTGCCGATTTAGTCCATTAAGGACATGATACTTAGGGTTTCCCCATATATCCAAACAACCTCCATTTCTGGATTTGACTTTTCTTGTTGTCACCAACATCCTTTCGGAATACATTCACGCTCGCCATTTCTAGCCACGTTGTAGTGTGTTATTTTATATATACGGTATATTTTATTTCTTCCCAGCACTGTGAGACAACAACTCACAATTACGATTTATTTTGAAACATCTATAGGTTGACTAGACCTAATCTTCCCAACTCTTGATTGTTGTCTTGAGTTAGGTGGGCATATTCAAAACAATAACAATAATTTGAAAAATTACGCACTCACGTAACATTTACCGATGTTTTTAAAACTAAGACCTGCTCCAATAGCAGCTAATAAAGCAGGTATTGCATTACCACTTTTTACAATACCATCTAAAACTTCAATTAATTTTCCACCTGCATCAATTGCACCCTTGAGGAAATTGGAATTTAAGGTGTCATTAGCAAGTTCTTCAAGTTTTGCCTTTGTCTGGTCGATTGAATACTGGACGCTCTGTTGATATTTAGAATTTTCTTCACGAGCTGAACCTTCTGCATTAGTTGCTTCACCATATGCTTTCTTTAATACATCTACTTGTGAAATGGCTGCTGCTAAAGCATTGCTTTGGTTTTTTCCTGCAAGAGATTCAAGAATACTAGCACGATCTATATCATTTAAATCTTGCCATTTCTCTCCGATACCTATAATAATATCATAGATATCCTTAAATGTTTTTCCGTCTGATTCCATAATATCGAAACCAGTCATGCCTTTAATTAAGGCTTGTAATTTTGAAGTGGACTCGACCATTCCATCGGTATCTTCGCCAGCTTCTTCTAATTCTGTTTTTGCACCACGAATCCTGGCACTAACTGTCTTCCACATATTTCCTACTTTTTCAGGATCTTGGAGTACACTGTTTGTTGCAGTAACAAGTGCTACGGATTTTTCAAGAGATGTATTTGCAGCATTAAATGAAGCAGCAGAACGTTGGAGGGCATCACCTATGCCTGAACTTGATATAGGTTCGTTATTACTTACCTTATTAAATACATCGACTATATGTTCTGCTTGATCCGCTTCGAGCTTAAAACCTTTAAGTGTTGAAACTAATGATTCGTTTGCTTCATCAATATTGATTCCATCACCAACATTTTTATAAAGTAATGATACTTCTGCTAATTCCTTTGAATCTGGAATATTATAACCATTCTTTGACCATGCTGTAGTGGCAGCAATAGTATCAGAAATAGTTGAACCCATTTCTTTTGCTATATTTGCATAACTGTCAAAATCAGCATAAATCTGAGATACGCTATCTTCTGAAACTTTAGCGAGTTCTGTAATTTTTGTATTTAGCTCAATTACCATTTCAGCAGCTTGTCTAATATACATAATCCAATCTTGCCAACTCAAAAACTGAGCAACAAACTTACTATTCATATCAGTAAGACGATTTCCAATCTGGCTAAAGAAATTTTTACCTGTTCTTCCAGTTTCTGAAATTTCTGCTTTTAATCCTGAAAATGCAATTTTAATTTGCTCTATTTGTTCAGCAGTAACTTTTCCAGAATGTGCTAATTCTTCAGCAGAGCTTATCATTGAATTTAAGGAACTTTTTTGAGATGAAGACATATTTGTATTTTCAGAACGATATATCTTCATTTGAGAAATAATATCTGCAAGATGAGATTCTTGTTTTACAAGTTTATTTTCCAATAACTTAGAATCATTAATAATTTCTTGTATTTCACTATCAATTTGTTTTAAAATTGTTACGTCATTAGGATTGGAAAATTGTAATTTTTGAATTTTGGCTATTTCATCAGAAACTCTACTTTTAAATTCAGAAGTATATTTTGTTCCATCAGTATAAGATGATAATTTATTTATTTTTTGATTCTTCTCTTTTTCAAAATTATCTAAATTTACTTTTTCAACATTTCTCAATGCATCTTCTAATTTTGCAACAGATTCAGCAGAACCTTCAGAAGCTGTCTGAATTAATTTAATTACATTGGAAACTTCTTGTATTGAAGAAACAGGAAGCGTATTAAATTTATCAATTGAAGTGAGAAAAGATATAATTGTAGTTTGAGCAGCGTCAAAAGAAGATTTCATATCATCAATTTTCTTTTCTTGCTCTGCAATTTCATTTGATTTAATTCCTAAGCCTTTATCACTTGCCTTGAGATTATTTAGTTTTGATACGGCTGTTTCGTATTCTTTAACCGTTTTAAGAGCATTTGTCCATTCTTCTTTTGCAGAGTGCGCTTGTGCTTTAGAATTATTAGAAGTATCCTTTTTTACATCATAACTAACAATATTCTGACGAAGAATTTGACCTTTATCAGTTTTGGAATTTATACCATATATTTCAGTTGATCCACGGCTGTCTTTTAAAGTATATGAATCATGGAATTTTCCATCTTTATCAGAAACGGATTGCTTGGTAATTTTAACAATATCAACTAATTCAGATTTTGTTCTATCAAGTTTTTCTAACACCTTATCAAAGCTATCAGTAGGTATATCTACCTGCTTAAGAGTTTTATCTAAATCTTTTGCTGATGTAACAGCTTCATCCAACTTCGTATCAGTATTAGGAAATGCGTCTTTCTTTGGATTATTAGCAACAGACTCCAAAGATGAAATTTCAGATTTGAGAGAAGATATCTTAGATTCTAATTCAGAAATTTGTTGATTTAATACTTTGATATTATCAGATGGAATAGAAGTTATTCCGAATAAGGCTTTTCTAAACTCTTCGGCATTTGTAATCGCTTTACCGTCTATAGGAATAATATCTGCTTCAACACCAATATTTGTTTTTCTTAACTCGCTTAAAGTATATCCTAATCGTTCAAGTTCTTCACGCCACGCAGCATATCCCTTTTCAACATTGCCGCCCAAATTCATTGTTTGGTACTTCATAGAACCTTGTCCTTTAGATTTATCAGTGCCAAAAATTGAATTGTATAGTGATTCCTTTCGTGAATTGATATACTTATCATTCATATTAGAATAAGCTTTTTTGAATCCATATGCTTCGTTTTCTGTTTTGGATAGTTTCTCAATTTCATATCTTGTTTCTTCAAGTTGTAGCTCATAAGATGCAAGTTCTTGTTTCTTTTTTTCTATAGACGCAATAACTTCTGAATTAGCTTTAATCTCCGTATTATCAGAAACAGTAGAAGAGTCACCCAATGAAATATTCGATTCTTTAGAAGGAAGAGTAGTATCTTCTTTTGGTATTTTTAATTCAGGGATATTTTCTATTTTCTCAATTAATGGATTTAATGCATCAATAATCTTCTGAATAGATTTAATCTCAGACCTTGCAGCTAACTCCATTGTATTAGCTTCTGTTTTAATAGCTTCAGTCTTTGTATTAATAGCAGAAGTGAGACTATTAACAGAATCTTCTACTTTAGTAAAATTCTTTGACTCATTCGTAACAGAAGTTCCATCTTTTTTTGAATTCATCTGCTCATAGACTTTATTTATTTTCTTAATAGTTTCTGCATTATTTGTTAGATCGAAAGGAGTTTTCATACCACCAGCATTTGAATACTTTTGGTACATTTCAACTAATTCCTGAATATCTTTTTTCTGTTTAGAAAGATTTATTTTACCAGATTCATCGACAATAGATTTGAATTTAGATTCGATAGAAGACCACTGTTTATCTACATCACTAACAGAAGCATCTTTGAACATTTTCCAGAATGTGTTGCCAATGTCTCTTGTCAAATTTATCATATGATCAAGACGAGAGATAACATCATCAAGAGTAGAAGATACCGATTTTAATTCATCATCTGCTTTATCTACAGAAGATGTGTCCACTTTCTGAGAATTTAACTTTTTAACTTTTGAAAGTATGGTATCTATAATATTCTTACTATTTTCAAGTTTCCCAACCTTTCCAATAGATGATAACTCATTAGTACCACCCATATTGAGATACTTATTATATTCTGAAGCAAGTTTATCTACATTTACATTTTTTCTAAAAGTACCATCTAACTTAATAGAATTTTCAATTAGCTTAGATACATTCTGCCACTGTGTTTCAATATCAGTAACACTACTTACACCTGATGCTCTAGCAAGAATAGATTCTATATTCTGCAATGTCTTTAACATTGACTGTAATTCGGTTAATTGACCAAGGCTTTTTGAAATTTCTTCTGCGAATTTATCAAACCCTTTAAAACTAAAATCCTTTGAATCTGCTGAATTTAATAATTCATTAACTTCGGCAAGTTTCTCGGCAAGTTCATTAACCTCCTTTTTTGACTCTGCAATCTGACCTGTAATGTCAATCTTTTTATCAGAATCAGAAGAGAGAAGTGTATTTGATAGTTTCTTGAATTCTTCTTCATTAAAGTCAAAATGTAATTTAATAGGAGATGATTCAAATATCTTTTGAATTTTGTTAATTGTTTCCTTAGAATAAGAAACAGCTTCATCCATTATAGAAGTAAATGTTTTCTTATAAACACCTTCCAAATCAATAACTGCGTCTTCACCAGTTTTTGCTAATTCTCTTTGATACTTCTTCGAATAAGATTTGCTAATAGTGCCGACTTCACCATTTTTTTCAGATAATACTGCATTTGGTGCTACTACAAGTTTTACAGGAGCAACAACGGGATTTTTATTAAGATCATTTTGTAAATCTTCAAGAATAGGAGATAACTTTTTCCATAATTCAGATGAAGTAGTTTCAATCGTTACACCAGTTACTAATTCTGCTGAATTTCGGTTGAGTTTATCTGACATTTTTGCAGAAGCTGCTTTGGAAGAGGTAGGTGTTACAATTCTCTCTAACTCTTCACGAGTTTTGATAGCAGATTCACGAATTTCATCTAAAGTACCCTTTACAATTTTTCCATATTCAGATACTTTTTTATCAACATTGTCATCAGAAATAAGTATTGAATCGCCAAATGTATATTCCCCTGTTTTATCAGGAATATCCATTAACTGTTGAATAGAATCATGTAAATCGGCAGCTTTTAATTTTAATATATTTATTTGGTTAATAGTTTTTTCAAAACCAATACTATTTTTATCAAAATTAGAAAGTTCTGATTCAGATTTCTCGATTAATTCAAGAGTGTTTTTCAAATCCCTTGCAAGAACATCTAATTCTGCTTGAGCTTGATCTGTATCAAATAATTCATATTTTGAACCTTTTGCATCACTGAACTCATCTGTACTTTTAAGTAATTTATTAATTTCTTTTATTTGAGATTTTGCTTGATTTACTGCGCTATCATCGAATGACATTAATGAAATACCTTGACCATCAAGTTTCTTAATCATTGTGTCAATAGCATTATTTGTATTCTGTACATAATCTTGAAAATTTTTAAATTGACTACTTATTTTACTTATATCAATACCATTTCCAAGTATTTTTATTTGTGAATTTATAGTTGAAACAGCTAAATTAAGATTATCAATTTCTGCACGAACAGATTCAAAATTCTTATTAACAGTTTGTTTAAAAGCCTTAAAACTGTTTTTATCCACTTTTCCGATGCTTAAATCAGAAAAAGATTTTTCCATATCTGCTTTAAAATGTTTTAACTCAGCAATTGTGTTATCAAATTGTGCCTTCATTCCTTTTGATAACTTATCACTTGAAGCCATCTCGGTTAAAGCAGATTCGTAATCACGGATCATCTGATTAAGTTCATCTTTATAATCAATAGCAATACTTACTACACCATCTTTTGCCATTTTAATTCCTCCTTATTAGATTTTGCATCTATTCTGCATGTCTTTTATTAGTTCTTTTTTATATTTTTCCATTTCGTTATAAATGTTAAAACTCGTTACAACTCCATATCCACCATGCCAATCACCACCATGCCAAGTACCAGATGGATTATAGATATATGTACTCAATAAATCTTGCCCCGATATTGAATCGTTTCTAATTCCTGGATAATCTTTCATAGTAGTACCATCAATGCGAACGCCACCATAAAATCTATCAGTTCCATTTTTATAATATTTATGAGCTGATTTATATAAATTGAAGGTACGATTATAGAACGGCTCATCATATTTATTCAGTTTTGGTTGATAATCGGCATAATACCAATCGAGTAATGTAATATAATGGTCTGTTAGTTTTTCAGAAGCTTCATGCGCTAATTTTTTTGCTTTTTCTTGACATTGTTTTTTTATCTTATTTATAAAATTCTGATCTAGTCTAAATGAACCCATCTATTATCACCTCCAAAATTTCACTATAATTTCACTATTTTTACACTAAAATAGGAGAGCAGTGTATAATCACTTAACTCTCCATAAGAAAAACCCTATACGCTATGACACGTATAGAGCCTAAATATTTAATCATTATGTATAATTCCGTATATTAACCCTACAACTCCAAACACAAAATAGTAATGTGCAGTGGTTAATACAAATGGAATAATTGGTTGCAACACTTCAATACAAATTTCATCTACATTGAATAATGTAAGAATCCATCCGCATAGAAGTCCGTATAATATTCCACCTATCATTTACCATACCACCTGAAAACGTGTATCAGATTCCATTACTGCATAACCATATTCCTTTAAAGTTTCAACAGTTTCTTTACTAATAAAGCCATCAATCATAACTGTATGTTTACCTTCATGAATAGCATCATCAATATAATAATCAATCTCATCAATAGTTTTCTGTAACTTAGAACGGCTTTCTTCTGTAATTTTTCTAGCTTCTGTTGCTGCAATCATAATATTATTTTTTCCTCCTTCGAAATAATTCACTCCAATCAAATAATCCAGGAGTGGTTGTATTTATATTACGAGGTATTAACTTAACTTTGTTTTTCTTCTTTTTCTTTTTGGACATAAATAATTTCCTCATGAAATTTGAATTCCTTTACTTCGTTGAATAAATCCTAAATCCATGATATAATACAAAACAAAAAAACGGAGGTATTACATATGAATCCAGAACTTACTAATAAAGCAGCTTACGATTTGGCATTAGAATATATTCATCAAAATAATCTACTAAAAAGATCTACTGAAGTTACACTTGAACAACAAATAGAAAATTTTAAGAAAATCCATAGCGAGATATTAAAATACCTAAACAAATAATTATAATTCGTTGATTGGTGTATTCCCCAACTTTTTTATAATAGAATTGAACACCATTGCAGACTGACTAAGAGAGAGATTATTTTCTTTTATAATAGAAATAATCTCTTTTCTAATTTCTTCAAAGTTATTTGGTTTATCAAATGTTTTATCTATCGTATAAATATTATTATATATTAAATCAAATAAATCCATACTCTATACCTCTTTAAATCCACCATTCTTAGCAAACTCAACAACTTTATCTAAATCTTCTTTTGGAATCTCATCAAGTTTCTTACTTAATGTATCTATAAATGGTGTGAGAGTAGCTTCGCCAAGAGCCTTGAATCTATCTGCCTGTTCTGTAATAAAGCTGTGAATCTCATAACGATTAGTAAGCACATCATTTCTCTTAATAGATAGTAAATGATTGAACTCTGCAATTTCTTCAATCGGAATAAGCAGTGCAGTATTATCATCACCAATAAGTAAAATGGTAAATAATCCAGATTTCTTCAGCTCATCATATTCCTCATAGAATCCATCTGTCTCAACCGTAAGGTTTGTATAATTCTCAATTAAAATTCTTGTCTTTAAAAGATATTCAGCAGAAGAGTTTACTTTTACATTACCAGTTTTTTCGTCAATCATAGTTATTTTGAGCAAATTACCGATAAGTGCATCCTTTCTAATAAATGGCACATAAGGTATAATTTCAAGATTATCTTTAATATACTGTTCCTTTAATGACTCTGTGTCACGCTTATTATATTCATCTATAAAATTTTTAATTGTAATCTTTTCCATAATTAATATTCCTTTCATTCCTTTATCTCATTTAATACCCACTTACATGAAAATACATGATCGTGAGTGTAAACAATTAATATATCATTTTGGCTATTATATTCAGTCCGTTCTATCTGTGGACTTTCATTCATAATTGATATAAACTCATATGAATTAACCGCCCAGTTATGTTTTATTAAATACTCATGTATCTCATCATCTGTCATGATTTTGCTTTCTTAGCTTCTTTACGAAGTTTTTTTAAAGTATCAAATTCTACCCATCCACCGTATTTTAAATTACGGCATATAAATGTAAGATTAGTCTCTGGATATTTACACCACATCATTTTCCTTTTAAGTAACGACATAGAATCGGGATTTCCTTTCACATCGAAAACCTGTAAAGTACCATCAGCCCATGTTACATTAAAATCACTTCGATATTTAATTGGTAGAATTGTCTTTCCATTATATTTAAATTTTTCTTGAAGAACATATTCTACTTGGCGTTCATATGATAATATTTCTCCACTTTTCATTCTAGGCTCAATAAATTCTTGCAAAAATCTAAGCTCCGTTAGGCTGTCGTAAGTCACGCCTTTATATGTTCGATTTTTCTTACCTTGTTCTGAAATATCTACATGATATTTCGATTTAGCTTTTGTTATTTCCTTTCACTCCCCTTACATAACAAAAGAGCAGCCTCCGAAGAAACTGCTCTTTCCTTTAATATTAAATTCTAAATGTGATAGGTCGTAATTCCCAATGTGCATTAGGATATTGACACATATTACTTATTACGAAATTATGTACTTCATTCATATCTCCAAAGTTCTTATCAATATGAATTACTTTACCTCCTAACAATTCAAATTCTTCACAGATTACGTTGTAAAATGTTTTCTCCATACCAATCAATTCTCCTTATCTTTTAATACAAAACAAATCGTACAAATCAACATGTAATGCATGAGATAAAGATATAGCATGAGAGAGTAGTATATCAGATGTATATCCATTTTCAAGATTAGATATTGCAGTTGCTGACAATCCTGTACGTCTCGCAAGTTCTGATATTGACATATTCTGTTGATACCTATATCTGCCTATTTCATTCTTCATGTATTTAGTCTGTGTATAATCTGTTTTTCTATACATATATAATAAGGAAGAAATTCATAAGTTGAATTACTGGATTTTATGATATAATAAAAATATTAGGACTTAAACTCCATATTTCGTAGACATTCCTGATACTTTTCAGAAATAAATTTCATACTTTCCTCTGCTTGACCATTTTCCATCTTATGAGCTGTAAGCAGTTCTTCATACTTTTTATATGTCTTGAAGACATTATTGAAAGCCTCTTTATTTTGTTTCTGACCATTTGACAGAGAAGAACAAAAATCCAAAATATATTTACGTTTTCTCTCCAAGTTATTATCTAATAACTCGGATTCAATATTCTCTATACCTTCAGACATTTTAGTTATTTCTTTATATTGCCAGTTATCATGCTTTTCCAAAGTGTCTATTCTTTTGTCAAGTGTCTCTTTATCAATTTCATAACCAAGTTTTACACGTAGAGTTTTCTTTGCTTTTTGAATCAAGAATACTATTTTATCTAATCCCAAGATTATTATAAATACGCCCAAGATAACAGTTGGAAAATCTAAATTCATTAATGCTTTTATTTCGTCCATTTCATATTACACCATCTGAGCCTTTCCTTATATTAACTTGAGGAATTCAGATGCTGTAATTTTAAGACCATCATCTCCAAATTTCTGTCTTGAAGCCCTTACAAGACCATTACCATATTTGCCAGGACATTCTACACCATTCGGATTAATACCATTAAGATACATAAGTATCTCAGCGGCAGTTACCATATACTGTCTTTCTCCCTTTTTAACATAATGAGAACCAAGAGCTGCCTTAGACTTACGACCAAATATTCCATCTTCCCCAATCCCCTTTTTATAATCAAGGTTGATAGCATGTTGTAAAACTCTAGCCTTCATTCTGTTGGTTTCTTTTCCGACAAGTCCATCAACAGCAATTGTATGTCCTGTAAAATTAATAGCGTGTTGCTGTCCTAATCTTACGAGCGAATTTCCACTTGGCTTTGACTGAGTAGAAGTAGATGGCTTTGGAGTAGAAGTAGAAGCCTTCGAACCATTTGTAATATTAGTACATACATGACTTCCATCCTTAAGAATCAAATCTCCTCTAAGTAAATATGCATCACTTGTTAAATATTTTGAATCTGTAAGTATCGTTGCGCCAACTGCTTTACAAGCTGCACGAAGAGTAGAAGTAGTATTGGATTTATTGAAATTCTTTAATGTTGAAATTCCAAGTTTATAACCAGCCGCTATAATATTTGCTGAAACACCTGCTGAACAATCAGCTTCACAAGCTATTGTAATTTTACTTGCATCCCAGTTACTAGCTTTAAGATGATTGTAATATGAGAGACGCGCATTCTGGTCATATCCAATTAAATTGTTCTTAGCTGCCTTTTCTGCATTAAGAGCTAACTGCTCACGCACATTCGCAGGAAATCTGATTACACATTTCCAATTATGATTATACCAAGAACGAATATACCATTCAGTACCACTCTGATCGCCAGCTTTTCCACCAGAATAACGACCTCGTTCATCCTTTCCACAATTTGAAATCATAGTGATTCCTCCTTCCTAATTTTCTTTCAATAAAAAAAAGACTCTTTAAGTCTCTAAATCATTTATCATATTTTATTTTTCATGTTTAAGATCATACAATGAGGTTGTAATGAGTGAATCTAAATAATCCTCGAAATCACTATTAGCCTCTTTGAGACATTTATATACTGACTGATTAAGTGCCTGAATTGCTTTCTGTTTTGCAATTTCTTTTACTTCATTCATTTTATCCTTAGTCCATGCGTCAGTGCCCTTTATGTCTTTGACCTCTGTTTCATATACTGACTTGACAGCATTTTTAACTTCTCTATAAAGAATCAAGGCATACTTATCAAGTTTCTTTGTTTTCAGATATTTATAAATCTGTGTTCCAATTGGAACTAAAATTACTGTCCAAATAGCAGAGAGCAGTGTCATCCAATCTAAATTTACTAAGAACTCCTTCATCGGTTAATCCTCCTCTTCTTCAAATTTCTTACTATTCCATTCTTTATATAACTCATTTATTTCTTTTGATCTTAACCATGCAAAAACAACACGTTTATTTCTGCCTGGAAAAATATCAACTAATTTCCCTCGTGACAAAGGTGAACTTAAATACATACAGTTTTGAGTCATATTAGGAATGTAAATTACATCTTCTGAATCGTATTCCCAATTGAATACGTCACTATATTCTTTAATATCCGTTCACTCCATTCTGTTTATATATTGTTTAATAAGCGTAAAAAATAGGGCTACACAAAATACTGAATAGTAAATGCGTAACCCTATACAATTAAAAAATTCAACTTACTATTCAATATAATCATTTCTTCTGTACCAGCTTATTATCAGTTTTTGAAGTCTGTTCTTTATTAGGAGTAGTATTAACTGTCTTTTTATTTTCTCCTAAAATTTCATTAATGACCTTTTTAACATCTTTATCAAAACTATCCAACTCGGATAAATCACATTTTAATAATTCTTCTTTTGCTTTTGCTTTATCTTTTGTTTTATTATATTCATAAATTGCAAGATAAATTGTATAGTGTGGAAGAGTATCAGTTACTGTTCTCCAAGGAGTATAAGTTTTAATATTCTGACATGTATGACAAACTCTATAAGGTTTTCCACATATTGCGCAAATTGCGTTATTTTCTAATGACATATAATAATTCCTTTCATAAAAAGAGTGGTATATTTCAACCACTCTTATTTTTTAAATTAGTCCTCAGATACTAAGATATCGAAAAGCTTACCATCCTCAGCACAGTACTCCTTATTAAGAACATAAGAAGCTGGATGCTTACCATCAGACTTAAGAGAAAGCTCTACACTTGATGGATCAATCTGTGCTCTTGGACAACGGATAACACCAGCATATACAAGGTTCTTATTACATGGATCGTGGAAGATTGCATGAATGAGAAGTGTCTTAACCTCTGGTACACCATCAGTTCTCTTAATTACCTGAACTGCTGTAGCTGTCTCCTTCTCATAGTTTACAAATACACGACCAGTTGTTCCCTCTGGAAGAGTAATTGTTCTGTTAGCTGCATCAATAGTGAACTTGTCTTCACCCTTTGTAGCAGATACAGTATATGTCTTACCGAATGTGTTATTATCATTAATAACCTTAACATACTTAACCTCTGCACCCTTTGTACCAACTGGAACATATTTAAGCTCTACAGTTGCACCAGCTCCAATTGCAATTGTCTCAGATACAGGCATCTTAATCTTATTTGTATCAGAAGCTACAGCCTTTGTTGAACCAAACTGTGAAGCAGCAAGGTCAAGAGAGAAGAGTGAGTTAGTGAAATCAAATGTACCTTTCTGTGCCTGATAGAATGTCTGGATTGGTGTACCCATCGCATCAGTAACATCTGTACCATCGGCACTTGTTTTAAGAGATGGATCTTCGACCTGTGTATATCTACCAGTAAGCTCCATTGTAGCAGGATCATATTCCTCTACGGCTCTAATTTTCTCAAGAATTAATTCATTTGGGTTAAAGTTAGCCATTTTTATTCCTCCTTAATAATTTTGTGGCAATAAAAAAAGAACTCTAATCGAGTTCTCCAAGCCAATCTATTTGTTTTTTGTCTATATCATCAAAGCTTATTCCGAAACCAGAATAGCCAGATTGCAACAATAATTGTGCATTTTTAATTTTTCCTATACGTTTTACAGAATCCATAAACGCATTAATTTTCATATTCCAAACTTGTTCATGATTATATTTAAATCCTTCTGAGTTGATCATAGCGGATATCATATTTTTTAATTGAGAATGATATTCTTTATTTTTTGCTCGTTCCATTTCTTCTTTTGCGTCTTCTATTAACACCATTTTAGTAGAATTATTAGCTGGAATTCTAAAATCTCTTTCAATGAAATGTGTTTTGCAAAGATAATCAATTATCATATTATAGGTAAATTCATCTATTATTACTGGTTCTAAAGATACCTCATCGAAGATATAATTGCCGAATCTATTATCTTCTGATAATTGATTTATTAAAGTATCTTCATCTGTATTAACGAATTTTGCAGCATCAATTAAACTTGTAAAATGATGTAACTTTTTACATTTTATATTACTACCAATTAATTCATAGATATTCCCTGTAGGAATTGCTTGATACAAAAAAATTGAATCATCATCTTCTTTTTGTCGAACCTGAAATTTAGAAAAATCTAAATCTCCAAATATAATAGAAGTTTTTTTAATTGGGAATGCTTTATAGAGCAGTGTATAGAATAATTGAAATGGTTGTATTTCAGTATAATCTATTCCACCTTCCCATAATTGTACCTTTAAAGATTGTGGCGTAGCTGTAAAGTTATACAACATTGAATAATAATCTTTCTCTGAAAAATCACATATTTCACCCAATGTAGGTTGATGTAAGATAATATGTTTTTGAACTATAAAATCTTCACCACGATATATCTTTAGTTCATCATTCTCATAGTGTTCTTCCTTGCCTATTGCCAAGATTCGTTATTCCTTATGTACGATTGCTCACCAAACGGACTATATGTAATTCCATTAATATCATAGTAAATCTGAAATACCAATGTTCTTACTACATAGTTATTATCTGTTATAGATTCTTTAGATGAGATTAATTTTGTCTGCAATCCAAAGATATTAGACCAATTAAATTGTTCTCGTATAATAGAAGCTATTAAATCATGACGAGGCAAGCCTGTAAGTTTATCCATACGGTCATTTCCATGAACAAATATTGTAAATGTTATTTCTGTATTTTTATTTATTTGAGAATATCGTGGAATTTCGTCAAAACCAACTTGATAACATATATAATGTTTTACTCCCGTTTGAGTATCTGGAATAAATAAAAAAGGACGGATATTTGAATTGCTTCCAAAATATCTATCCCATTCTCCAAGCGGTTCATATTTTTTATTTTTTTCATCCCATTCCCAATTTATATTTCCCTTATCATTAAAAAGTTCGGATTCTAAATCTTTTTCATTAAGAGCATACAACAGATAAGGATTCGACAATAATGCCTTTTTAATTTTTTGTTTGTAAACAATATTATCGTCATCAGGAGTTTTTCTATATGCTCGAAGTTTATTTAGCAAATCAGTTTTAGATACTATTTTATCTTCTATCATATTACCTCCTTAATCTGTTATTTCTAATTGTAACTTATTACTTTCAATTGTAATAGTCTCATTTGTAATAGTGCAGTAAATAGTCAGAACTTTACCAACATAATCATAATTATCCTTCTTCTGATTATCTTGTTCATAATCATAAGGAAGTTTTATTTTCATCTGACAGAATGATATATCATTTCTGATAATACCTTTATATTCTTCATTATCTATTTCAAAATGCCATTCGAAATTTGATTTACTATCACCAAATGTATTAGTAACATCTTCACCAGAATCATTTGAGAGTTTGATATTAAGTGTTCGATAAGAGCCACCAACTTTAATTGTTGACACTGATGAAGTAATCGTAGCCAAGATATTTGTAACTGGGGATGGAGTTGACTTGGTATCTGGATCTGTTGGGGTGATTTCTGAATCGAAATAGTCTGCCCACATGCCAATAATATTTCCGTCAGCATCTTTCTCAATATAATCTCTGTGAGAATTCCAATAATTCTGATAAAATGTTAAGACTTGAATTCCTAGCGGAGAAGCATTCTCAATTTTTGTCAATTTCCACACTATAGGATGCTCAGTTTTTGCTGAAACGACCATTCGCATATTTGTATCATCTTTATCTGTATACCATAATCTTTCAGTAATTGGATTAAGAGGTAAAAATGCTTTTGCTTGATTATCTGGTCTAGTAAAATAACGGTCTGTGTAAACCCCAATCGTATAAGATTTCTGTGACCTATTAACTCCCCACATTTTTCTTTTATAAATATTTTCACCATCTTTTTCAATCCACATAAATTGATAATCAATCGGCAAAATTAAATATTTAGGAAATTGGTTAGCTATTTCTCTTTCACAAATTAACCATTTATGATAAACTCCTTTGTCATCTGGCAAATCTAACATCATTCCAATTGGAAATTCCATACCATATTTCTTACGATAATTTGTTTCGTAATAATACAATTCATCATCTTCTTCAAATTCAATTTTTTGACTAGGTTTGAATTGGCAATAAAATTCAGGCTGATCTTGATCTAATGAAGAATATGACTTTACAATTAATTTTACATCTATACGAGTTTTTGTTGTATTCTCATAAGTCATATAATCTTTTATATCTGGTTGGTCATCATGTATATAATCATATATATATCCTATTTTACTCTGTGGATCACCATTCCACGTAAGTTCCATGAGGGTATCTGAATCAGATTTTAATTTTTCGCCAAGGGTAGAATAATTCTTCCCAGTAGAGTTTCCATTAACTTTCGTTTTTCGTTGGTAAAAATCGTATACAGACATTACTCATCACCAACTTTCATTCTCTGAAGCAAAGCCCCAGCATCAAACACAAGTTTCTTATATTTGTTAAAATTAAATTCTTCTGACTGTAATACAGACAATGCACATTCAAGACTGTTAATAATTTCTACAAAATCTTTTGGATAGAGTAGTAGTTTATTACAGTTAGAAATCTCAAATAATAGATTTTTATGATATTCCACAACATCTATATTTTCAAAATCAGCTTTTGTGTTTTTATCTGTATATAAAACTAACCAGAATATTTTTTTTCGTAATTTCTGCTTATAGTAATTAACTTGAGAAATTTTAAATTCTCCATATTTATGTGGAACTAATTTATCCATTAGAACCACCATACTCACCAAAGTAATAGGTATGACGAGACAATTCAAGCTCCCATTCACGCTTTAACTGTGTGAGCCTTTCCATATTTTTTGAATAATTATCTATAAGTTTTTTTTCTTCCTTGCCACCAATCATAGTTGCTAAGTTCTTTGTATTCTCTAATTTTGATGGGAAATAACTAATGATAATTCCTTTTGCTAAAATAGTTTTTACAAATTCAGAATCATAGAAATCATCTACACTGTTTGTTAATGTGAAATTGATACTCATAATTTCATCATCAAAAGAATATACACTAAATTTTTTTCTAAGAAGTGGGAAAGAAGCAGTTGTATGCAACCATTCACAGAGAATACTATAGAAATCTTCCTCTGTATAAGTTGCAAGTTCAAGGTCATTAATCATTGTTAATGCTCTTTTGTATATATCTTCGTATTTAAGAGAAGGCATATATTACCTCCTTAAATGAATTCTTTTATACAAGTTCCTAGCATATCATCAATAATTCTAATCTTCTTAATAGACGGATAATTCTCAGCACGAATCATAGTCATTGCTGTTACCTTTACAATTTCGCCAAGCCATTCTGGTGCTGATTTAATCATATCTTCAAACTCATCATCATCCATGTCAAAATATTCTTCTGGATAATCAATAGATTTGAAATACTTATATCTGTCACCAAGTTCTCGTTTCCATTGCTCTACAAGATCTTCATCCATAATAATAAAACTAGGTTTTGTTACATATTCAGTTCTTCTAAGTGCCTGTAAATCACGATATTTAATATATTCAATGTCCCCAAAATATTCCCAATGATATACAGTGTTTTTATCAACTCCAACAGCAGTTAATTTCCACGGAGTAACACTTTTACATGGAATCTCGTCATTAGGATTAAATGTTTTATGTACTTTTACAGGCTGTGGTTTTGCAGACTCATTTTCTGATGTTGTTACAGCTTTATTATCTGTAGGTGTATTATTAACTTTTACAAAATTATTGTTTGTAAAATCAATAGCATCATCATCAAGTTTCTGCATATGACTAGATACTTTATATCCATTCTCTCTTAAAAAAGATATTAATTCTTTTGGAGTAATACCTAGTTCTTTTGCTAATTCATATACTTTCATCCGTTTTCTCCTTTAAAAATAGGAGAGTAGAATATTTCCACTCTCCATATTTTTATATTAATCTAATACTAGGTAGCGATCTTAATCTCTCCAAAGAGTTCGTTAATTACTACACCAATACCTTCCTGGTATACTACCTCTGCATCAACAGTCATATCTTTCTTCAGACCATCCATGCCTGTTTCGTAGTACATAACATCTCCTTCGTTTACTCTCTTAATTGGCTTAAACTCTGGGTCTACAGGAAGAATGAAAATCTTCTTCTGATCTTCGGCAGAGAATACGTTCTCTCTTGTGCCAGCTTTATTAACACGAGCAAGAGGTAAGCACTCATAACCCTCCCAGTTACCAAGAATACCATTCTGGTTTCTCTCGTCTTTCATTGAATCAGAGAACATATTGTAATTTACAGTACCCTGAAGCTTCTGAATGGCTGGTCTAGTACCAACAAGAATAACATCCTTACCTGTAGCAGCAGCAACTGCTTCAATCTGAGCAATTATAGAATCCTTTGTAGACTCAGAAACTGCTGTCTGAAGAATCATATCTGTTGGGAGAGAAGCATCCATTCCCATAAATGCTGTGTAAAGAGCAGCATATCTGTTCTCTTCGATAGACTTATACATCTTGTCTACAAGAGCCGCGAAATCAACCTTACCTGTCTGGAAAAGTACAAAATCTGTATACACTTTTACACCATAAAATGATGTATCAATAGAGAATGCCTTACCAGGCTTTACTGAAGCACGTACAATGTCATGGTGATTTCCTGCGAACTTAGAAACTGTCAGAAGAGAGTTATCTTCTACGAAGAACTCATTTGCATCTCCTTCAGCAATATTTCTTTCGTCAACATACTCCATGAAACGAGCATTAGCTGTGTTCCAACCTGAGTTCATCTTGTCAGCAATTACATCTTCGATAAGAGTAGCGATTTCCTTATTATGATCTCTCCAAGCCTGTCTACGCTTCATAGAATTAGCCTCTTTGAAGTTAAGACCAAGAATCTTATCAAACTGCTTTCTAAGAATTGTCTGTGTGTCCTCCTTAGAATACTTCTCATATACGCTATTGCTTGCGTCCATCATGAGTGAGTTGAACTCAAGCATATTGTCATATTTATTGTCAAACTGTGCTAAAACGTTCGCACTGAAACATGTAATATCTTTCATCTATTTAATCCTCCCTTCTCTTACGCAATATCCTTGTTCTGAAGAACCTGAATACGAACGATTGTGTAATATGTACCTACTGAAAGGCTGTGAATCTTTCCAATGAAACCATTAGTACCCTGAAGAGTAGTAAGTTCAGTAGCTTCAGAAGCTATCCATGCACCCTTGCCATCAACTGTTACAAGATTTCCAACCTTAACTTTTTCTGCACTATCATCTGTGAACTGGTAAGAAGCAATACCAAAGATATCTGTATGTACAGATGGATCTGCAATCTGATATGTCTTTACTGGCTTGCCTGCTGGGTTTGTGTAGTTATAAGCCTGTCCCTGCTCAGTTGTAAGTGCTGTCTTAACCTCTGCTGGTGCGCCTGTTACAGCAATCTTGTCTGTAATTTTTGCAATAGTTGCATACCTTTCCTCAAGACCATTGCCTGAGTAGTCTCCGATCTTTAAAGCAACACCATTGTCTACTGGGATAGGGTTATTGCTTTCATCTCTTACAAGTGCATCGTAAATATTTCCCACGTCTACACTAAGGAGCTGACTAGACTCCCAAATTCCATGTAAGCCATTTTCCTTGGCTTTAAGATTTGTATAAACCATTTAAATTTCCTCCTTGTTTAATAAATTTTTGCAATAAAAAAGAACGTCTATTGACGCTCCGATTGATTTGTTAATATTCATTTTTAATTATTTCTTAAGTAATCCATCTAAGAATGATGATTCATGCTCAGTTCTAGCAAATGCGAAGAAAGAAGGCTTTGTCTCTTTATGTGATTCCTCTGCATCCATAGAGAATGTCTTTGTAGTTTTTACTACTTTACCAAGAGCTGCGTCTGCTTTCTCAGCTAACTCATCCTTTGTGAATTTCTTTACATTTTCAACGTCCATAAGTTTCTTGAACTCATCCGTCTCAAGATATTTGCTATATGCCTGATCCTCGAAAACAGTCATCTTATCTGCGATTTCCTCTGCCTCTTCATATTTAGCAAGCTTTTCAGAAATAGAAGAGTAATTAGCTCTCATATCTTCTAACTCGGCTTTCTCATCGGCAGTTACAAACTCAGCAAATACTTCCTGACGTTCGCCATCAAAAGCAATAGTATCATTCTCTTTTGTGTAAGCCTGTTTGTAGTAATTTCCACAGCAAGACTCATAAATAAAATAATCATCATATACAGACATAATCCAGTAATACTCATTTAATGTCTCCTCGATTGGAGTCAAGAGCTGATATAATGCAGAACGTACATCTTCGTGTGATAATTCAAAAGTCTTAGAATATGTATCTTTGTCCTTATCATCATCTGTGGTGTCGTCTGGCTCATCTGTAGTACTATCGTCTGTGTCGTCATCAGTATCATCATCAGTATCATCATCTGACTTATCTGATTCTGTTACAACTGTATCAGGAGTAGGCTCTGACTCATCAAAAGTAGTAGAGAATACATTCTCAAGCTCCTCGTCAGATAAACCTTCATACTCGAAAGTAATATCTTCTACAGTTTTATTGTATTTTTCCAGTAATTCTTCAAATTTTGTCATGTTGGTTTCTGTACTTCCTCCTTTCTCAAATTTTTCAACTGTTGAATTAGTTTTTGAATTTATATTGAGACTGGATAAAGTTTTGTTAAGATTATCCAGAGTTTCAATTAATTTAGAATGTTCATCTTCTGAAATAGAAGAGAATAAAGAATTGTTTTCTTCAGAAAAATCTTTAATAGATAACTTACTACCAGACATACCTGGTAGGGTATGAGATCCAAGAAGTGTTGTTCCTTGTACATAAAAATCGTCAAGATGAAGTGTTTTATCAGTATTATCCCAATGCATCTTACGAATACAAAGCTCAACTGAACAGTCAACTGTTTTGCGTCTACGCAATATATCACAAGCATCTGTGTACTCCTCGTACACTACAACATCTGCACATACAAAATTTCTATCATATTCCTCATCATATTCAAGATGAATACTTTCAGGATGAATAAAATGACCAATAGGAATTTCCTTATATATCATCTTGTCCAATGCTTCGTCATAATACATTGTATGACCTGAAAAATCTTTGATAGGATTTCCGTCTTCATCAGTTTCGTCCGTATCTACAATATCTGCCATAACTGGACGATCTTTAATTGACATCATTTTTTCTTCAAGAACATCTGTCTCTATATGAGACTTATTGTTGTTTGTTAAATCGTGAAATGCCCTAATTTTTCCATAAAGCAATCCTTCTGATAAGTTATCATTTAACTCAAATGTTGCCAAAGACTGAACAGCTATATTATATCCAGACTTATCTGCACTAAATGTCATTGACTTTTTTTTCTGACTATAGAAACTATAAAGATCTTCTAAAGTAAGAAGTTTTTTATTCAATTGTGTTTTTACCTCCCTTCTGTGAAATTCTCCCAAAGAGGGAGTGATTTAAAACATCAACTTATTTGTAAATCCGATTTTATCTACTGGAATAGTGTCATCGAATTTTAAAGTTGAATCATTAATAAATATAAAAAAAGAACCCCCAGATGGAATTTCTGAGAATCCTAATTTTGTTAAATTATTTTTTGTTACCTCATCCGAGGTGAATAGAAATTGAGAATCGTTTTTCATGTGTGTCACCTCAAACTAATTATTTGCTGAAGTACCAGCATTTTTGTCGTTATCCTTAGTTTCTATGCCGCTGTCTGACAAATCATCATCATTCTTAATCTGTCCACCAGAATCCTTTTTGTTTGATTGTGTAAATGAGGTCTGAAGTGGAATCATTAAATTCTTAATTCCAATTGCATTTTCAAAGGTTAATTTACAATAAGCTTCATAAGGATTTCCCATAAGACTTGTGAGATAATCAAGAGCTGAACCACCAAGAGTAGCAGCATCTTTCATGGCAGACTGATATTCTTCTTGGTTATACCAAGTAATTTTATGTATCTTAAACGAATATCCATCAGATAGAACATTTTTGATATAATGATTATACCAAGATTCGATTTTATTAACTAAAACCCAGCATGTACTTGTATCATTTTGAATAGCATGTTTAAGTCCGACCGAATTTGTACTTGAGCCACCACTAATAACAAGCTGAGAAGCACCTGCATTTGCAAAAATATTCTGAACAGACTGGGCTAATTCATTATTTGCTTCGGTTGTATTTGACTTAGGGAATGTAATCATTTCCAAATCCATCGGACTGTATGCAGTGCCGACCAATTCAGGGACAACTTCATCAATAAGTGCTTGCATTTGTTGAACAAGTTCAAGACTTAACGAAAAATCATCGACATTTTCAGAATTAGGAACAGTTGGGATTTTACTTACAAGAAGTACATAATTTTCAAGTGCTGTACGATTATTGATAAGCTCCTGCAAATCAATATCATCAAGTATCAGTTCAAATAAGGGCAGAAAAAATGGAAGAGGAGCATAGAACTCATCATCTGGACACGCAGTTAAACAAAATACAGAATTAGGATCTAGTCTATACCATTCATAATCACGACCATTGTTTTTATAATCTTCATATCCTTTAATATGCTGTTCAGACCATGTACCAACTCCATCATTATTTACACCATAGATATAGTTTTTATTATCATTCTTATCAAAATAAGCAGCATCAAAATAAACAATCCACTGATTATCTTGTGTCTTACCATAAATACGACAATACTGAACATCTAATGGCATCCATACTTTTCCGTTTTCATCAGAATCGTATAATTCCCAAACAGTAAATCCATCTCTTAAAGCCATATACATTTGTGAATATGAATCTTTAGCTAATTCAAACTTAGAGAAGTTTTTTAATAAATTCTGATAATTTTTAATGGATTTAGTTGAATCAATTTCTTTTGTGAAATCATTTAACTGAGTGATATTATAATAGAAAAGAGGCATTGACGGATAATACATAAGAAGTTTCTTATAAAGCATTGAATATCTACACAAGAATCGTGATATTTCTCTAAGATTATCCTGACTGTTATTTGGCGAGCTAATATAATTTCGAAGTAATTCTTTAGTATATGTAGTGAATGTTTTTGTAAAAGTCTTACCTACATTCCTCTGCAACAATTCCTGAAACTTTGCAAAATTTATTTTTTGCGCTCGTTTACGTTCTACTTCATAGCCAGACTCGTCAGTTTTTGTATAGACCTTTTGTACTATAGGCTGTTTTGCGTTTTTTGTATTACTCAAATTATGTGATATACCTCCTTTCTTTTAGAATCGTGTTACTTTCTTTGGTGCTCGTACTGAGAAGAGCTTTGTTATGTCGGATGGGGATTGGGTGCGCTTTTTCTGACGTACAATATCTTGACTTCTTAATGTAAATAAGGCGTGTCCCATTAAAGCGAGACAATACGATCTATCATCATGAAGAATGTTCTCAAAACCAGGAGCAAGATCATATCTAATATTTCCATTAGAAGATTTGTACTTGTACATATGAGTTACTTCTTCTTTCATTGCGTCAAGTTGCTTTAATCCAAGTTCTTCTTCAAAAGATAATTTATAATTTTTTTCGATAACTTCGCCGTTATTTTCTTCTAACATTGTTAAACTGCCATGATAATCATATTCTGCCGTAAAACTAATCAAATCTTGATCAATCATTTCACATAATTGTGAATACATAATTGCTTTATATTTAGCTGGTTCACGCATACGGATAATATCAATAGCATCTGGATACCTTTTTACATATGGAATTGCATAATCATAGCTTGCATCAATTAATCCGTGATGCTCATAATCTTTTTCGCCTTTATGATTTTTCTCATAAAAATTATCAAAAAGTAAATCACATATTTGCGTAGCTCCACCACCAGAACCAGCATCAATATATATACCATGAATATTCTTATAATCAGGTACACCATATCCGTTATATCTGACAACGATATCTTGCAACATAGCCACTTGTTCAGGAGTTGTAAGAGGTTTTTTTGTTTCTTTATCAATTAAATTGATGCCATTAACAACATCCAATAACCAACCACGTTTGTCATCTCTATGTAATTTGCCAACTAATACAAAGCTGTTATCTCTTTTTTTGGCTGGATCAAAGCAGATAACCATAAGAGAATTGTCGTCATTAACAAGCATTGGTGGTCTAACAACACTATTTCTAAGAACTTGTGATTTCTTAACTGCAATATCATCACCAAGATCTGAATCAAATTTATTCATATATTCACGAGTAGCCTTAGTTGGATTCATTTTCATTTCTGAATCAATTTTTGCTTGTGTAAGCAATGGAACAGGATATATCTTTCCATTATATGTAGCATGAAGAATTACCTCGCAATCTATATCTGCACAAAAATAATTCTTATCACCTGCCATAGAATGCATTGCAGCTTCTTTATATCTTTTATAAAAAACATCATCCATAGAACCTGCTGAGCTTGCACACACAACTTGATTTGGGAAATTTGGTGGAAGTAATGTTACATCAACATCACCACCAAGAGCGAAGTCACTGTTCTGAGTGACGAATGGAAGAGTAGCAGCGAACATATCTTCAGATACATACGATGCCTCATCATAGAAATTAAGTCGGCTTCTTCGACCACGAGATCCATCAAAATTTGAGTTGACCGTAGCCAAGCTCGATCCTGAATAAAGTTTAAAGGAGTAAGATGCTGGATCATGCCGAAAGCCCTCGCTGTTTGAACTTTTTACAAGTTCGTTCAGAAATACATCTGTTAAACCAGTAAATGAAGCGATTTCTTTTTTTGCAATAGATTCAATCTTCTTCATCATACCTATACTCTGAGAACCTGTGCTTGATAAAATGTATCCTTCAAATTTGGGCAGTAACATTGTTTTAGCCATCAAAAATGGGCTACCTAGAGTTGTCTTACCAGCATTACGACTCATACACCAAACAACATTTGGTGTAATCCATGACATCATAAATACATATTTCTGATAGTCAAGGAATTCGATACCGAAAAATCTTTCGCAGAATTTTACTGGGTTTCTGCGCCCCCACTGAATTATTTCAGAGAATTTTTTTAAACCCTCTAACTTTAATTCAGACATATCATAATAAGTAGGTTTTTTGAAAAAAGTAAAATTCTTTGGAGTAAATTCATTTATAGAATCACCCATCAGGACAATTTTATCATCAGCCATCTTCGATTACTTGCCCTTTCTCATCTATAAGCCCTTTTTCAAATAAGAAATCTTTAAGATCTTTATTTTCCTTTTTCAATAACCTACTAAATTCAACTGCATTATCTCTTTCTTTTTGAAGATTAAATAACAATCCTTTTTGATGAATAACTTCTTTTTCCCAATCGTTTTCATCAGGATTTAATTGTTTTAATTGATTCTGATGATTTCTTGTCATAATATCTTCGATTGCCATATTAGTTTCATAATCGAATGTATTTACCTCAGAACCATCTAAATCCATTTCTTGTAATTCTTTTATGATACCAGTAAGAGTACCAGCACCTTTACTTTTTCTATTGTTATTATTTTCAGATATTCCGTTATCCTTTGCTAGTGCAAGGGCAGAAGATATCATTTTTTGCTTTGTTTCAGCTAAAGATTTAATTGTTGATATAACACCTGGATTACTACCAAGTTGTTTCTTGTATTGTGAAATAGTATCATTGATTGTTTTTACATCCTTAAAACTTTGCACAATTTCAATTACAGCTTCAAGCTTCAATCCGTCATCTTTTACAGACTCATCAAAATATCCAACAAGCTTAGAGTAGAGAATAGGCTGTTCTGAAATTGGTTCATTTTCAAAAGGATCATAACCTAAAAATCTAAGAACTGTTCGTTTATTCTTTTTATACATTTCAACGACATCTTCAGATAATTCGTCTTCTTTATTCTCTTGTGTAATTTCTTCGTCTTTGTAAACTATTTTCTCTTTGAACATGTCGGAATCCATGTATCCCATACCAACATAATTTTTCATACTGATGTTTTTAATGTATGAAGTCCAGACGTTTTCCTTACTTTTCCCTGTGACCATATTTTCAGATTCTTGAATACTTGCATTCCATACAGTTTCAAGAAAAGGTTTGTTAAGATAATATAATGCTTTCTGTACGCTCTCTTTCGTTGGTTCATGTTCTTCGCCTCGTTCATCAACTCGTAATGCAATTTTACGAGCACAATCACGACAGATTCTCGAAAAACTTTTTCCACCAAGTAAAGGATCTGTATCATAATAAAATTTTGTTTCTATATCCTTATGCTTATCACACATAGGACAATGAGCAGTACCTGCATATTTATCAAGCTTGTACTGTAATTCTTCAACTTTTTCTCTAGCTTCAGCAGCCGTTAATTTAACTGGTTGCGTAGTGTTTTTTCTTGTAGCCAAACTAACGACCACCTCCTTTTTTCCAATAAATTAAGCACTCTCTGCAATAACAGTAAGAGTGCTTTCCAAATATTCTACATAATCGTAGTTAATATTTATTTGTAAATTGTTTTTCTTAAACCATTCGTCAAATTCCCCAATATCAATTCTATATACAAAATCCAAGAAATCATACGGAGAGAATTTGGTGTATCCATAATTATCATGAAATAGCTTATGTACATCTTTATTTATACAAGCTCCAAACCCATAAATTATATGTAAATCCTTTAATTCGTCTCTTAAATGTTGAAACTCATCTTCACTATAGTCACATACTTGTTGTTTGACTTCTATGCCAGTCAACTTAAAAACTTCATCAACAATATCTCTAAAAGCAGTAGTATGATGTACATTATCGAATTCTCCACCAGTAATTACACATTTATAATTACAAAATTCCATTGATTCATTAAACCAATCTTTTGTATCAGAACGAAGTTCCGTGTATGTCGGTAAGATACCGCCTTTCCAACGACCATTAAGTTCTCCATTTAAAGGATTAATATGTCGTGGATTCTTGTCACCAGCCCATTTACCTTTCATACGCTCACTAATAGCCTTACATTGTTCAGGACTTCGTTTTCTTCCTTTCCACCAACCATCATGAGTTTTATAGTATTCTTTTTTAGTAGCTGAAATTTTATCTCTCGCCTCTTGAGAAATAATTCTTCCTTTTAGTTTTTCACTGCACTTTAAACTTCTAGCGACATTAGCTCTATGTTGTGTTTCGTAATTTTTTCCTACAAGACCAAGTACACTTGCATGACATTCGATAGATCTAACCGTTCTATTCGGAAAGAATATAGTTTGTAATTCTTCACCAGTAAAATCTTTATAATTTTCATACATTAATTTATCTTCTGATTTAGTCCATTTTTCATGAACAATATAATCAGGATCTAAAAATCCAGATTCTTTTTTACTACATTCTCTACATACACTTCTTAATCCATCTACACAGGCTAAATCAATTGAAAAATATAACTTATTATTTGGTAAGTCACGCCCACATTTTTTACAATGACGAGTGCCTTCATAAAATAGATTTTTATTTTTATTTTGTTCTATTAATCTTAACTTCTGTTTTTTATTAATTATTGATTGACAGCTTTTACATACCGCATTTAATCTACCAATTTTCTTATTTGTGTAAGAAAAATATTCATTTGTATTTGGATATTCTTTATTGCATTTAGTACATATTCTTGTTTTAGAATCTAAAGAAGTTCCATGTGTATATCCCATAATTTCATTTCTCGCTTTCCACTCGCAAAACCAATTAAAATAGAGTGAGAGAGTAGTGCGAGTATCTACTATACCTAAGATGATCAGTCGAAGGCTTCTCACTCCATATTCCAACCACCTGCAATCGAAACAGTAACAATCCTCTCATAGTTGGCTATATATTTATTCTCTTTTTAAATTCAATTCCAACATAAAAAGAAGCCACTTCATACAAAATGACTTCTCATAATTTTCAATATTAAATTTTCAATGAAAGTGCAATTCACTTCACTTAGCACACCTTCTACGATTTGAACATAGACCTGACGATTTTGGAGATCGTTACTCTACCAATTAAGCTAAAGGTGTATATAACAAAAGAGCCATCTCAACGCATGAAACGGCTCTTTCTTAAAAAAATTATCTTTCTCTAAACTAAATGAAACTATTTTCATTACGACTTTATCAGAATAATCTGCGTAGTTGTTGCCTACGGATAATTTAATAGGGCGGTAGTAAGTGTTGAGCTTACACACCTAAATTTCGTATGCATCCAAAAAATAGGTTTTCACATCAGGTTTACCGCATAGTAGGACGTGCGAGGATCGAACTCGCATCGCAGCCGTGAAAGGGCTGTAACTTCACCATTTGTCCAACGTCCCATAAACGACTCTATTGGGAATCGAACCCAAATCTTCCGATAGACAGTCGGGTATAATAACCTTTATACTATAGAGCCATAGCTGACTCGGTGGGACTTGAACCCACAACGCCTCGATTAACAGTCGAGTGCTCTACCATTGAGCTACGAGTCATTAAAATCAGCATAAGCACTAACTAGCTGATATTGCACTGTACACATGCAGTTATTTAGAATATGGTCGCTTATCAGCAACCTAATTCATGCTTCCACATTTTACTCATTCCTAACTCGTGTGTCTTACACGTCAAATGCATGATATGTATATGAGTAACCGTTTACAATATTATTCTCCGCATATTTTCAGTCTTCGGTGCAAAGACTTCTCGATAAGGTTTCATGTCTCTTATCCGACAATTAAGGTTCTCATTAACGTAGAGAAGTACGAACATCTTCTCATTTCTGAAGGTTGAGAGATACCGATAATCCCAGATGTCGGTAGGAAAGAAATAGGACTTACAATACTACATGAATAGCAAATGCCAAGATGTGTTACTTATATATTCTCTGTTTGGTTGTCCATTTAAGGGTTATTTTATTTGTTCTCTACATTGTCGTCACCTTTTTATATATACCTTTCGTGCCTGTTTATAAGGGCTTTATTGGGATAATACAGTTCTATCGGTCTGTTAGTCCGTCTGATTTTCACAGAACCTTGATGAGTGTATAACTCAGAGCATTCGGCTTATAATTATTCTCCATTTAAAAGCAAAAAAGATTAGGAAATTAATGTCGGTTTACGTTGAAATAGGTTTTACGCTGTTGAATGCCACCATCCAATATGCATGTAAAGGCGCAACCTAATCTTTATATGTTTTATTATTCTCTTGTTTTTGGGTATTTTGACAGAATATGTCGTGATATGATATAATACGTGCAAGGCACTATCTAAGACGGTAGAGCGGTTATCTTCCACCAGAGAGTACAAGCTCTGTTTACATAGAAACCTTTCGAGGAATTTATGAAAGGAGGACACTTGCAAATGATAACAATTTCATTACAAACTGTTTATTATGCTTTAGGAATTGCTAGTATTTTGTGTACAGCAGCATATAAGATTGGATATGAGATTGGTAAGAACGCAAGAAAATAACCGCCCTGGTCTGGTAAACTGATGGCGGTTAGATTCGTTCTTTCCAATATTTAATTTCAAGACAGCCGTTCTGCTCTACGGGTAGTGTCTTTTATTTGTTATCTTTAATTCCCTTGTATTGTAACACATATTAAAATGTGGTGCAAGAGGGAATTAGACGAAAGCTTCATCGGGATTATCAGTATCTTCTAAATACCTTCTTTCTCAGCTTCTTTCTCAAGCTCTTTCTGTTTGAACTTCAAAAGTTTTAATTTGTCTCTTAATTCTGTCTTTGAGACAGGTTTGATATACGCCATTTGCGTTGTAGAGCTATTTTTATGGTTCGCCCACTGTGATGCAAGGTTTAAATCACCAGTATCTTCATAAATTTTATTTATTGAAGTTTTACGGATGCAATGGCAATGTAGATCAGGTATGCCAATAATTCTTCCAAATTTCCTCATTCTATCGTGAATCATACCTTGTGTCCAAGGAATCCATTTATCTTTATATTTATGAATAAACAATGCATCACATTCAAGATGATCATAGTCATTATGTCTCATAGATAACCATGTTTCAAGCATATCTCTACAAGTATCATCAAACGAAACTTCCACACGGTATCCTTCCTTCTCACGTATTGACTCAAATACCATATTATCTAAGTCAAGAGAGGATACGGTAAGTTTCTCTAATGCACCAATTCTATTAGCAGAAAAGAGTGCGATTTCAAATAATAACTGGTCTTGTATTGTCCATTTATTATTCTCTGTCTTATACAAATCTGCTCTAATAGCTGCAATCTGTTCATCATTTAAGAAGTAATGATTAAGAATCTGTTCCTCATTGGCTTTCTTCATTCTGTCAAGTTTTCCATCAAAAGGATGATATTTAACAAAACCACGCTTCATAGACCAAATATAGAATGAACTTACAGCAGAAATTTTCATATTGATTATCTTCTTATGATTCATTAATGTTTCCTGACAGAAAAGCATATATGCTTCCATAATATCAACTGCATTTTCCATGAATTCATCAGAATATAAATCTAATTCACCATAATTTTCTCCTAACCACATGAGGAAGTGTCGGAACAATCCTTTATATCTCTTGTATGTAGTATCTTTTACATCACGATTTTTGATAATATTAGACTGTAAATATTTTTCATATTTCTTCCAGTTCTCTTCATAAATAAATTTCTCTTTATCAGGAGTGAAATATTTCACCCTTGTTATTTTCTCTTTTGACAATATTTCAGCCTCCTTTTCTGTAATATAAAAGAAGCAGAGTAGTAATAACTAAACTGCTTCACCATAATCTATAACGTTTCTTCCCCATTTTATTTCTTCACTATATTTTAATTCACCTATTTTAGAAACTTTGTCCCAATCTATATTATTCTTGACAAAAGATTCAATATTTTTTCTGAGTTTTATAGAATCATTATTTAAAATGTTGTATGTGTTATCTTTTGTCAAATCACAAGGGAACAAAATATAATAATGAATATTATTTTCTTTAAACATTTTTTGTTTCTTAGATAGGTCTTTACGATATGTTTCTTTAGATTTACCACTTGTGATCTGCTTATTTGAAAAGAAATAATTTTTATATGCCTCAATTACACCTGCAATTTCAATATAAATATCATTATCTTTGGTGTGAATTAAATAATCACAATTCATATTTTTATGATAAGATGGGATAAAAGATGAATATTTTACATCTCGAAAATAATCTATTCCATATCTTAATCCAAATTCTCTAAGATATTTTGAAAATATATATTCAAATTGACTTGTAACATGTTCACCATCACTAAAATCAAATGTGATACCTCGACCTCTTTTACCTAAAGAAATTCCTTCGTTTGCCAATAATGTCTGTAAATTACAATTATAAAATTTTTTAATTGTTCTTTGCAAAGAATCCGCATTCAGCCATTCATGAACACTGTCTATTTCAGATGTAGTAATAAAATTTCTATTATCATCTTTTACATATTTACATATATCTTTTATCATTTTGTCTAATTCATCTTTTGATAAAGATCTATCCAACATAGACTCTTGAATTATTTCTAATCCAAGTTCCTTTTTCATGTTGTTGATAGTTCCCCAATAAGTTTTAATCACTTCCAATGGTGGGTGATAACATCCTCTTCCTCTAAAGTCATCATACATTAAAGTTCTATCTTTTTCTGATTGTAATTTATAAATCAGTTTTATCATTTTATCCTTTGATGGTGTTTTACCTTTTGCTACAAAACCACACCAATCAACAAAGTCAGCCCATGTTTTAATTGATTTATCTGGACAATTATTTATGTACCATCTACCATCAGGTAAGTTAAAAGGCTCCTTCCGCAATAAATCATATTTTATTGGTTTGCCTAATTCTTCACTTTTTTGAATATACTCTCTTACATAATAGTCGTAATCTTCAATGTTAAATTCTCTTTGTTTTGTACTTCCCATATTTTTTTACCTATGCCTTCTCCTATGCCAACAACTAAAAATAGAACAGTAGAAGAGAGGCATAGGTTCTCACATACTTGGTAGCTACTCCAAGTACCTACTGTTCCATAAATCCCACAATCAGCTATGACACCAATTATGAGCACATATATTTATTCTCTGTTTCCATATAAAGTTCGTTGCCGATTTAACATCTCCCAATCCGTATATAAAAACATTGAATTAGTGGGTGGAGTAGGAGTTGAACCTACGATGTTTCTAATGTGGGAGATTTACAGTCTCTTGCCCTCGCCTCTAGGCATATCCACCCATACAAAAAGAGTGTGCAGCATACACTACACACTCCAAAAATTAAAATCCAAAAGCCTTTAACATCTTCTGAATATCTTCATGACTTAACTCATCGCTAGAGTAGTAAGAATAACTCATATAAGAGTCGCCATCTGACTTACTAGCAGTAAATCCGTGAGCATTTCCATCTTCGTCTTCAGAAGTATGTAGATAAGTCTCATCATGCGCAGGACAGTTCTCACAATCACCATCGCAGTTATCTTCCTGACCAAACAGAATAACTTCTTTATTCTCATTTACACAATAATCAATGATATTCTGCTCAATATCACCATCCATATCAATATAAAAAATATCTGTTTTATCAAGAACACCAAAGTCCTCAATAGGAACAACAGTGATTACACCACCATCATCAACAGATACTAAATATTCGTCTATATTCATATAATCAACAAGGTCAATCTCTTTAATACTTGTCTCGTCAAGTCTAATAAGAATATCCAAAATATATTCAGCAATCTCTTTATTTACAACCACACCAACTGTTTTATCAGTATGATATAATCTATTGATATAAATAGAGATAATGTCATCAACTTTATCCTCAAGATCAATCATCTGAATGTCTTCATAATTATTTTTCTTCAAACAATTCACGACCTTTCAGATTAAGCAAGTGTCTTTACTGACTTAGAAATCTTAAATGCTAACTGATCCTCTGCATCTTTATGCCATGTAGAACCCTTGTTCTCACCAAGCTGAACAATACCAGATTTCTCATCTACATGCTTTGCAGTAAAGTTTCCAATTCCAATCAGAGGAACTTTCTCTGTCTTATCATTTGTAAGAGTCTCAATTACAACCTCTGCATAAGCTGAGAGAACAGCTTCTACGTCTTTCTGAGAGCATCCTTCTAACTTACCTGCTACATTTCTTAATACGTCATTTTTTACCATTGTTCAAAAATCTCCTTTTAATCTTCATTTATATTTTTTCAAGTGTTTTGTTTATATTTTTCGGCAATATTTTAATTTATTGCCAAAATAATAAGAGGGTAGCGTCCATATAAGGTACACTCCCTCTGATAGTGGTTTCATTAACCGAAAAGACTAATATATTATCTAAAAACGCCAAAATAAGCAAAAAATGAATAATATATTAGTCGTATATTAATTGTAGCTGTGAATATCTGCTTTCACAATTGCTCCGAACTGAGCCGAACAGTGGACCACAATTATTATTTAATTCAATTTAAAAACATATTCCGCAGTTCTTCCCATACCTTCTTTAAACTCAAACATAGAGCATGAAGCATTTGAGGCTGCATTTAATCTCATGGCATATGGATCTATGCCGATTACAGAACCTACTGAAAGAGTAGCAGAATCCATTCCAATTTCTTTAAGGCTATCATGGTGAAGATGTCCAGAAATAGTGTAATCTATGTGGACTCCATAGGTACGAGACATCTCTAATAAGTTATTCTTTAAATTCTTTTTCTCTCCGTGGAAACCTACAACGCAGTATGTTGACATCATAGAATAAGTCATACCAGTAGGATTTTCCAAAATAACAATATTCTCATTGCCCTTTAATCTCTCTTTTATAAGAGCTATCATGATTTTACTAACATTCTCATCTGGAAATGTATTTTTCTTTCCATCTAATAATCTCAACTGATTATGATTAGAATCATAAACCATTTGAAATTTTATGCGTACATAACCACTTAATTTATTCAGCCAATTAGCTAAATAATCAGCATAACGAATACTTGATTCGATCACACCATATCTCAATTTCATAAGTTGTGACATTCTGAGAAGTCCATCTATACCATCACCAAGTTCTACAATTGATAACTCATCAATTCCAAGTTCATCTATTTTATCAATAACTTGATTAAACAGACAAGTCATTCTTTCTTCAAAGATTTCAGGTGAATATTCATTTATAATATTTCCATAAAAATCTTTTATTTCAAATTCACATCCATAATGACAATCGCTGATAGCAAGAATCCAAGATTTTTTATTGAATACTGGCATTGACGGAATACGAGTAGGCGTAGATAACTGAGGCAGAGTAGATATAGCATCTTCAATTTTCTCTACAATCATTTCATCTCTTGCGTCTTCACGTAGCCATCTATTATTTCAATTTTTTCACTTTGAAGTTTCTTACGTTCTTTTTCTAATTTACGTTTCTGAATCTCAATCTCTTTTAACTGTGCGTCAGAATCAACAAACTTCGATTGATTAGCATCTAACATTTTCTTAAACGCTTGGTATTTTTTACGATAGGTGCTTTCACCATAATCGTTACCAGTAAGTTCATTAATCACATCTGCTACATTTTGCCAAGAACCAATTTTATCTTTTTCTTTACAGATTCTATATATAAGCTCCTCATCTGTTTCGTCCTCAAATCTTTTATAAGAAGTTATGGTAATCACATCCCTTCTTACTCTTCATCAGACGGAACATCCAGCTCCTCATCTGTCTTTAATGCAACAGTAAAATCAATTACCTGATTCTTAAATGAAGTAAGCAGATCAGCTACCTTTACTTCCTGCTCCATATCATTCTCATCTGTATATGTAATAGTAGTACAATCCTCTGAAAGCGTACCTGCCTTTACTGTTAATTTATCTGTTGTAGTTCTTGTGAACTTTAATTTACTAGCTGCCATTTTTCAATCTCCTTTTTCTCCAATAAAATAGGAGAGCAGTATGCCCTCCTTAAAATAATTCCTCAATATTTGTAATAATGTGGTCGGCTACGCCTTTTTCAATAATTTCGTTAGCATCTAACCACCAATTTTTACGATTATTTTTATCATATTCACTATCAGTAATTTTTGTATGACTTAAAATAAACTGTTTTGTATCTTCCTCAATTTTCTTAGTTCTCTCTAAATCATCAAGTACCTTGCCAGTGTCTCCGTAACTACCTGTAGAGCCATCATGAATAAGTGCTTCAGTAGATGACAAAATATATCTGTTACCCCTTGGGATACCCATAAGCAAAAGCCCTCCTGCGGAGTAACATTTTCCCATTCCAATAGCATAAACTGGTGTCTTAGAAAGATTACAGATATTAATAAGCTCGTTTATTGCATTAAGAGAACCACCATTTGAATTAATCCAAATCTTAATTGGCTTTCTTTCGGCAATCGCTATATCCTTGTCTTCTCTATTCCATTCAACTATTTCTTGAGTCCATTCTACAATTCCGTCATCAATATCCTGATTAATAAGAATTTCACGATTATTTAATCGCTTATAATAATCAACAAGAGTCGGATCTGCAAGTTTGTAATTTGCTTCACTTCCTAAATTATCAAACTCTAACTGTAAATAATCTTTATTCATAGGCATTTAGCCTCCAATTTTGTAATATTTCTCTATAATGAGATTTTTGTACCGCTATTAACAGCAATAACTTTTGTAGTTTTAAGACAATCAGATATTGCATCTTCTAAATCATGTTTAAACTCAATTTTATTTAAATCACCATGAACTAAATAAATTTTTTCACAATTTATAGATTTGTAATAATTAATCATATCCTGTCGCTGCATATGACTAGAAAATGACTTCAAATCGTAAATCTGCGCCTTATTCTTAAAAGGTTTGCCATTAATATTAATTGTTTTGTTATCTTTACCATGTTTTATTTTCCATGCTAATGTATCTTCACCAGAATATCCCATAAATAAGATACAATCAGATTCTCTTGGTAAAATACTCTGAGTCCACTTAATTGACCTCCCTGCTGTCAACATTCCTGAACTACTAAGAATGATTTTTGCACCTTTGTCTGCAATAGCTGCCTTACTGTTTTCTGGTTGAATAATTCTTTGAACATTCTTCCATGACATCATTTCATCGAATAATTCTTTTTTATCACCTTCAAGAATAGAAGAGTAACAGTCTAACAATCTATTTGCTAATGGACTATCAATTAAAATTGGTACTTTGAAATTTGCATCTTTTCCAAATAAGGAATATAAAATCCATAAGATATATGGAGTTCTGTCAAGTGAAAATGACGGAATAAGAACTCTTGCATTATTGTCAACACAATATTGTTCTATAACAGATTTGATTTTTTCTATATCTTTTTTATATGTTTCTTTAGTACATTGTCTTTCCTTGCTGCAATAAGTACATTCCATTATTGCAATATTAGCCGATGACACAGGTTTAAAATCTTCAACAAAAACTCTTGTATCTTGTGTGGCAATATTACCGAGATCACTTGAAAACAGAATTTTTCTAGTATGTGAACCTCCGTTTATATATACTTCACATTGCTTAGATAGAAGAACATGCCCTGCGTCAGTATATCTAATAGCAAGTTCATCAGATAAATTTACTATCTTATCAGAATCAATCTCTTGAACAAATTCGAGTGCTTTATATACAATATCTTCAGTATAAAACGGCTCATAATTTCTTTCATTTTTAAGATTTATGACTTCAATATCTCTACAATTAATATATGAAGAATCAAGCCACATTTCTTTTAGAATCGAAGTTGAACCTTTAGGTACAATTATTTTTGCATTACATTTTCCACGAGCGTATAATGTTGGAATCATGGCTATATGATCTGCGTGAAGATGTCCAACAATAATAAATTCGACTTCTTGTGGTCTTACTTTTTGAATATATTTCATATTGGCTCTATAATTTTCAAGCACAGTATGATTGCCTTGAATCATTCCACACTCAAAAAGATAGCAATGTTCAGAAGTTTTTATTCGAGTACAACTACCAGTAACACCTTCAGCGTTACCTCCAATAATTTCTACTTTTACTTCATGTTTTTTCTTTGCGATGGTTTCCGACCACCTTTCGTTTTAGATTTCGTCTCTATCCAACGATTTTACTTTTTCTATAATCACTCAAAGCTTTTAAATTCTGGTCATCTTCAACCAGATAGTATTTTGCATGACCACTATAAGTCTTTTTCACATTCTCTTTTCCAATAAGCTCCCTCATTGCAAAAGCTTCTGTTTTGTTAATTAATAAAATAATTTTCACATCCTTTAATTTATTTCCTACAAAGTAGGATAGTAGTGAGCGTGGAGGGATTTGAACCCATCGACACCGTGATTAAAAGTCACGTGCTCTGCCAAACTGAGCTACACACTCAAAATAAAAAAAATCAGCAACCGTACTGAATACCATTGTTTTCAGTACAGCTACCGATTTTACGAAAGAAGAGTGACATCTGAGTATAAAGCTCTTGAAATAGGACTAAAATCTATTTATAATTTCAATCAATTTAAATATCAGATACCAAAAAGGTATCTCAATCATTATCTTTTAATATTAAAATCAATAATCTTCTTATTCTTTAAGAATTTGCTCAAAATTAACGAAACGGTTATCAAAATAATGAAATATATCAAATTGTCAAAATATCAATAGATTGAAATAACAAATTGACGCATAACAATTATGAACATGTGGCGAGTCAGTAAGTAATATTCTATAGAAACCAAGTCTCAACACTTTGCCTAACTCAGTTACCCCTATTATATTTTTGCATGTTTTTGAATATGTAATCAAATACATTTGAATATATAATATACACTTTCTCTTCCTATTTGTTATACTTGCATTAATATTGTATGGCTAATATTAGACCTTGCAGCGTTATAGTTCATCTGCAACTGAACCGATTGACAATCATAATATCAATCTTAGCCCTATTTCCAAAACTTTATGAGAGAAGGAGTAGTGGGATTAACCCACTACTAAATCCTCAAATGAATCATTTATATCAAAGAGACAATCATGAAATACCTGTGTATTAATGTCAATCTCGTCAAGTGTTGCCGAAATCTCATCACACTCATTACGGTATTTCTTGATAAGATTCTTAACAGAAGTTCTGTCATAATCTATACTTGTGGTTCTATTAATGGTGTAACTATATGGCTTCTGCTCGCCATTAACATCGAACTTATAATCTCTACCTGTTGTCTGAATTTCCTTTGGCTTGCGATTAGCAAGTGTCTGAAATACAGAAATAGTACGCTGCTTTCTCTTATTCAGACTAATAGCATTGTCAATATTAATTTCTGTTGTAGCTTTTGCTTCTGCAATAGCTGTGAAAAGTTTCTCTTTCTCGTCAATAACTTTAACAATAAAATCAATAACCTGATTAGGCGTAAAGTCAACATCTATCTGTTTTGCAACAACTACACCAAGCTCATCCTCTGCATCTTTGTTTGCCTTTGAGCGAAGATGATCTTCTTTTGTTGTAGTTACGAAGTCATCTCTACAAAGATAAGTTTCTGCTGAGCTTAACAAATTCTCAAGAAAATTTGCGTAACGATAAGATTCCTTTAAATTCATGTTCATTTCTCCTTTTATTCAAATAATGTGTTTACTTGTTACACTATTATATTCTCTGTTTTATCAGCCAAGAAAAAAGCTGATTTCATTTTAAATCTGCAATGCCACTCAAAAGAGCAGCAGAGCAGACATACAAAGATTGTCGGTTTGTTTCTTCCATGACAATCGTTTTTGTATCATATTTTTGTAAATATTTCACTATATCTACATTTAAGAAAATCGAATTTTTTGTGAAAATGTGCCAAAAAGCCTTATGAATCAAGGAGTTTTGAGGAATATAAAAAGTGGTTAAATTAACGTTTCTCATTGTATTTCTTATATTTTTCCAATTCTTTTTCTCGTGCGCAATACTTACAATAACGATTGTTTGTACCAGTGACTTTAATTTTTCTTCCACATCCATTTGCACACTGTTTATATCCCTTTTTAAAATTCCCTATGTACTGATTACCAATATTCTCAAATTGAGTTACCTTATAGGCAATATCATCATCTGTATCTCCTAAATCTATTTTAATATTAAGATTATTCACCTTTTTTCCGAAATGAATATAACCATTACTATATAACTCATGCAATAATTCATTTCTTTTATCGGATGAGAGAGTAACATTGGCAAGTTTAAATACTTCTGAAAGACCTTTTGAGTCTTTTTTATTTATCCATCCTTCACTATTCATATATCTTGCAATAGCAAATAATGTAAACATAAATTTCTTTTGGCGATCATTTGGAAGAGATTCCACGACTTTTAATTCTTTTTCATAGATAGGAACATACTCAAGTTCCCTAAAGAGATTTTTTGATTCTGAATCATATAAATCAATACATGTTTTTTTGATTTTGTTAGCATATCTATATTCTTGATATCCTTCAATATTGAATTCAAGCATCTTTGCTTTGACTGTATCAATTAGAATATTTGGATCTTTATCTCTATCAAAATAATACTTAGCAATCAATGTTATCAGATATCCATTCGAGATATTGTCTGGTTTATTACCAGACGCTAATATCTCTCTAATATATTCTTTTTCATTCAGTATATACAACTTCTTCCTCCATTTCTTTTAAACGTTTAATAATTAGTTCTCCAATACAATCCCAACAAAACTGTCTATTACCTTTATATCCATAAGTCATATCAAGAATGATGTTCATACGCTCATCATCATTTGGACATATTTCTTCAGCTTTCTTCTTGAACATTTCAACCATACTTGCACGTTGATAATATTTGTCGAATTCATCCTGTTTATCAAAGATATCAGTTCTATTTAGCTGTATTCCTTTTTCTTTTCCCTGTTTCTTTTTATATTCTTTAATGCATTCACAATAATATTGTTCAAGTTCTCGCAGAGCTTGTCTGTGTTCTTCAGTACAACGTCTTTTAACCTTCAATGTATTATAATCAAATGAAGAATCCTTATGTAATTGAGATTTATAACCATCTAACTGACTTTCAACATATTTACAAATCTGATTCATAGAACAATTCCCTGTACCAACTGGCATTTTTCTCTCATACCAAAAAAGAAAATCTTCTTGTTCTTTTGTAAGGGTATCTTTATTATGTAAATCCTCGATAGAACATTTATAGATAGCATAGCATTTAGCATTACTTTCTTTAATGTATTGCTTGTACTGTCTTTTTGTTTCATCGTAAACATAAATCATAAAGTAGGGCTTTCTGTATGCGCAAAGCGATTGCAAATATTTATTCTCTCCGCAAGCACCTAAATTGTACCAACTGCTTTCCATTGGTTTTGCAATGATGCCCTTAATTTTGTCCAACTCATTTTGTTGATAGAGCTGACCACATTCTATTCTATATTCTAATTCTTTATATTCAGGTGAATCTTTCTCGAAATGAGATTGAACTTCCATCATAGATGTGACATAATTAGTGATTGTTCCAACTTGATTTCCCATACCTGCTTTATTTGTCTTTTTAACAGCAGCTTCAGTGACAACAATTTTTTCCGCATTTCGTTGGACACATTCAATAGCAGGTAGGTATCTATAGCGTCTTTTCATAACAGGATTATTAGTAGAAAAGTTCAGATCCGAGTCCCAGTCTTCCCCATTCTCAGCCATACAAAATGAATCCCAACCGTTTATAATCATGATAGTATTCATATATTGATACCAATACCGACATTCATCCGAATTATTGATATTACACATTCGAATATTATTATGACTTGTCATTGGGCTTCTAAAGAGTACAATTTCATCTTCATTTTTATCAATCCAAAATTTTGAATAACATTCATTTGCTTTTAATAAACCTGTAACTTCCAATCCACAAAGAGATTGCATAAGAGCAAATGGATCGCCACTTGCAATCTGATAGTTACCTTTTACAAATAATTTACCAATTTTCGCATCATTCATTTTTTTCTTGATATATCTATGTACAGAGTCGATTATATATGGATCTCCCAACATATATTCGCTTGTATATAAAGCACGTTGCCATGAATTTACATCAGTTTTTTCGTTAATACCAAGAAATTTAACGGTAGAAGAGTAGTCGCCACACATAGCATCTTTTAAATAGTTGATTGTTGGTGCGCACAATTCCTCAACATCTTCGTCTGTAAATTCATAAGACTGAAGATATTGGTAATTCAATTCTCTCTGTTCTTCAAGAACATGTGGTGAAATTTTTGTTACAGAAAATCCGTATCCACATTCCTTATATGCATTCACATATTGCTCAATATTATCATACGCTCCCCATAATTTAAGAGAAGACTCTGTGACAATCATTTCACATTGACGAATATCTTGCATATTTCCCCAAATATCTTCAATCATATAATTACCATTATTGTATTTTTCAATAAATTCATAAATAGGAAACGGATAGAGCATTCCTTTGAGCCATGCATTTCTCAAGCACACACCGCCAGGAATATAATCAAGACCTAAAGATTCAGCTACTCGCTGCATATATTGTATAGTACAAAGATTAAAACCGTCAGATACATTGTTTTCAAGAGCTTTATCTTTAATAATTTCTCTTGTCGGTTCTTTTGAATCGCCATCATCATCGAGTGATATAACATCTGCAAAATATTGTGTAATACAATCTTTTACGACCAAAATTCCATGTGGATCACAAATCGGTTGTGATGCAGAACATGTTAATGCTTTGTAAGCTTCGTATTTTGCAGGAACTAATTTAGTATCTGGATTTCTCTTACATTCACATAATTCATTTAATTTGTCAATGTATTGTGAATTGCAGAAGAGAAGAGTATTGTTTTTTAATCCACCAGTAGTTCCAACAAAGCGTTTATAATTAACACCATTTATGGTAACACCTTTTTTACCAGTCACTCTTGCAAAATCAGATTTTTTATCAACAACTACCTGCATAAATATCTTTGAAAAATCAATACTCCAAATAGGTTTTTCTAAAATCTTATTTGCCATTATGCGGAACTCTTGAGCTTCAAACAGTGATATGAGTTCCTGATATTTAAAAGCCTCTTCTTTGGTAATCTGTAAATCCCAATTAGAATACTTTAGTTTATTTGTTCCAATTTTAAAAATCTCATATTGAGGTACGCTAATACCAGCCATAAATCCTCCTTTTGTTTATTATTAATATTTTCTAAGTTCATTTAGCATAATTTCCACATTATCTCCATGCAATTCAATTGAAATTTCTTGATAACCGCTATACCACGGATTTGTATAACAATCAAATTCAGCACATATGTCAATGATTTTAGATTGAATTGTGTTTCGTTTGGGTTCTAAAAATCTTTTCCTTTTAGTTGTATAGCATTCATATATTTTTCCAACTTCATCAGATCTTCCAACCATTATTTCATGTTTTTGAACTGTTGCAGTCAGAATGTAGTCGATGGCTTCTTTGTAATATTTCTTTACTGTTCCATCTTTCTTTTGAAAACAATACACTTTGAATCCTCCTTTTTTATCTACACTTATATATTCTCCAAATAAAATTTCTATTTACTTCTTAATAATGAATTCCTTCTCCATCCACTTAATATACACAACGTTAGGCAAGTCATGTATCTTAGGTACAAGTCCATCGAGTTTATAAATAATCCATTTTATCTTTCTTTTAATCCAATTCATACGACATCTCCTTTGTAATAACTCCCATTAAATCAAGTAACCTATTAACAGTTAAGCAGTCTTTGTGATAAGTCCATCCATTAATCTCAACGTAATCATCACCCTCAAGGATATACTCATCACAATAACCGCACTTAACTCTTGCCTTTTTACTTGGCTGCCAAAGAGGACATCTGTAATCATGCTCACCTATTCCTCTACAGTATGGACAGCTCATGATCTGTTCTCCTCATTCTCAAATTCAGCATTGCCACGCTCAAAACATTTCTGTGTATACTCATAAGTCTCAATCGACTTGTCAAAGTATGAACTATTGGCAGCTTGTTCAACGATTGCACACACATCCTTCTTTATTGTCTCTCTTGTGCTTGTAATATATTGAGTATTAATTTCCTGTGAGCAAATCTGCATTCTGTCGTCAACTTCAGTATTACGAAGCCACATGCTCAGTGCATACTTGTTCATATCCTTAACATATCTGTATATGCAATCAACCACATAACCTTTATATTGATTCTTTGGTAACTCGACAGTTATCATTGTTCCTTGATAATAATTTCTCAGCATAATGTAATCCTTCTTTCTATTTATTGTTGTTTATTGTAATTTGAAAAATGTATTCTTAGACGAGTATTTCTTCAAGAGTAATGGTAGAATTTTCTGTATACTGTCAGAATAGTAAATTTCTGGCTAGAAATGGTATCTCAGACACTTTTATTCTCACGAGCCTTGCGAAGTCTTTCAGCAGAAGCTTTCTTTTGTTCATCTGTCATAACTCTTGTTGTTTTCTTTGCCCTAAAGCTGATAAGCGTTTTATCCTTTAATAAATATTTTTTACCTCTACCTGTATATTCTATAAGAGAGTACATATCAGGGCTTTCCTTACATAACTTGTCCAATTTCGTAATATATGTAGAATCGGAAGCATATATTGTTGCAAATTTCTCATCACGCATTGCATTAATGCAAATTTCCTGCTCTTCAATTGATACACTCATATTTATATCTGCCATTATTTTTGTCTCTCCTTATAATCATCTAATACAACTCTGTTTCTTACACATGACCTATCAAATCGCCATGCAGATTCAATACGTTCTGCAATATTTCGACTGCCTTCATAATCAGTGCAAAAATCTGATATACAAATATTTCCCCCATATGTATTTGCATATTTATGATTCTTTGACTCGATAGTTACAGTTCTGTTCATTTAATAATTCTCCTTTACTGTTTAAAAATAATTTGTTCATTGTAATCAGCTCCTTTGAGTGCTGCGTTTATTGTTCCTATATTTTATTATTCTCCAAAAGCTCTATCTGTTTTTTTATTTCTTTATCAGGACTATATTCTTTATCAATCCTTTGTCCATGTTCATCATGAATAAAATGTCTGTAATCAGCAAACACCTTTGGAGTAGTAGCATATTTTTCTTTGCCATCCTTAATATATATTTCTCTCTTCATAGGCTGACATTTCACAATTTTGAGTGCTTCTAAAATATTAACTATGCGACTGATATATCTTTCAGAAAGTTCAATATCTTCTGAAATAGTCTTAAAATATCTATAACAACATAGTGGTTTACCGTCCATTCGATTCAAATTAACACGAATATAAGAGAGTACAAGTAAGATATAAGCTGATGATATTCTTGCAGTATCAATCTCTTTATCCTTCAATTCTTCTTTGAAATTTAATATTGCATCTAACTCATCAAAGTAAATGATTCCAAACTTGTCAGGTACATCGAATTTTTCTATATTAAGTTTTACTTGTTGGTATTTGACCGAATTGGTCTTTTCTTTTAGACATTTCTCAAAATCTGGACACAATTCAAAGTATCCATAATGAGAGAGAAGTAATAGAACTTCATAATATTTCTGATTTATCTTTCCATCTCTGTAGTTAGGTTTCAATTTAGACCAGTAGCAAAGTTCTGTTGTAGAAAATGCCACTGTGTCATCAAGTGAACGCCTTGCACAAAGATATGAGAAGATTATCACACGTTTAGATGAGAGATCTTTATCATAAATGATTTCTCGTGGAATTTTTACATAGTTTGGCAAGACGTATCACCTCACCTTTAATATTTAACCATATAAAAATATGCCTTTGACTGCAATAAGGTATTTTTAGAATAAGGTCTTTTTTCTTTTTTGTTATACTTATTAAAAATACAGTTTGCAACAACAATTTGTTTCTCTTGATTAGGATTAGTTGCCAATGCAACTCCAATTTCTGATTTTTTTAGAAAAGATAATCTTTGAACAAAAAGTTTATCATCAATTTCATTTTTATAATTTTCATAAAAGTTACAAAATCCGTTCAAGAATAACTGAGATATAAAATCTTTATCTCCGTTCCAAGTATTATAAAGTAACGTTAGGAATCTTTCAAAATCAACTTGTCCAAGTTTATCTAAAATTCTTGCTACTGTAGTTGTCATATGTATTCTTCCGTTTTTAGAAGTAGAACAAAAGTCAAAAATAAAACCAACTTTTCTAATGGTATCTACAAAGTTTACAGTGTAATCATCATTTGCCTCATAAGCAGCTTTATATAATTCCATAGAACCAATTGTTCTTTTTTCGTTTTCCAAATCAACAAATAGTTTACATTCACCTTCAGCAGTTAAACCATAATGAACCCAACATGGAACTGGAATTTTAACACCAGTTAATTTCTCAAGCTCTTTAATACCTGTAAGTCTATGTTTTCCGTCAATAACATTGTACTGCCCATCACGATAGCTTACTTCCAATGGTCTCAATAAAGACTTTTTAAATTCATTAACAATTTTATCAACAATAGACTGGTCAAATACATTCTGGTAGGATAAATCAGCATGAAGCATACTAGAATCTAAACGCTCATATCTTGGCTCAGATTCAATATCTCCATATTTAATTAACATTTCTTCATTTGATAAATTTTCTTTCTTCATTTACGTTTCCTCAACTTTCATTTTATTATTTAATTTTTCTTGTATATCAAAGACATTGGATACAAAATTCTCAAAAACATTATTTGCTTGTTCAATATGTTCTTTATCCATTTTTTCAACCACGCATAACAAATCAAATAGTCTATCATTAATTTGTGAAATAAAATCTGTACAAGTTTCACTTAACCAACTCAATTCATAATCTTGATTTATTTGATCTTTTGCATTTTTTGCTGTTAAAACATCTTCATATACATCTCTTATATTCTCCGTTTGATTTGATTTTGATTGCATTTTTGGAGCATTAACATTTTTTTCAGCCTCTCTACGAGCACATTCTTTGCAGATAGTATCATTCCCAAAGAAGTCAATAATCTTCTTCTCTTTTCCACAGATCTTACATATACGAGTTGCTTTTTCTCTTATCTCTCTATATGCAGTTCCGATTTTTACTTCACCAGTTTGGACTTTCTTTTTTAGATCTTCGTCATCTGTTTTCATAATTGCATCATATCTAGCAACAGTACCAGTTCCAACACCTGACATTTTTGCTACTTGCTCACGAGTATGAGTAGGGGAAGTATGAGATTTCGATTCATTACACCCTCCGTCCATTTGGACGGAAGATGACTTTTCTTCACGTCTTTCTTTAGAATAACCCTCTAACATTTTTCCTTTATTTTCCAATGCAATTTCCTCTGCCACCATAGAATTAGCATAAATCAATTCACCTGGCGAAAGATTACGTCTTGCGTCTTGATGAGAAATCATCCACTGCATAACATCAGCTCTTGTACAGTCTTCTCCTAAAAAGTCTTCTACATTTTCTGTATTAAAATCAATATTGTATTTTTTCATAAGTGGATAACGATTATGACCATCTACAATAATATTGCTTTTCCATACATATAGTGGCGTTCCATCGTATTTTTTAGATATTTTTTCTTCAAGTTCATCAAGTTTTTCCTTTGATAAAGGCTTAAAAAGTGCCTTTAATTTTGGATCTGTTCTTAGTTCTTTCATTTCTTTCCTTTCTTCTAAAACATAATTTATAGTTACAATTTGTGAGATGAGAGTGTAATAAGTGATTCAATAGTATATTCTCCATTTGAATTCACAAAAACATTAAAAGTTGCACTTGCATGAAATTGTTAAAAATTCATTTAGGTACATACAGCATGTACCTAAAAGTGAAAATTTACTTCATTTGGGTACATCCCAGCTATCAATTTTGTGCAGTCTATATCTATATAGACTCATATTATCAAGAGAAGAATATTCCGTTTGTATTTCGCTAACGCTACATACAAACTCCATAATTTTTTGATTGATTGTTATTGGTTAATTTAGGTACATGGTGTTTTGGATTGATGGTTTCATTTGGGTACATATATGATGTACCTATAATTTTATTCTCTTTTTTAATTATTATTCTGTTCCAAATCAACATACTTCTCTTTGTAAATATCCTCTACAAAGAATACTGGCAATTTATCATGATATTTTTCATATAATTCATCGTCAGGAATATGAGAGTAACATTTACCTATTGGAGTATCTACTGTTCTAATATAATCTTTTACAATAGATTTATTTTCCTTGAATTGCTCATTTATTTTTCCACAAATAGTACAGTAGGTATATAAACCTATATTAAGATGAGTTTTTCCTATAAATGTGGATCTGTATTGAATTAAACATTCTTCATAATGATGTTTGTGTTTTGATTTGCGATTACTCTTTGAGATATTACTTTCTTTCTGCTTGAGATATTTTGGTATTTCATTTTCTTGTATCATGTAATTCCTCCTTGATATATTATTCTCTCCTTTGATATTGGCTTGTTATTGTCTGTCTACCCTAGAGATATTCTTCTCTTGCTTACGCTGCGAAAAGATCGTCCCTATCAAGGGACTATATCTATGCTGGCGCATATACGCATATACGCACATATTACATACATTGCTATTTTTTCCTTATTGGAATAGTAGATTTGAAAAATATATTGTTTAGCCAATAAAGTGTAAGGGTAGTAGGTTAGAACTTTCTACACACTGTCAGGACAGTAGATTTTCAGCTTATAGAGGGTATTATGAGAATGAATGTTATACATTTTATATAAAATACGTTGCAATATTGATGAAATGTTTAGTTATATTGTATAGTTTGGGATTTGAAGTTAAAAAATATGACCTTGTATTTTACGTTTTAAGGTATGTAAAAGAAAGTGTGTGGAGAAGATTTGTTGACTAAGAATTAGAATGGCTTATTTGGGCTAATATGAGTGTTAGAGAGTGTGAGTGTATATTTTGGCATAAAAAATACTCCCTAAAAGCTAGGGAGTATCAAAAATAGTAGGTATTTTCGCATTAATATTGATTGATTCTGCAAGATTGTATTTATCAAGCTGGTTATCTACAACTGATTCAAATAATTTACGTAGCGTGAGATTATGTTCTATTACATCCAGCGTGTAAGCAGATTCAAGTTTATTCTCGTAATAGTAGTTATCTATTTCTTGATTAAGATCTATATCAGGATATGTGTTCTGTAATTCTCTGTATAGATTTTTATATAATTCTTTGTGTGTGATATGAAAATAATCTGTTAAGAGCTGATATTTTGGGTACATCTTAGTTGACCAATATGACCATTTCTTCTTAGATATTTGTTGTGGTTCTTTAAGTGAGTTTATTTCTTGCTGCATTGATGTCATTGTCTGTGTGAGAATAGTGAGTGTATTAGTTATTGTGTTTAATGTTTCTGTTATAGGTTGCATATTTATATCTGATATAGTTTTGTGATCTATAAATACTGAAGCTAGTACATCTGCACATTTATCTTGATATGTAATAAGCTTTTCTGATAATTCTGGCTGAGTTTGTTTCATCTTTGGTGTGATATTAATTTTGGCTAATGCAATAGGTAATTTTCTTTGTGAAATACACCATATCTCATTTACGCTTGGCATATTCAAATCCACTCCCGAAAATTTTAGGGTGTGACTTTTGAGTAGTTCATCTTTTAAAATTTTATTCTGTTGATGCTCTACTTGTTTGGAATTAAATCCTATCCCTCTAAGAATGTGTGTGATTGCAGTATAGATTTCGCCAGTTGCATTATCTTTAAGTGCAATGAGATCGTCTCCATAGAAATTAAAATTTGTTACTTGTAATGCTGTTTGTGTATTCATTTGAGTTCTCCTTTAAGTTGAATAATTATTTTTTTGTATTGGTTATATAGTTATTCTCTTATTGGAGTGATTTTGTATGCAGTTTTTGAGTACCCCTGTGTAGGGAGTGTGATGAGAAATAATTTGGACGATTTTGAGGTGAAAAAACGTTATCGGTAAAAGTGCCTATAAATAAGGAAGATTTTGGAATTGTGGATGAATTTTTGGTGGATAAGGGTTTAATTTTGGGGTTGTGAAGCTGGGAAAATGCTTGGTTTTAATGGGATTTGACGATATGAGGTGCGATAAGTGGTTTGAGATGGGGAAATTGGGATTTTGCTTGATTTTGTTTGAGATTTTGAGAATTGGGGAAGAATGGATTTTTAATAATATAAAAAATTTAAGTTGGTGTGTAGATAAATCAGCTTAATACAATTCCAGGAAATACAAGGCTTCTTTTAGTTTTTGCCACCCCCATTCTCGCCATATTCAAAACTACTAAAAATAAGCATTTTTGTGGGTTTTGCACCGAAAAATCAAAAAATTTTTTGTGGCATAATGCAATCAAGCTGAACGGCTGACGAGCAGTTCAGTGAAACAAAATAATTTTTATAGTCTATTAGTTAGACAGAAAGGTTGGTACAATATGAAAGAATTAAAGAATGCCGTTATCGTTAATGGAGTAGCTTATCAGATTAATGCTACAGAAGCACAGAAAATTGCAGAGTTATTAGGACTTACAAAAGTCGCACAGACTTCAACACCTAAAAAATCAGAGTCTAAGAAAGAATCTAAAAAACAAACTTCAGAGCCTAAGAAAGAGGCACCTAAGAAGGAGACTCGGATTGTAGGTTCTCTTGAGTGTAGTGGTAAATTTGTCCGTACAGTCAAAGGTGCTTTCCTCAACTCAAAGGCTAGATATGCTATAGGCATGAGTGCTACAGAGGATTTTGGAGCAACTAAGCTTCACAAAGGTGATAGCCTTTATGACAGATATTCAAAAGAGGACAAGTACGTTCAAATCTATGTATTCCCTACTGAGGAGGATGCTACAAAGTTCATGGATAATCAGCAGAGCCGTATGAATAAAACTAAATAACTCGACTAGGCGAGTATAAACCGTGTCAAGCCTAGTGCGTTACCCACTCTTTGAGTGGGTAGGTCACAAATTTACATTCTCATTTGTGATGGATTCTCCATCCGTGTATTAATTTACATTCTCATTGATGCACCTAATCAATCCATACATACAACAAAATAAAACCGTGATAAGCCGTAGAGGTATGACAGACATTCCCAAACGGTCTGTTAAATTCACCCAAAATTAGAAAGACGCAATATATAAGTCTGTGTTTATGGGTTTTAGTGAGATAAACCGACTCACGCTGTCAACACATAAGCATAAACCGACAAGTTAGGAGGTGTGCGTTAATGAGTAGGTGTCATATTCAGACTTTAGGTTACTTAAACAAGCATAGTATGTGTTCTAAATTATCAACACAATGACATGCAAGGATAAGTGTCATTTGTTGGATATAGTCATATAGGGCTGACAAGGAAGTTACGGAGCTTCACCAAGTTGCTAGGTCAGCGATTGTATTTATACAATCGGGAAAATCTGGTAAAGCGAGCAAGAAAGTGGTGTCGTGTGGCAGATACACTCGTCATAGTGCATTGGAAACACTATCTTATAGCAACTTGGTACAAAAACGGTAAGTGATTGACACAACGAGCCGTCATAAAAATATCCAGTTCAACAACGATTACTTGGTATCTCGAAACAAGAAATTGGTTGGCTGAAAGATTTGGTCTGACGCTGACGAGGTAGACTGAATCAGATATGAAATATCAAATATTGGCATTAAATCAATAAAAGATTAGTGTCTGACGTTGGTATTAACAGTCTGATTCATTTGAAAATAGCAGTATTGATTGAATTAAGTAAGTCTAAAAACGAATACTCGGCAATACGAATTGACGGATATGGTAACACATAAGAGTTAGTGGTAACACTAATGTTGGATAAATCTGTTGGTATCCATGTGTGAGGTTTAATCAGCACAATCCCTGATTTATAAGTCCTAATTATTAACAGTATATTCTGTAATCAGTTCGAGAATGAATATAATAAACGTCACTGATAAAACCGTATGTCTTGTAATCGGTTTGTATAAAACAGTATAAGATATTCGTAATAGTTGGAGCGAATTAAAATAATAAACTATTAACTACATAAGGTTTAGTCACCAGATAACAAGTAATAAGTGCATATACAATTTGAAGCTTGAGTGCTACCCATGAGGTTATAAGTTGCGTATATAGTGAATGATTTGAGGGCTACTTGTTCTTTGTGCTTACATGTGGTGGATAATACATAGCTAACAACTTTGTATTTATCAGTAGGTTCGATTCCTACAAGCACATTTGACAATATTATTTAAAATAACAAGGAGGAATAAAATATGTCAAAGGAACTTTACAACTACAAACGAGGTGCAATTAAAATTGCAAAGGAGTTGGGATATGACGATTCAGTTATATCTCGGCTTAGAGATTCAAGTACAGAAGTAGAAATCTGTAAAATAATGCACACAGCAAGAGAAAATTATTAAAAAGGAGGTAAACAATCATGTTCACAATCAGACACAATGGAAATTTCGTATGTCTTTTTTGCGAGCAAAATGGGCGATTTTGAAAGGACAATGATTTTTAATTATATGCATTTGCATAATTTAAAAGTCGCAGCATTTGATATTGGTTGTGTAACGCAAACTATATCAATAAATGATTTGTTTTAGAAAAAGGAGGTAAGCGAACCATGAAACGCAAAATATTATATTTTATCACAACATCAGTACTCGTAATGAGTGCTTTTTTAATAGGCAAAACAGCTCATCAGCCATCAATCCCAGTCGATGACGTTGCAGCTTATTATGTAGATAGCAACGGAAATCTCAATCTTGAGATGAAAGATGTCCGTTGCATTAATGATAATTGGAACAACCCAATTTACACGAACTATCTGGCAGAGCAAGGTGTTCCAGATATCACGGCTCAAATAGAGAATAATATATTAAACCTTGCCTCAGTTACAGATTATGAGGCAACCGAAACTACATTGACACTTACAGACCGCAATGGTGATTCGTGGGTAATAGAGAAATAGAAGGGAGAATAAAACAATGGCAGAAGCAAAATATAACGCTATCCGCATAGCAACACAATTATGCTATAGCGAAACAACAATCAACAAAATCAAAAATGCAACAACAGAAAGCGAAATCACACGGATTTTGCGCACAGCAAGAGAGGAGGAACTGTAAAATGCAGAAAGCAATTATGTACCGTGCTTACAACGGAGCAGAGATTATAGACACAAGACCAGAGGCTGAAATTGCATATGATAATATGCGTTATGCAGAGGAACTTGCAATAAAGAGAAGTAAAAGGCAAAACAAACCACATAAAAGTTTTGCGGAAATATTATCCGCATTACTCTAAAGGAGGCAAACAATGGTAAAAGGCTATGTTGTACCAAATGGGTACATGGGACTTGTAAAGGGAAAATATCAGCTCTTTGCAAGCGAAAATGATTATCTTGAATATGTATTGATTAACGAGGAGGTGTAGGACATGTTAGACTACAGAGATTTTTACCGCATAGCAGACTATGCAAATATGAATTGGAAGGGCGGTTTTGCCCCAATCGAGATAGCTGAGAATGCATATAACTATTTATGCGAATTTCAGTCAAGTAAGGAGAAGGGAAAAGCAAATGATACAATCAACTATTTGCTCACTAATCTCGATGCTGACATAGAGAACGGAGAAGATTTGGAGGATGTTCGCTACTGGACAAGCGAAATCCGAAAAGAATTGGGCTTAAACCAATAATTTAGTAACTAAACGGTTTGTCAAAAGGCAAACCGTTATTTTTATACCAAAAATTATTAATTAAGGAGGCACTATTATGTGTAAGAGAGTTTATTTAAAGGCAAAGGAAGCAGAAATGGAAATGCAGGAAGTACGGAATGCAGAGGGATTCACAGGTAAAACAGAGAAACTTCTGATTGCGAATATGGTAAAGGCAGCTAAGAATAATTCTAGGATTGGAGATAAACTGCTCATGGTTGTTGATCCAAAACAGATTCATATACCAGAGTGGCAGAGAAGAATCAAGCTTGCAAGGGCTTATTCAATAGGCAATAACTATAACTCATACAAGTGGGATGAGCCAAAGGTATTACTTTGCGATGGATTACTTCTTTGTATTGACGGACAGCACAGAATTTATGGTGCATTTAAGGCAAATAAGGAAGATGTAGTTGTTGAAGTAATGGAATGTAGTCTTGAAGAAGCAATTGATTTGTTTCTTAGTCAGTCAACAGACCGTGCAAAGATGCAACCAATGGATATATATCATGCAGCTCTTGCAGCAGGAAAACCAGAATATACTGCTTTACGTGATATTTGTCATAAGCATAATGTAGCCGTTAAGGGAGACGATGAGACAGAGAATACAGTTGGTGTATTAACTTCAATTTCCGATGGAATTGGATTTACAAAGACAAATCCTAAACTTCTTGATTCAATGCTTACTCTGCTTGGAAAGCTTGGTTGGAATGGATATGCAGATAGTTACAACGGAAAAGCATATACTGCAAAAATTATCCGTGCTTTAAAAGCATTATATGCTTACTGCGAAGGCAGAACAGATGAGATGGAGAAAGCCTTAATTAAGCATTGTAAGGGAACTGAATATTTCGTTGAAAATATAATGGATAAAACACAGGCACAGATTTTTGATTATCTGTCAGAAATTGTACGTTACGAAATGGAAAGTCCATTTACAGCAACAAAGAAAAAAGCAACAAGAAAGAAGGCAATTTAAGAGAATAACTATATGCAAAGGAGGTGCATAGTTATGGTATATGCATAAATAATACATAATAGCTGAGATAACGGCTATACGGTCAAATAAATAAAAGGAGAGAAAACAAATGAGCAAAAGATGGCATAGTGATATCCGCATAGTTAATCCAATTATGGAAGCAAACGGATACCATATCAAACGGAAATCAGGTTCTCATTTCATATATGAGAATGAAAAGGGAGATGTAATAAGTCTTCCAGAGTCGTTAAATAGAATGCTATGGCTTGGTGAATGCAAAAGGCATTCGCTAAAAGGCGGTAAAGATGTGTTATCAAAAATTAGCAGTAGGAGGTAAAAAGAATGAAGTGGACAGAGATTTTACGGAATGGAGACTATGCATTACTGCAAAGCGAAAGTGATACACAGTATGCAGTTGTAAGTGGTTATGATCCAATGCAGCCAGAAGGTCAGCAGTGGGCGCATGGAACGTATTTTACTTATTTCCAGAATAATCTTAAGAAGATGTTATATCTTCAATCAGCTTATGATTGCTTTATGGAAAAGGTAAATGCAGATTTTATTCCACGTTGTAGATTAGAGGAGTTAGCAACGCTTTTCAAGGACGGACTTATCTCTGATGATAGGGGAAGTGCGTTAGAGTATTTTGATGAAATCTGTGAGATGTCAGAGGAAGAGAAATCTTTCTTTGGCATCGAAGAAGATAGTCCGATAGCAAACACAAAGTTCGAGAATCCAATGTATAACAAGGGTTATGACGATGGATTCTCTGATGGGGCAAACAGTATAGAGGAGGAATAAACAAATATGGGACAAGAGTATGAATATACACCAATGCAAATGGCTGAAAAACTGCTTGAATTTAATAGAGATTTTTCAGACGACACAAAAGATATCCAAAACGAAAAAGAGTATGTAGCAGAGTTATTTGAAAAATTACAGAACTCAAATGAATTTAACATCCTTGCTCATTATTTAGACACAATGTTCATGGATGAGGTTTTTAACAAGTAAATGGATATTTCATTAGAAAAGGCAGGTAAAAAATTATGATGAACGAAATTATTATGGAGTTAAACAATAAAGGATACAAGGCAGAAAGTACAACAGTGGTAAAAAATGGAGTTGAAAAAGTCGGTGTGATTATTGGAGAAGGCACAATAAGACCTACTATTTATCCTAACTTAAATCTTACAGTAGATGAGTGTGTAAGTGAAATTATTAATATTTATGAAAACATTCCAAAAATGGATATAAATACGGATAAGATCGTAAAGTGGGATTATGCAAAGAATAACTTGCAACTGTGTTTACAGAGAAAGACGAATGAAAATATTTTAAAGAGGGATTATCTTGATATGGAAATATATGTCAGGGTAAAAGTCGCAGAAGATGCTACATACAAGGTAAAGCCAGGGATGTTTAAAGAAGTAAGCGAAGATGAGATTTTTGCAAGAGCATTGTTAAATGCAAAAGAAAATATTCTTGTTGAAGATATGGCAAAGATGCTTGCCAATATGATAGATTGTGACGAATTTCTTGACACTGATGAAGTGAGAATGATTATTGTTACAAATAAGGAAAAGGTAAATGGAGCAGTTGCAATTTGTGATAAAGAATTGTTAAGCAATATTGCAAGGGAATATAATAGTAACCTTGTAATTCTTCCATCAAGTATTCACGAATGTATTATTCACATCGACAATAACCCAGATATGGAAATGTATTCAAATATGGTTCGTGAGGTAAATGAAACACAAGTTGAACCTGAAGAAGTATTAAGTGATCACGCTTATTTCTTTGATAAAGAAACTTGTGAGATTAGCTGGTAGTAAATGGATTCTTCGGAAAGGTAAAGGTGATTATATGCAGATAATAAGAGCAACTAAAGTTTTTGCAAAAGAGCTGACAAAACAGCTAAAAGGAAACTATTGTATAGAGTCTGTAGAGCTTGTAAAAATTCCACGAGACAGAGCTTATGTTACAGTAGGCAATGGTTATTCGGACATAGATATTGACTGGGATGATAATACAGTCAAAGTACTCAAGGTAAATTATAAACCTGAATGTTATGCTATGTCACAGTATATCACAACTGGCGAACTTGGTAAATTGGCAAGAGGAATTGTTGATTTGACAATGGAAAATTATGTAAGCGCATTTAAAAATGCGTATGAGATTTAGTGTGAAATGGAAAGGTAAAGGTAGAAAAATATGAAAAAATCTACAACAGTAAAAACAAGAACACGAGGTTATGTATGGATTGATACTTGTTATACATTGGATCACGGATGGGAAACAATGGTTTTTGCAAGTGATGAAAATGGAAATGTATCAAGTTGGATGGATTTAGATTGTGATATTTATGCAACCGAATCTCAGGCAAATGAAGGTCACGAAGAAATGGTTGAAAAATGGAAGAATATGTAACCGTGAAATGCGTGTTTCTTTGGAAAGGAAGGTAATTATGATGAAATGGAAATTATTTTGCACAGTAACAATGAAAAGCTATGAAGTAGAAGCGGAAAATGAATTTAATGCACGAAAAAAATTAGCAAGTGAATTAAGCGTACCATTATCTTGTATTGATGTGTTTAGATAAGATAAATAAAAATGCGAGCTTCTTATGGATTTTAAGAAAGGTAAATGGTGATTAAAAATGAACGAAAACATTGTATTGGACAGAGTTACAAGTGAAAACAAAAGCGAATGTTGTGATTTTGTAGCATGTAATAACTGCGGAAGAGCAATGCTGATAAATCACGGAGAAAACACCTGTCCCGAATGCGAGTGTAATGGAACTTTATCATGGATGGAAGAAGATTTCGAGGAAATCAATTATGATAATGCACCAGATGTATTAGCAGGAATGGGATATACATTATGCGATACAGAGTAAAGAAATTTGTATATCTCATTAGAAATGGAGGTAAGAGAAATGAGTAAATGGGTTTTAATAGAGGTTGAAAATCAAAATATAAATGAACCGGATACATATAATTCTTATATAGAAGCTTATGATGAAATGAAAAGCAGATATGAGAATTTAGTAGAAGAAGGAGATGAAGCGTCCATTGATGAATATGATGCGAATATTCAGACGGATTCATATAATATTGATTGGAAAATATATGAAGTAGAAACAGAGTAAATTCGCATTTCTTTAGAAGATTGGAGGATAGGATATGATTACAAGAGAAATGATTAGAAATGGTTTTGAATCTGGAACTGTTTCAATCGAAGAAGAATATGCAGGATGTATTGGCATTTGCTGTAGAATTGGTGATAACGCATTTTATTTTCTCGGTTCAGAAGATGATGATTTAACAAAAGAAGAATATTGGGAATCATATACATTAGATATGACAATAGATATGATTTTTAATATACTGAAAGACGTTGAATCTGCTGAAGAATATGGATTAGATGAAACTGAGTTAGATTATTATACATCTGTATTAGCGTATTAGCCGAATGAAACTAAGATTTATTAAGGAATTGGAGGAACAAAGATGGTGAAATATACAGAAATTTCTGATTTGAATAGTGATCAGATAAAACTGATTAACAAAAATGGATGGTGTATTTTTACAGAATGTGATGGTAATGGAACATATTATTATCATAAAGGGATTCATTGGGTAAACAGAATAGAATATATTATTTTATCAGAGAATGTCGATATAGAAGATATAAACTCGCATAAAGAATTAAATAAAATTGCAACATATGATGATGCTTTTGATAAATTGGTAAGAGAAAAACTGTTACCTGTAGCAGATAAATGCTATGTATTCTTAGTGAAAAATCCAGCAAATTATCACTTTGAGCAGATATGGACAAATAAAGGATTAGAAAAGGCTATAGAAATAGCGAAACTTAGATTTAGATTTAAGCATACATATTATGATTCAAAAGATTACGATAAAATGGAAAACTTAATTCTTAAACATAATCGTAAAGTTAAAAAAGATACGGAAAAAGCAGTGGAAGTTTTAAAGGCAAATGGATTCAAAGTCGTGTCTGATAAATTTGCTGCATTGAGTTAATTTGGAGTAGGTATTAGTTGTGTATTTTGTGTAGATTGTGACTATCATGATTATGGCTGAAGAATCTAAAATTTCAAGATAAGGAGTAATACAGAATGGATAAAGAAAAAGAAAATGCAATATTGGATGCAGTAGACGTTGTATGCTTAAATTGTGTAGAAGATACACTTAATGATAATAGTGTATGTGAGAATTGTCCAGTACGGAAACTGTGCAATTCATTATCTAGTAACTAATTAAAGGCAGTTAGGAGAATAAATACCTAGCTGCCTATTTTATTACAAAAAAGAGAGGAAATGAATATGGCAAGAAAGAAATATTTAACAGAGGATCAGATACAGGAAATTCTTGATTTATATAAGACAAGAGAGTTTTCAAAAAATGAAATTGCAGGCAGGTTTGGAGTTTCAGTTTCACGGATTGCATATATGACCGCTGGTATGCCTGAACCGTATAAGCAAAGGGATAAAGCATATAGGGAGCTTTCATTAACAGAACATATTTTAGAAAGTTTTGATAATGATACAAAAGCACTTATTGGAACTATTGATGCGAATATATACGGAAACAGAAACTTAAAAGACGCATGTAATGAAGTAGTACAGGGTGGATGTTTGCTTGTTTATTATGGGCAAGTAAATGAGTATTTAAAAGAACTTAAATGCGATTCTGGTGATGACTATATCAACTGGGATGTATATAAAAAAATTGTAAGTGAGAGAATGCGTAAAATGTACGAAGCATTTAAGAAAAAGGAGGAGAAATAATATGAGTAGAAGAAAATTAGCAGGCGCATGGTTTTGTGGTAATGAAGCAAGTGATTATGCAAAGGAACAGGGTTATCTTGATTACGCAACACTTGCAAAGGGATTTGATGCAGTTATAAATAATAGCATTATGGATATCACAAATGCAAATTGCATCGGAGAATGGGAGCAGGTAAACGGAGATATTGATAATTCTGACGAAATTGAGGAACTTGAAAATCAGATTAAGGAAATCGAAGAAAAAATGGAAAATGTCGATGAGGATTCAGATGATTACAAGGCATTTGAAAGAGAAATTGACGAGATAAATGACAGAATTGAGGAATTGCAGTATCAGATGGATTATCCGTCAGAGGTATTTCAGTGGTTTATTGTAGATGATAACGGAGCTGATATTATTAAAGAATATACAGATGATCCACTATACTACAATGAGGAACTTGACATGTTTTTATGGGGCATAACACATCTTGGAACTTCATGGAGTTATGTGCTTACAGACGTGAAGTTAAATTGTGGAGAGGATGCATGGAATTAAAAAAGCAAAGTAAATTGTAATTTACAGTGAAATTTTAGAAAGGTAAAAGGTGAATATTTATGACAGATAAAAAGAAAACAAAAAGATTGCACATTGGTATGGCTTACACGTATGTAGGAGACACAGGAATTGATATTCCTATGGAATTATTAGAAGGTAAAACAGAGGAAGAACAGTTGGAAATTGCTTGTAAATATGCACAGGAACACATTGATGAAATTCCTGTTGCTACTAATGCAGAATATATTCCATACTCGGATAATTTTGAGATTGATGATATTGATTTTGAAGATAACGAACAGTAATACAGAGAATAATAAGGCAGACACGAACAAATGTGTCTGTCTTATTTATTAGGAAGGATGTGAACTAAATGAAATATTCACTAATTAACTACTTTGATGTGTGGGGAAATAAAAAAGATGGTTGGGAAGTCAACAATCTTTGTACAGAAGAAACAGGAATTATTATTGCCGATGATGCAAGTGATAAAGAGATTTTAAATTATCTTGTGCAGATTGGTTTCCTTACTACATCTGACATGAGAAAAGTAAAAATTGATACAAGCTGCGGAGATATGATAGAAATTTACGCAGTTAAAGATATGTATCCATTAGGCAGATTACAAGCTGAGATATAAGGAAGGAGAATGTGAAATGAGTGATTTAAGAGATAAAAATATTATTAGTGAGTATCTTATGTATGTTGATAAGAATTGTAACAAGTTAAGAGGTAATGCAAATTTTTACGAAGCATCAGAAAGTTTACGGATTTATTGTGATGAAGAGTGGTTTCTTATTGTTGATAGTTGGGATTTTATAAGAGAACTTAATGAATGGCTTAATGATAATTATGCAAAAGAATTATGCGATGAGACAAGATATGAATTGCCAGAAGATATTTGTGACAGAGAATATTTTATAACATGGCTTGATTATCTTACAGATGGAATGTGGGGATTTTCAGATGAATATTCAGTTTGCGAGCATTGTAATAAGGCATTCAGAACTTCACCTGATAGTTATTCATGGGTTGCAAACTACTGGATTGGTGACGGATTCATCTTATGCGAAGACTGTGTAAGGGAAGATTATTCAGAAGAGTATCTTGAATCATTAGAAAACAATCCAAATACCGCAAATACAATTCTTTCAGATGATGAAATTGAAAAGGCAGGATATAAGAAAGTAGTAGCTGATTGTGAGTGTGGCTGGTATGGAAGGTGTGACGATCCAGAAAAGATGTTAGAGCAAGAGAAGCAAAATAATAAAGATGGAAGATATTTATTCAGTATTTCAGGAGAAGGACAGTTTCATACGGATTTCGATATGTGGGAAAAGATAGCATAGAAAGTGAGGTTGATTGATATGAAAATGGAAATATTAAAAACCAGAATAGATGAAATATTAAATAATATGTGGGATGTAAATGAAGATGGTGGCATCGAAATTTATACTGACTATAGAGAAAGAGAACTTTCTGATAGTTTCTTAAAAGAGATATTTGAGCATAACAATCCAAAGGAGGCATTTAATGACGAATTAGCTGATTGGGCTATGGATTATGCGATGGAGTACGGAGAAGATGAGCTTGAAAAGGATATTCGTAAAGAACTGACAGATGAAGAGGAAGAGTATTTTACAGATAATTTTGATGAGATATGGGAATATGTAAAAGAAAATATATATTTTTATTACAACGCAGAAGATTTCAATAATGAAGTCAAAGTAAATATCATGGTGGATTGTGGTAATTGGAACTATGATTGCGTTTGCGATAATGTTCTGAATTGGTATGGAAATTCAGGAGATGGAAGTATTGATAAAGAGTCATCTATGCTGTGGTTAGCAAAAACACAAGGTAAAGCAACTGCATTAAGAAAAGCTTGTAAACAAGTACATAGGGATGACGGATATTATGTAGATAGAGATAAGAATAAAGACAAATTTATTGAAAGCTGCATACAGGAATTTGAAAATCTTCCATCACATATGGCAACCGTAACGTTTCTTGTAAAAATGCCGTTATTTGATTTATTTGACTTAATCGAACTACAGAACAAAGAGTATGACGAAAAGGGAAAATATGATCCACGAAAGAATGAAAATTCAAAATCTTACATGGTTCTTGGAAGGGAAACTATGTGCGGATTATATGATCCTTGGTCTGGCGGTGGTTCGGTATTAGAAATAGAGTTGGATAAAGATGTGAAACTACCTATTAAATACGCAATCTTTTGTGTCGAGGGATGTAAAATGCATGGATATGACATTGATGAAGTTTATGGATTGATTGGTAGCTGTTGGAAAGAAACAATAAAGGAAATAAAAGAGGTTGCGTAAACCAAAGGAAAGAACTGTTTGATTAGAAATGGAGGTGTTAAAAATGACTAGATGTTATTTTTGTGAAGCATCAGATATAAAAATACCAAATTCTAAAGTTACAATAAAAGGAAAAAAGAATGGAAATAGAGTCCAAAAGACAATTCGTATTTGTAATTGTTGTTGGGCTTGGATGTCCAGTGAAGATATTAAAGAAAAAGTTATTGAAAATTTTGGATGGGATTAAAAGGAGAGTGATTAAGATGGTAGTAGAACGTAGATGTATTAATCTTTATTCTGACATGAATTCATGGATGGATTTAGTTTTATTGGTAAATGATGAAGATTTTGATAAAGCAAAAGAAGTAACGGAAAAAGCCTTTAATGATTTTTGGAATGATCCAAAAGTTGAAGAAGAATGTTGGTGTTATGGAGATTGGGTTGGATGGAAACTGAAAGAAGCAGGTATCAAATATAATATGTATTTTAGAGGCAAGGAGAGTGATTAAAATATACAGAGTATATCAATTAACGAATGAAGAGAAAAATAAAATTGTACGACTTCGTTGGGGCGTAGATACACATTATTATGACGTATTTGAATCGCAAGAAGAGTGTGATGAAGAACAGAAAAGATTGGATAAAATTGAAGCAGAATATAGAAAACAGAAAACTGATTATTTGAAAAATTGTAGAGGAGAGTGATTAATATGTATAAATTACGGATATATAAATTATCTGGTGTAGATAAAGGCAATTTAGACCATGAAGAATTTTTCAATACCAAAGTGCAAATGGATAGAAGATACGATGAATTGTTCAAAAAGGATTTGTATGGCTTAAATCCGACTGCATGGGAACAGAAAAACGATGGATGGAAGCGATTGGAGGGATATTAATATGTTCAAATATATAATTTGGTATGATGGTGGATGGCTTAGAGATAGTTCAGGTTTGGGTTATCTCTATGAAACCGAAGAAGAAGCAAGAGAAGAGGGCGAACTTGCAAAAGAAGAATGCATGAGAGATTGGAATATTGAAGGTAGTGAATATGATCCTGATGATTTCGAGATTGAAATTGTGGAGGTGTGAGCATGATTAAAATATATCAGAATAAAAGGAATAAACGGAAATACATCGAGGTTCATAATGACGGACATTATCACAATTCTGTTCGTCAATACATAGAGTATGACCAGAAAGTTGCTGGTCGTAAGGTTGGAATTATTAGAAATTACACTGGTGATGGGAAACTTCATCGGTGGAGAAAAGGAAACTTGAATGAACTGCTAGAAGATTACAAGGAGGTATAAGTATGTGTAGAATAGCAGGAATTGTAATCGAGCATGGTAAAGATGATTTCGGTTATTGGGAAGGATTTTATCTTACAGAAGAGGAAGAAAATGCAATTTGGGATATTTTGAGAAAACATGATACTGAAGGTTGCTCAATTAGAGGAACACGAAAAGAAATTACAAAAGAGATTGGAGAGTGATTAATATGGTAGATCAAAAATTATTAGAGCAAGCTGTAATAGACACAGCAAAAATGATAAGAAGAGAAATTATGGAAACTTATAGCAATGAGGAAATTCGTGGATTAAACGGATTCTTTCTCACAAAAAGCGAATTAGACATAGATACAGCAGGTCTTGAGAAAGAAATTGAGGATATTATGAAACATCCACGGAAATATAAAGCGATGATAATGGTATTTGCATACTTTAGAAACATGATGATAAGGGAGTGATAAAAATGAAAAGAACAACCAAAAAAGAACGAAAAGAAAATGCAAATAGATTTTATAATATGTTTATGAATAGTAATTGCAATCAAGCAGCTATTGTAGTTGAAAGAACAGAAAGTAGTAACCCGAATATCAATAGGTGCAGATTCATAGCAGTTCCATCAACACTTGCATTTATGGAAAATCCAATAGTAATTGCAGAGTCTGTATTTGGGATTGCAGGTTGTTTTATCGAATTATTAGATAATATTAAGCCAAGAAGAGGAACAGAAAAAACATATTTTGATGATGGTTTTAACGATTGGCTTGAAGAAACATATAAGTTCAGAATTACATATAAGGATGGACTTGTATTTATGTTGGAAAAGAATATTGAAGAAACACCGTAAATAGCAATTTCATAAGGAGGTTAATTTTATGAGAACACTTTATTTTACGCAAATAACAGATGATAGGTCTGATAAAAATATTAAACAGCTATTAGAGGAACGAATACAGAAATTAAAAGAATTATTAAATATTGAAGGTGTAGAACTTGTCGTATCTGATATAGAAGATATACATTTTAACGGACATACAGAGTACTGGAAAGATGGAACTATCGCATATCAAGAGCCTGCAAATAATCAATGCAGATGTAGATTTCAAGTAAAAAAAACAACAAGAAAATTAACTTGGAATGATGTTTACAAGATTGTAAATAGTGTAAAACCTGTGCCATATAGTTTTAATGGATTTTTGTCATAATAGAAAGGATGGTTGATTTTATGAAAGCAGATAAATTAGAAAAATATCTTGATGAGTTATCAGATGGAACTGATTTTGATTTTAGAATATCAGAAATAAAGAATGGTGAAGTTGAATTATACATGCAGGGAGATAACCCTTGTAATGAGGATTGGTGTACTGAAATTACAATTAAGAATCCAAAGACAAAGAAAGAATTAATAGAGACTTTACATGAAAAAATGTGGGAACTTTATGATGACTTTGATGTTGAGGAAGAAACATATCTTATGTTAGAAGCAAAGAGAAATGGATTCCAAGGTGTTCCTGGTGTAGTCGATCTAGTACATAACGAGGAATATAAAGAAAACGCATTGAAAGAGTTTGCGGAAAAATTAAGAGATTTATTATAGGAAGGAGTGCTTAATATGTTAGATTATACAAAAATTACATTTAATGAGTTAGATGATACAGACAAGCCATTACAGGCATTTTACAATTACGATTTAAAAGAAAGCGAAATGGAAGACTTTTTAGAAGAATATGCAACCGTTGAAGAAGTTCCTGAAGGTGTATCTATCCGTGAAGTTGAATTATGCTTAACGATTTATACCCCGCATGATTTCAAATTGGAAGCTTGTTGCACAGATACAAATAACGAACAGTATTGGGTTGAAATCAATAAACAGTTTACAAATGCAGATGAATTTACTCAGATGATTCCTAATTATGGAAAGATAAAATTATAAAGAGGTGATGATTATGTTGGATATTACAAACTTATATGCATACAGAATTGAAGAATTGGCTGTTGGGATTGTAAAGGCAGAGTCATATGAAGATGCAAGAGAAAAGGTCAAGATGGCTTATTTAAAACACAACGATTGTTTTGATTCTGAAAGAGATTTTATTGAGATAAAGGAAATTGCAGAAGATGATTCGTGGTTCAGTGATAATCCTAATGTAGTTGAAGTTGATGAATTAATGTAGGAATGGAGTGATGATATATGGATATTAAAGAAGTAATGCAAAAAGCAGTACGAGCCTTATTAAGTAGTGGATCATATGATGATTTAAATGAAGAACAGAATGCAGTCGTTGTTGAATTTGAAACGGAATTATGGAAACCAAAAATTGATGAATTGCGGAAGTCAATGCCGCCAGAAGAAATAAAGGAAACAATACATGATTGGTGGTCAGATTATGAGATTGCAGACGGAACAGAAGATAATTTGTTAGCTTATGTATAGGAGTGATGAGATATGAGATTTAAATGGAATTTACAACCAGAATTTGAGAAATATAAAAGGAACCAGAGAAGTTACAAACAGGAAGAAGGTAGCGGAGAATATGTTGGATCTGTAAGAGTTGGTAATCTTTGTTTTGACATTATTGATTGGGGAAATCATTTGTGGTTCGACCTTTATGTTGGTGGTGTTGATACAGGTTATGGATACGGAGCTGATAATTACCCATATGATTATTGTGATGTAGCGAGTTTTTCATGGAACGATGATCTGACAGATGTAACTGATGATGATTTTAAAAGAGAACTGGAAGAGTATATTAAGGAACATATCAATACAAATGAAGGATATATTACTGATGTTGGTGCAATTCCAGTTAGCCTTATTGATAAAGCAAATGAAGATTTGAAAGAATGGTAGGTGAAAATCATGAAAGAAAAATTTTGGCAGTACATCTTAGATAATTTCACAATTGATAATGATGGAAGAAAGATAATAAGCAACATTATTGATTGGTTTTGGATGGAATCGTTTGATAAAGAAGATACCGTGAATGCATTATTGCTTCTTTTAGATGGAATTGGCATTGAAAAAGAAGAAATTGAACAGTTTATTGATTGGGATTAAGAAGAAACAAGACATAGGAAGGATGAAGGCAAATATTATGTTAATAGATAAAATGATTGAGTTGATGCTTGGTGAAAATGTAGAAATGATAACAGAATTTTTGGGTTACAAACCAGATGATAAAGTTTTAAATAATAACCAGCTACTTGAAGAAGAACTTGAAAATGTAGCAAGACAAATGCCAGATGATATTTTGATGAAATTTTATGAAAAAAGTCAGGAAAAATTAAGGACAGAAGCGGAAAAGAATTATTGCTTACAGACGATTGAGGATCTTCTTATAGAAATGGAAAAATATAAAAGCAAATTGGAATACAGAAGCGAAATGGACAGTATTATTTCTATACTTGATACTGCGATAACAGATATTGAGGCATTGAAATCTGATATTGAGTAGCAAATGAAATGAGGATTTACTGTGAAGAACGGAGGTAGATTTATATGAAGATAACAAGAGAAATGGTAATAGAATTAAATAATGAATTAGCAGTTAAAGGTTGTCCATTCAGATATGAATATGAAGGAGCAACAGAATATTCACACATTCCACAAATGCAGGTTGCATTGCCAAATATGAATTGTGTTAATAGCTTTATTATTAATGTAACAAGGGATTTTCTCGAATGGCTAGAATTGTGGTTCAAAACAAAATATGGAATTGAATTAACCTGTAACAATGATGGGAGTATTTTGTGGGCTAAAAATTATAAGGAGTAAAAAACACAATGAAACGATGATTTACTGCGGAAAGTGAGGAAAACAAGTATGAAGCATTTAGTAATATTTTATACGGAAAACGGAATATATAGTGCGGTATATAATTTTAAAAATATTCCACCAACTACAGAAGACATAAAAGAAATGCAAAAAGATATACAGAAAACAGAAAGCTTAATTCAAATGCCAGCGGTTGTAAATTGGCTACCGATTAGCGATTAGGAAGAAACGGAAATTTCTTGGAGAAAGTGAGGTGTCAATGAATGACATGTTATTGAAAGACACAAAAGAGAAACAGATAATACTAAATCAAAATCTGCTCACAAAGCAATTGAGTATTACTGTTTATAACAAAATAACTAAGAAAAAAATAATATACACAAATCCTAAGAGAATGTGTATACTATTTGCACAGTGTTTGTAAAGGAGGTTGATGAAATGGAAATAAGTAAATCTGCGATGTCAGCAATTGCAATATTTATGGATGGCGATATAAGAGAGCGGGTACATAGAGAACTTGCACCATGTAGCAACAATGAATTTATTAAGAGATACTGTGAGCTTGATCCAGATTTTGAGAATGTCTTGAAATCAGAGTTTGGAATTGATATAATGGATTTATGGTTGGAGGTATGTATTATGAAGTATAGAGTGTTTGACATAGACAATAAGGCTGAATATACTAAGGAAATGAGCTTCGATGAGCTTAAAGATTTCTTTGAACCAGACATTGAAATATTTGGTGAAGAAATGCATGACAAATGGGAAGAAGTAAATGATGTCGATGATCTTAGAGAGTATTTAGAGTACAAAGCGGATGGAATGAGAGTTGAAGATGGAATAGAGGTCATTCCTGACGATATGGATATTCTTCTCGAAGATAACTGTACCAAAGCAGAAGCAAAGAAGTATCTTGAAACCGGCACGACTATATACAGAGATTTAGAAGAAGGTCTTGAAGGATACTGTGAAGAATGGGATAGTTGTTGTGCAGATGATGGATATTCTGACATGGTAAGAGAAATGGTTAGAACACATAAACCTTGCACTGATTGGGGATGTGTGGAAATTGAAGGAAAATGGTACTATATAATGTATGTGTTGTAGTACTGTAAAATAAATATATGACTTGAAATAGGCAATCGAAAGGTTGTCTGTTTTTTTATGGAGAATAATATAATGGAGGTGATTATATGTTTCAAATTAGAGACAGACAAGGTGGAAATTTCATAGATAGTTTCGATTCGTTGGAAGCTGCAACATATGCCCTGAATGAGTATGAAGAGGCTGATAAGATAGATGGTATCTATGAAGAGAATTTTTACGAGATATTTGATACTATTAATAATGAAATAGTAGTGATATAATAATAGTAATATGGTAACGGAAATAAGATGACGGAGGTAAAGAGATGGGATTATTTGGATTATTTTATACAGCATTCGGTTTGGGTTGCAAGGGAGCTATGGGTATTAAAAATTCATTAGAAGATAATGAAAATCGAACAAAATATAGAGATAGTGAAACAAATACATATTTAGACCATAATATGACAAAAAGAGATCTAAATACAAATCATGTTATGGCATATCATAAGGCAAATAATGGAGATATACTGCTGAAGGATTGCGAAACTGGCAAGTATGTAAAAAATATATCTCAAGATAGAGCTGAAAAAAAATATCAAGAAGAAAGAGCAAAAGCTTTAAGAGGTGAAAGTGATAGAACACATATACGATATGGTGATGACGAACACAGAAAAGATACATTCCCAGGATATAGATATAAAGATTTTAAAACAGGAAAATTATATGTTGAGAGATTTATGATTTTTACAGAAGAACATTATAAAATGTTACATTTATGGTCTGGTTATGGTGTTTCTCAAAAATCTTTTTCAGTATTGTTTGATCCTGAAACAAGAAAAATAGTCCGATTAACAGATAGTACCATCGAAAGTATGTTAGGTCAAGGTGCTTTAATGGAAGATATAAATGCATTTTTCCCTATATATGTAAAAGAATATTATGAGAATATGTCTGAACCATATAACACATTTTATAAGGATAGACTGTATTATCAAAGAACACTATATAATGAAGCTGATTCGTTAAAAGATAATTTTATAAAAGAGGAAGAGGCAAGAGTGAGATATAGACGAGGTAAAAAATAAAGGAGATAAGAATAAATGAAAGAATGGTATTACACAGTAAGCGATAATCTAGAGGAAAAATATTATTTTGATAGTTATGAAGATACACAATTTGCTATATTAAGTGTGTTTAGATTTAGAGCACCAATAAATGAAGTGCCTGATTATAATGTTTATCATAATGGAAAATTATTTGAGACCGTCTTAGGCGATATGCTATTTAATATGTATGTTGAAAATGGTGGTCATGTCTATGAAGACTGCTTAAACAAGGAAAATGATAAAAAAGAAGATGAAAGTGTAGAAGATTTATCTAAAACAATTGAAGATGCCACTAACAGTTTAAAAAACTTATTAAATAGCATTGAAAAATTAAATAATATGTTATAAAGGTTGGTGATAAAAAATGAAAGGTAGATTAGAACATTCATTACAAATTGAAAATAATATTAAAGAGATATTAGTAATTCTACCTCAATATGTAACAGAATATTATTATGAATTTAAAGTAGGTAGACAACCAGCAGCTTGTAGAGAATACATTAGAAAAATTGCAAAATTTTTATATTTTGTTAATTCTCAAAATGTAAAAGAAATTGAGGCTAACCAAATAAGTAAGTTTGATATTACTCGTTTTTTGGATTCAATTGAATATGTAGAAGATAAAAATGGAAATAAAAAGCAATCTTCTCTATCTTATAGAAAATGTTATCATAGTGTATTAAAAAGTTTTTTTGATTTTTTGTTAGAAAATGATTACATAAATATAAATCCAATGAGCAAAATTAAAAGAGTTCGTGGTGAAGATTTTGTTAATAGAAAATTTTTAGATGAAGATGATTTAAAAGAAATACTGTTAGCTGTTGAATGCGGTGCAGGAAATAGAAGATCTGTGGCAATGCAATATAAATGGAAATCAAGAGATAGAGCGATTTTAATGCTGTTTATGCAAACAGGAATTCGTGAAACAGCATTAAGTGAAATTAATATTGAAGATATTGATTTTGGAAATCATATAATTAAAAGTGTAATAGAGAAGGGACATAAAGATAAAACATTTACTATGAGTCCTCAATTAGAAAAGGCAATTTTAGATTGGATGAATGATAGGGAGAATATTATTGATACGAATGAAGACGCTTTATTTATTTCTAAATCAAAAAATCGAATAACACAAAGCTCATTATCTAATATAGTAAAAAAATATACAAAAGAAGCCCTTGGATATTCAGTAACACCTCATAAATTAAGGGCTTCTTTTGCAAATATTATGTTGGAAAAGACAGATGAAAATATATATGTGGTGCAGCAGCTATTAGGACATGCCAGAACAGAAACAACGAAGATTTATTTGAAAAATAATTTAAATCAGTATAATGATATGGCTGCCGGAAGTTCCTGAAGAAGCGATGACTATAATCGCAAAATCTATTTTTTAAGGAGAACAACATAATGGAAATTAAAAGATACATTACATTCAGAAATAAAAAGAATAACTTCCCAATGTTAAAAGAAAAAGAGAAAATTCAATGGAATTCGGATTTTTCATCGTACAATAAAATTGTTGATTTTTTAAACAAAACGTTTGAGATGAAGTATTTAGAAGAAGAATATGTTTATGTTATATCATTTAATTGTCAAATGATTCCACAAGGAGTGTTTGAATTATCACATGGAAGTGCAGACACTTCTATTATAAAAATGAGAGAACTTGCAATATTTTTATTATTGTCTGGTGCGAATAAGTTTATTGTAGCTCATAATCATCCAAATGGTTCAAAAGATGTAAGTGTAAATGATATTAATATTACAAGAAAGATTCAAGAAATGGCAAACTTTATTGAAGTAGATTTTCTTCAACATTTTACAATAGGAAATGAAGGTTATGATACTTGTATTGACAATGGAGAAGACGATAATGATTTTGAGGAAAATAACGAAGACGATAAAAATTATATGCCGTTTGGTTAAACTTGATGAAGTTGTTAAATGATATTGTGTAAAATAAATAAAGAAGTGAGGTAAAATATTATGAAAGACAATTTAGATGGAATTAATCGAGTGCGATTCTGTGACTATTCAGACTATGATTCTGAAAAGTGCAACGATGGCGGTAGTTATGGCTTTTGGACTGATTACAATCGCCTTGAAAATGGTAACTGGGAAATCAGTTACGGGACAACAGCAGACTTCGAATATTGTCCTGTATGTGGTAACTTTAATGATCATTATGAAGGAAATGATTGTTGCTATGAATCTGGTTACAGTTGTGGAGAATATGAAACTATAACGGAAGCTGAATTACTTAAACGAATTAATGAATTTGAAGAAACAGATGATAAATATATTGAATATAAGTAAATAATAGATTCATTGGAAAATTGGAGGAAAAAATATATGAAATATTCTGTAGATATTGATAGAAGTATTAATGCATTATCATATTGTTTAAATAAAGTAAATGATGAAATTGAGGACATTTGGGATTGGAATATCCGTATCAATGCAAGTGCGGTTGATTATGGAATTTATTTTAACTTTGATGTTGATAATAAGATATTAGAAATCTGTAATGAGCCAGCTTGTGATGATTGTACTTCGCTTGATGATATTATAGAAATGATTAATGACACAGATGACAATGAAGAATAATAAAAAGAATGGAGAATAAAAATAAATTATGATTTGTTTAGATTGCGGAAATATGGATATTCGATATGATGAAAAAGAGAAATCATATCATTGTAATAATTGTGGTTCGAGAAATATTGGTACAAGAAAAGAAGGGTGTAAATATATGCTAGGAAATGGATTGTGTGGTAAAAATCTTGCATGTACGTCATCTGGAGAATGTGAAGCACCATGTAGCTATTATGAAAAATAGTAGGAAACCAGAAATGTAAATTAGCCGTGATGAGGTTTAGAACTGTGTAAGGAAGCTGGAATTAAATAGATTGGAGTGATTTATATGTTTAAGTGGAAAGATTACGAAGAAAATGCAGCATTATTCATTGATGGAATTAGTGAAAATGTAGCGATTTTAAGATATAAAGATTTTCAGTTGACAGATGCAGCTACAGGATTAAAAGTGAAAATGAAATCGTCCAATATTGACGAGGCGAAAGTTGATGCTGAAAATTTCTTGAAAGAATTTTGGAACAGGGTGGAGAATAATTACAAGAGAAATTTAGATGCATTAAATTAAAAGCCAAGTAAACCAAGTTTTCTTGTGGAAGGAGTGAATAATATGAATGATGTATTGGAACAGCGATTAGCTGCTAAAAAGCGAGATTTGAAAAATCAGCAGGAATATTTCACAATTGATATAAAGAATATTGAACAGTCAAATTATGAAGACAATGCTATCAATGCGTTGTTGTATATGAAAAAACTGAAAACAGAAATTGCAGAGCTAGAATTATTGTTACAATTTGACAATGTTTGTAAGGACAAAACTTGTGTTTTAAGCAAAGATGAATCTGATACATTTAACGCATATCTTGAAGGTGATGTGAAAATAGCATTTGGAAATACCGACTGGAATCATATTTATAGAAAAATTGTCGGAAATAATTCAAGTGAATTTGCAGAAAAATGTATGGAAAATGGACTTGAAATCTAAGCTTACCTATGTGTAGAAAGAAGAATAAATTTGTATGGAGATACCTAAATATATACAGAATAAGATCAAGCAGCAAAATGAAGCTTGTAAAAAAGCAAGTAAATTAGAAGTAGAAATTGAAAATTGGTGTCAATTATCTGGATTTGATCCATATTCGAAAGAATATAAAGAAATTAAAGGTAGATTAGTAGATGCAGTTGCACCATTAAATGCAGATAAAATAAAAGAGATTGCTAATAGAATTGAATATTGATGGAAAGGAAAATATTATTATGAATGGAATTTATGATTTGAGGATTGATTTAGATAGACTAAAGCATTTCGAAGAAAAACAGGATAATTACAAGGTAAATGAATATAAGGATCTAATTGTAAAACACGCAAATGAATTAGTGTACGACCAAGATCCATATTCAAAGGAATTGCAGGTAAAAGAAATTCTATCAAAAGAAATATTTGAGAAAATGTCAGATCAAGGAGCTGCACAAGTTTTAAGAAGTATTTTACTCGCAGATAGAAATAACGTAATTGATTGGGGACAGGCATTTTATTTTATACAGAAATATATGCCAGAACTGAAAATGTTTGATTAAACCCCCTCAATAACTTTAAGTTTACTTGTGAATTGAAAGGAGAAATATAATTATGAGTAACGAATTTAAATCATTTGATGGTGGAAAACCATTTTTACAACCTGAAAAACCCTTTATGTTAGTGTATGAAAGTGAAAAAGATGGATTGTCTATTGCATGGTTGGAAACAGAAGAAGATATGATGGAAACTATTGAAGAAGTAAAATCTTATGGTAATACAATTGTTGATGCAATAGAAATTGGAAGCTACAGAGAATTTAATGACTAATAATCTAAGTTTCAAAGAAAAGGAGAACAATGTGAATATAGAGGATAGATTAAGACAAGAGCATGATCAATGGTATATTGATATTACAGACATTGCGATTGAAATGTTTGGCGATATTGTTGATAAGGTAGAAATTACCGATTTTTATGATTATACAAAAGAAGAAGCAATTGAAGGCGCAAAAGCTCTTATTGAAGAATGGAAAATAAATTCAAAAGATTCTGGGATTACCTTTGATGGAGAAAACATGGTTGTTACTTTTAAAAATGGAAAGAAAATTGAAATTTGGAACTCTGAATGGGGTGGAATTAGATTTTCAAAAGACAAGTAAATTTTAATTTTACTATGAAAGGAAAACCTATGGGATATTCGGGAACAATTAAAAATGTTATTACTAACATAACTACTCAAAATGATATATATGTAAATATAACCAGTACAACTAGAATGCATATATATAAAGAAGATCTTGATAAAACATGGTATATAGTTGCTTGCGAAGTTTTAAAAAATAAAAAATATATAGAAGAATCAAATATGTCGGCTTGCAACATAGAAGATTTAAAAAGAATTGTTGGAATTAGCTATATGCATTGTAATGAAATTTAATTTTACTATGAAAGGAAAATGGAACATATGGAGAATGAATATAAAGTAGAAGAAACAAAATTTGGTACTCAAACAAGTCATCCCAGTTATGGTACTTTGTTATTTAACAGAGCTTATGGTGGAAAGACGCCATTATTCGGAAGCAGTATTGAACATAGTAATGTAATTACAATGGAACTTAGACATGCTGATATTACAAGAGGATCAAATCGTGATGATATTTTTGGCGATAAGCCTATTGTAAAAGTTGAAATGAGTTATTCACAATTTGCTGAAGCAATTACATCTTTTGGACAGGGAACAGGAGTTCCAGTAACAATTCGCTATACCGAAAAAGATGGGAAAATACCTCCGTGTGATTTTGTTAGCAAGAGAGAACAATTTACAGGAGAATTTAAAGAGCAGACTGATAAGGCAATGGAAAAGTCAAAAGAATTAATAAATGAAGTTGCTGAATTGTTTTCTTCAAAAAAGACACTTACAAAGGCAGATAAAGAAAATATTTTAAAAAAACTCAATATGTTAAATTACGACATTGGAAGTAATATTGGATTTATTGCAGATCAGTTCAATGAACAGATGGACAAAACGGTTATGGAAGCAAAAGGAGAAATTGAGTCCTTTTGCCAGAATAAAATAAATGCTATTGCAAGTGCTGCGTTGGTAGAGCATAGAGATGAGATATTAAAACTGGAAAATCCAGTTGATATTGAATCAGAATAAGGCAAAGAAATTTAATCAATATATTAAGTATTAATAAATATATATAAAAAGGGGGAGGCAACTAATTATGAACCATATAAATATTTTTGAAACAAAAACAGACTTAGAATTAATGGCTCTTTATTCTGAATTTCTTGATGCAGAAAAGAACGGTGGATTTGACGAAAATACAGAGCTTGGGAAGATTAAAACAGAATATGAAAAAGATTTTGGTGCGAATACTGTAATTATGACGCAAATAGAACTCACACATACTATAGCTGATAGATGGTTCATAGAACATAGAGGAAAAGAAATTTAACTTTCCTTGGAGGTGATATATCATAAAAGAACACAAAAAGCAATGGATACTCAATTATATGCAACAACACAAAGATGAGTTTATTGATGTTGTATCAGAGAATTTTGTAAATGCATATATAAATGAGTTTAATCCGAAAGTAATAGAATGGTATCTATATGGAGTGCCGAAAATTCCTGAAATTAGTAGGCTGCTCGCAGAATTATACAAAGAGAATAAAGTAAGCAGATATAGGCATTATTGCGAATTTTGGCAAGACGGATATCCAAAATGGTTTTATATTTACTTTTTACAAGAATAAAAAGAAAGAATGATTTACTCGGAAGATTAGAAGAGGTAATATAAATGGAAAGACTTGATATTTATAAAACTAATGATGGAAAATCTTTAGTTCTTTTAAACAATGAAACTGATTCGAATGGATATATAAATTATTTACCAATTACAAATAATATAAATGGTATGAGTGTTAATACAAAATCTGGCAATCCTGTTATTATAGATATAGATAATGTATCTATAATTAAGCTGAACAAGTTAGAGTCATACATTGATCATGTAATAGAAAGTGATTTTGATTTTAAAATTAAGTGGTATATTGATGGTAGGCAAAGAGAAGAGGTAAAAGATTGAGCTGAGTAAAATGAAAGACAAACCAAATAAAATAAAATAAAAGCGAAACTCATTGTAGAAGTAGAAGCAGAATTTTATGATGATGAATCATCAGAAGAAACATTGAGATATTGTGTTGAACAGGATTTGGAAGATGCAGGATTAAATGTTATTGATATGTCTGTCATGAATGAGGTGATATAAATGGAATTTAAAAAAGGCGATAGAGTGTTTCATAAAAATTTAAAATTATTTGGAACATTTGTAGATTATGCATGGGAAACAAATGAGGAAGCAGATGTTGATTTTGAAATGGAAGATGGTTATATTGAACAGCGACATGTTTCAATAAATCAGTTACAGAAACGCCCCAAGTGATAAAAAGATTGGAAAGAGAATTGCGAGGTATAACAGTGGACGAATTAAGAATTAAAATAGAGCAGCTTATTGAGGATTTAGAAAATGAAACAGCAAATCGCAATATGGATGACTTAGAAGAAGGCAGATATAAAACTTTATGCGAAGTATTGGATTTAATTGACGAGCAGAAGAAGTGAGGTGTGCAATGAGTCGAATTAATAAAACGCAAAATAACTTGCAGTCAGTATGGAATAATTTGGATCTTGCTTATGAACATATGGAAAGAGCTATTGAGGATTTATCACAAATGACTGGATTGCCTGATGAATTAGAGAGAATGGTTGAGCAGTATGATTTATCGGAAATCAGTATAATGAAGCAGGAAGTTGAAGAATTGATGGAGAATACAAATGGAATCCATTATAAATGAATTGGCAAGAAAAGATAACTTTACAAATGATAAGCAGTATAATTCAGGTTTAAGGCTAATAAAAGAAATGGGTTATCGCTATGTTAGTGGAGAGCCTGATGTTAAGTATTATTGTATGTGTAATGGGTATTAAGAATTTGTTAGATGAAATGAGGTGAAATAAATGGTATTGGACTATAGATTTTATATTAGATTAGCAGTAGAAAACGCATTGTACGAGCATACCACAGATAACATGACATTAAAAGAAATAGAAGAAATAAGACAAATAATTAATGATACAATTGATGATTTTATTAAAGAAAACAATATTAAATAATTAAAATGACGATTTCTTGGTAAATTTGGAGGTAATAATATGAAGATACTTGGAAGCCTTGTAGATTGTGTTTATGAGCCACATTTATATAAAGAGGATATTGGAGATATTAGAACAAAACTTATAAGTAGATTACCAGATAAAAGAATCTGTGAAATGGCAAGTGTACTTATAATCGACACAAAATATGATTCATATGTTGTAAAAATACGAAGACCTGAACTGAATAGTAGCGGATGTGTTGATATAAAAAAGACTCATAAGAAAATTTACGAAACTGATTTTATTGAAATTTCAAAGAGAGATTACGAAGGATTAGATTGGAGAGAAGCCGCTAAGAAAACGGAAGAATTAATTGAACTAGGATCGTTCGTTATTTTTAAAACAGATATTGATGTAGATGTATTAATTAAATGAAAAAATACTTTCTTATTGAAAGCAAATTAAATATAGAAATAAGCAATAGAAGCAGAAATCATCTGCTTCTTTTTTAGTACAGAAAATGAGGTAATGAATATGAGTAAACGACACGACAATACGAGCAGAGCAAGTGAGTTTATCTGCTTAAGATGTCTTAGCAAAAATCAAGTTGGTGATAAAATACGCAGACCGAATATGAGAGAAAAGGATCATGTAAAAAACTTGTGTTGTCTATGTACAAAGTTACAAATGAGAACTAAAAATCTTGAAGTTAGGTGGTGCGATGATTTTGATGAGCGAATGGAATATGCAAAGAAAATTAAGTCAAAATATTATGATGAGAATAATGAGCTGCTACCTGAATGGAAAACAGAGAATATGTATGTAGGAAAGTGAGGTTGATTAATATGGAAAATTATAAAATCGGTTATAATGGTGATGCTTATGTTGAAAATATTCACCATATAGGTGTTGAATATAATGGAAATTATTATAGTGTGATTTTCGGAGAATATGTAAATGGAGGGTTCTTTAGTATTCCGAATTGGAATTGTAGTGGTGAGTTAGCTGAGTTTAGTGACGTCTCTTGGAATACAGAATCTATTCAGAAATCATTAAAGAGTAAAATGGCAGCTAAAGCTATTGCAAAAGCGATAGCAGATTACACAAAGGAGTGATAATTATGTGTTACAAAATAGAAGTACAAAACAAAAATGCTGAAAAGCTTAATAGGAAGTTGGATGAGTTAAACGCACCACAGTTTTTAAGAGATTACTTGAATGAGTTGGAAAGTAAAAGTGGAGCGTTAAATTATTTAGTGGCAATTAAAGATTTTTTACAGTGGTTGATTGAAAATAATATCATTAATAAGAAATCAATTTCTGCAATAGAAGTTTCTGATTTTAGTGACTTGCGACCACAAAATATTAGTTCATACCTTAGATACAAGGAAACAAATGGAATGTCACCAACCACAACGGAAACAAGAAAGAATATTATAAAAAGTTTTATACAGGATATTTATTCATATAGAGAATGTTTGTTGAGAGAAGTTTATAATAATATAGAAGATTTTTATAAAATGATTAAATATAAGGGGATTCCATCTGGAAACAATTTAACTAAAAAACTTCCAACAGAAAAACAGCTTAATGATATGGAAGAGAAAATAATGTGGAAAAGGGATATTCCGGTAAGAAATAGAAATATTGCTATCTTTCGTGTGTTAAGAGGAACTGGAATAAGAGAATCTGAACTTGCTGGCTTGGATTTATCTAATCTGCATTTAGATGAAGAAATGCCATATATTACTATTCTTGGCAAAGGTGTATACAGAGAAATGCAAAATAGAAGGGTGTATCTTAGTGGATCTGCTTTAAAAGCATTAAGAGAATGGCTAGAATACAGAAATACACTGGATAATATTGTAGATACAGAAGCAGTTTTTATCAATAAGAATGGCACACGTACAACGGAAAGAAATATCAAACAGATATTTGAGAATTATGGCAATGGTATCACCCCACATATGATGCGACATTATTATGCTAGTATAATGAACAGAAATGGGAATCTTGCATTTGTTCAGCAGCAGTTGGGGCATAGTAGTGTAAATACAACAGTTAATAATTATGCCAATGGAGCTGTTGGTATGAGAGAAAAATTAATGGAGATGTGATTATGGTTAGATATATTGGAAAGAAAATCAGAACTGAAAAGAGAATAACAGTAAGAGGACTTGCGAAAATGGCTGACATTGCACCAAGTACAATTAGTAAGTGGGAAAATGGAAGTGCTGTTCCTGATTTAGCTGTATTAGATTTGGTTGCCAAAGCTATGAAAGTGAATCCGTTTGATCTTGTTAAATTCGTGTAATATGTATACGACACTAATTTTTAGTGTCGTGTTCAGATATTAAAATATCATTAGGAGTACATTCGAGAACGTCACATAATCTTTGCAATGTATCAAAGTATATGCGTTGTGCATTACCATCATACAAATTACATGTTGCTTGATATCCTATTTTTAGTTCTTTTGAAAGCTGATTTCTATTTAGTCCTTTTGCGTCAACTAATGGTTTTATATTAAGTTTCATATATATTACCTCCTTGATAATATATACTTTAGCATATATTGTTAAAAAAATAAATATAATCTTAAGAATAACTATTGACATTATATTGTTAAGGGTGTATAGTATGAAATATCAAAGGTAATCCAAGGTACATAAATGCAAAAGAGAGGAGGAACGTACATATGGATTTACAGAGATATGATGTTATAAAAGCGAAAATCAAATATCAAGGCGAAGGATCAGTCCAGACTAAAGAACGTCCATATGTGATCGTATCAAACCCAATTGGGACAAAACATGCTACGATAATTACAGTGATGCCTTTGACAAGTAAAATTAAAAAGACAAATATGCCAGTGCATGGATGTCTTGAAGCCAATGGAGAAAATGGATTGCAGCTTTATTCAATGGTAATGGGAGAGCAGATAATAACTATCTCTAAAACGGAGGTAATGGAAAAACTTGGTACAATCATATGTAAGGAAGATAGAAGAATGATTGACCAGACGTGTTTTAATGGTTTGTTCTTTGGAACTGGATATAGATTAGAGGAGGGAACGGCATGTATATAAGCAAAGAAGAAGCAAAGCGACTAATAGACGAAGCTCCTGGTAAAATCTGGTTGGATTCCTTTAATGGAATTACGTTTATTCATGCAAAGCCAAAACAGATTACACCCGATGAGGGAAAGAGAATAATTAATAAAGCTGATGATGAGATTGATTGGTTATCTAATAATGTATTCAATCGAATCAGCTTGTCTCATACAGAAATGATACACAATATTAATTTTTGTAGTTGCGAGGGCAGAATTTGGGACTCGCAACGTGATATCATATAAAAAACAGAATGAATGTTCGATAAAAGTATTGACAAAGCCGAACGAACGTTCTATTATATTAAATGTGAGATACAAAAAGAGAAAGCCGAGCATTAACGTGCTGGAACACTCGCTCGACTTTCCCTAAAAATATTGTTTAGTTGAATTGTTGTACCATGAGCGTACTGGAATACGCTCATAATCATAATACATATAAATTGACGGAATGTCAATTAATTTCAAGCAATTCAGTATAATTTTCACATATTTAATCAAAATTTAATAAATTATAGGGCTATCGCCAAGCGGTAAGGCACAGGATTTTGATTCCTGCATTCGTTGGTTCGAATCCAACTAGCTCTGCTATGCACTGAATCACACCCGATGTAAGTGCATAACGCAAGGTGCTTGTTTCTTTGTATATTACATATTGCCTTGTAAGAGCAGAATGTGTAGCTGCTATAGTTCTACCATAGTTTAATCCACTAACGGATGAGGCATCAGCTTTACAGGAAAGCCAATCATGTAAGGTTCAACTCCTTGATGCCTCTTTACTTATAAATAAGAAGAAAGGGTGATAGAAATTGGAATACGCAATTGTAAACAACAATGGTGTATACATAAGGCTCAATAATGGGCGACCAGTCGCTTGTTCAAGGAAAATTAGAGATACATTTCCAAAACAAAAGGCAGAAAATATCTTGGAGCATCTACCAAAATCTATGAGACGTTTACATTTTAAGTTGGAATGTATTCCTGATATTAAGATACAGACACCAGTTGAGAGAATTGTTGAAGCAACGAAAACATCAATTAAAGGTAATGATGGATATGAAGTCTCTGAATCTGTTAGGTCTTGGATTGATAAATTTGGTGAATGTGAGCGAATTCTTAATGATGCAGCTCAAAGATATAAAGAACTCGAAATTGAGTTGAAGCGAGCTGACGAAGAATTGATAGATATTTTGCATGAGGTAGAGTTGGAAAAGCCAGTTGATCTTTACAGAGGTTGGATATTCTATAAGAGAATTCGTACCAATCGAAAAAATAGACGAAATCTTAAGGATGAGATGGTCATTATACATAATGTAATAGATGAGGTAGATACCACTAAAGTCAGCAAAGAAAGAACACAAAAAGCGATAAATGGATTATTTAGTCGTAAATATAGATACCGAATAGTTGAGATAGAAAACGGAGAATAATTATATATCAAACATAAGGAGAGTGGTAAAAAATGAAAGACGAAGAATGGAGAGAGTATTTTCAACTTTTCGGAGAAGAAGAATTAAAAACGCTTGATTATTATCTAAACAATGAGATGTGTCATTTAAAAAGAATTGTTAATCCCATGATTGGTGGATACACCAAAGGAAATTTTGAATATGGGGATATATATGATGATTCAATTAAAGTGTTATGTGAATCAATAATAGCTTATGATGGTAATTCTGCTAAATTTGAAACATTTTTTACTGGTAATGTTGCAAGAAGCATTAGAGATTGGCATAGGGATAATCATTGTAGAGCAAAGCGTAGTCCAATAATGACCGATGTTAATGGAAAAATTATTATGATACCAGATGAGAATGATCCAACAGGAAAAAAGAAAAAGCCTAAATATATGAAAGTAATATCATTTGATGCTACATATGATGATGAAAATAATAATCTAAAAGACAAAATTCCTGACAAAATAGCTGATGATTTTGAGTGGAGTCCAGAAATGGTGAAATATCTTAAAGGATTATCAAAGTTGCAGTTAGCGATAATTCATATGTTAGCAGAAGGGTATATAGAAAATGAGATAATCAATACTTTAGGAATTGATAAGAATACATATAAAGATAATATGAAAGCAATAACAGACAACAAAAGAACAAAGTACATAAGACGTTTATTTAGGAGGTATGAAGGATGAGTGAATTCAGAATGGAAGCTACTAATATTGGACAATATATTGATGATGTCCAGGATGAAACAATTAATAGCAATCAAGCTGTTCAAAGAGATTTCGTTTGGACTGCTGAAATGATTGATAATTTGATTTATTCAGCAACTTCACAAAAAGTATTTATACCTAATTTAATTCTTGCAGAAGAAAACAAAGGCGATATAACCACTACTTATATTGTAGACGGAAACCAAAGAACAGAAGCTCTTAGGAGATTTAAATATGACAATTATAAAGTTTCAGTCAAGATTCGTAATCCAATTGTTACATATGATAGAAAGAAACTTGATGAAAACAATAAAATAATTAGAAACGAGAATGGTGAAGTTATATGGGAAACAGTGGAGTTTGATTTAAGAAAGAAAACCTACGATGATTTACCTGTTGAATTACAGAGAAAATTCAATAAATGTCCTTTAATGATAACTATATATCAAGATCGTACTACAGAGGGGACATCTGAATTAGTCAACCTATATAATAACCATGCTGGAATGAATGTATCTCAAAAATCTCTTACATATGTCGGTAAATATGCAAACGAAATTAAAAGAATTAAAGATAATAATAAGTTTCTTATGAATGGAACAGCTCTTACCGAGAACGAAAAACATAAGGGAAATTGGGAGAGAATTATTTCTGAATCAGTTATGGGTGTATTCCATATGAATGAATGGAAAAAAGATCCAAAAAAGATGTGTAGTTATTTAAATGACAACTCATCTACTGATGAATTCTTAAAAATGGAAGAATATTTTAATCGGATCGAACCTTATTCTGATAAACTTAATAGCCCTAAGATAGCAGAACTATTTGTTGCTAAAGATATAGTAGTTTGGATGAAGGTATTTGATAAGTTTACAAAATTAAATCGCCCTGATGAAGAATTTGGAAAATTTATAAAAGCATTTTCTGAGACTTTAAGAGAAGAAAAGGTAAATGATATTACTTGGAATGAGTTAGATACAGATAAGCATACAAAAGATAAGAGCGTAATTGAGAAAAAGGTAGAACATATTATAACTCTTATGAATGAATTTTTACATATTGATAGTACAGAAACAGAGAATAATGTAAGTGAAGAGACAACACTCTCATTTGTGCAGGAAAACGCAAATCCAGAAGCAACAGATGAGGACGTAAATGCTTATTCTGACCTTGTAGATTATTGTTTCGATCACAACAATATAGGAGTCGATGCTCCAATCTATCAGCAGTGTCAGACAGCTCTAATCGCATTAATGGCATACGCTTGCGAAAACGAAAATGAGGACAAGTTTGAGGAATGGATTAATAAATACAAAAATCAAAAAAAGTTTAGTCCGTCTCAAAAAGTAAATTATGACTTTATGAAGAGAAGTTTTGATAAGATGGCGGCAAATGCATAATACATATACATAAAGGAGAACAAAAATAAAATATGAAACTAACGAATATTATAATCCCAAATTATCTTGCAGAATCTGTACCAAACGAGGTAAAGATGAACAGGGTAAAAAGATATTTTATAGAGCATGGGGAGCTGGACAAGCCAATTATTATCAATCATAAGAAAGAATTGGTTGATGGATACATAAGATATTTAGTGCTCAAAGAGTTTGATGTCGAAGATGTCAAACAATATAGATATGAATATGAAAGGGAAAATAAAGTAGTTACATACATATATGGAAAACACCCGAATCAGCAGAGTGATAAAGAATACGTTTGGAGAGTGCCGATATCCGAAAAATGGAGAATGTTTGTAGAGAATATATCTGTAGGAGATATAGTCATGTGCTACACAAAATGGGGTGTTAAGCCAGTTATTATAACTAGAATTGTCAGATCTGACTTCAGACCAATGGATATTCCAGAGAATATAAAGATTAAAAGAATTGCTAAAAATCAGAGAGGAGCAAAGTATGGAAAAAATATGTAGTAGTTGCAGATATGCTTACAAAGATTCCGAGCAACCTTGTGCAATTTGCAGTAGTAATTACACTAACAAATGGGAACGTGCTACAGATGAGCAGATTATGCTTATAAAAAGTGGTATTTTCGATTTTAGAAACAGACTTGAAAAGAGATTGCTTGACACATTGACGAGCTATACTGATGTCTTAAGAGTTAATAAATTGATTTCTGATATACAGAGTGAAATGTTAAAGGAGTTAGGCGATGGGACTGATTGACGATGACAAGTTGATTGAAAAAAGTTACGAGATTTCAAAGAGTGGTAAAATGACGAATACTGGATATGAAATATTGTATAATACATTTTTCCAAAACGGAAATATGAATCACTTAGAAGAATGTAATAGTGTAAATTATCATGCAATAACACATGAAGATACAGAAATACTTGGCGCATTTTGTGATGTAACAGGTTTTCATGGTAATGATTTACAGAAACTGTTAATACTTGGATATATGAGTTGGCAAGGAGAGAATGTGTCAATATGAAAGATAAGTTGTTCATTATAGGAATGTTTATAGTAATTGCGATACTCGCTATATTGGTAAACATTGGGATATTTAGCAAGGTCGTAAATGCTGATATACCTGATTGGTTAAAATATTTATTGTTGAGATAGGAGGATTAAAAAATGCCAGAGAGTGATTTAAAGATTATTAAAAACTGCTCAGATGATGAGAAGAGAGAATATCTACATGCTATGAGCAAAGAGAGACTTGTAGAGATTATAATTAGACTAACAAGGAAGTAAGGTGAACTATGTCAGTTAAATTTGCAAAAGATCTTATAAAAGAAATAAATAACAGTGATAAGATTCCTGTTAAAAATAGTTGTGTAACTGGCGATGAATTTGAGAAATGGTTAAGAAGAGAAAAGAAGACAATCGTGATTGAACTTGAAAATTCTCTTTCTTTGGATTGTGAGGTGAAAATAAATGGACAAAACAAAAATTAAAACAAAAGAGGTGTGGTCAGCTAATAAGTGGTATCTGTTTTTTGGAATTCTATTTGTGATTATGATTATCTTATTGGAGATGTGTGCAATAAGACAATTCTTTGTGACAGATACAGAAGAAGCATTAGTGTTGCTCTTTATTTTACAACTGCCAGCTATGATTTGTTTATTATTTACAACGATGATTGGAGATTATATTCATAGAGAAAAATTCAATATCTATTACTGTAAAGTAGAAAATGGTATTGATATTGATTATATCAAAGAGAATTATTGTATAGAAGATATAAATGAGAGTTGCGTGTTGTTTGTAGATAAAGGCAATGATCATAATTTCTGTGTTTGGAAATTAATGCAAGGATATGATTCGCTATATCAAGCGGAAATTAAAATGTTTTTATAACAAGAATGTTCGATTTTTTTGGAAAAATGAAAGGAGAAGATTATGAGTCAGTGGACACATGTAGCAGCAATTTTTAGATTAGATAGTTTTGGAGAGATTTCAGATGAAGATATTTATAAAGTCTTCGGTAAAGAAGTAACTTGGAATGATTTATACGACTATGACGAATCAGATAATACAAAGACATTGCCTATGGGTAGCGAAGGAACACTAGAAATGAGTATTTGGCATAATTCAGATAAAGGTTGTATGGCATCCACAACAGTATCAATCTTTGGAGATTTAAGAGATTATGGTGGAAGCGATATAGATAAGCTAAAAGAGTGGTTTAATGATTGTTGTGGACAATTTATGGTTAGACAGGCAGTAATGCATGTGATTGACGAATATGCCGATGAACCATTAGTTGTACAGTATGTTGAATAGAAAGAAAACTTCGATTCATTGTAAAAAATTTCTGAGCGATTCAGCTCAATAAAATTCCCAAATTAAAAAGAGAATATAGATATGTAACCAATTAGCATTCATATATAAAAATTATAGAAAAGGAGAGTAAAACAGATGAATGGATTGAGTAGTAAAGAAGTTCTCGAAAGTAGAGAGCTTCATGGAAGTAATAAGCTTCTTGAACCAAAGTTGGACAAGTGGTATGACTTCGCAAAAAAGGCATTAAGTGAGAAAATCACAATGATTCTTATTGCAATTGCAGTATTGCAGTTATTCCTTGGAGTCATGGGAGTAATGGATTTATCAGATCCAATTATGATTCTTGTTGTATTAGCAATTGTAACATGTATTGCTGTTAAGACTGGACTTGGTGTTCAAAAATCAGCAGCAGAGTTGAGAGCCAAAACATCAGTCAGGTATTGTGACGTAATTCGTGATGGCAAAGTTCAAACAATTAACAAGGATGAATTGGTAGTTGACGATCTCGTTTGTGTAGGAATGGGACAAGAGATTTTTGCAGATGGATATCTCATTGAAGGTAAGATTTCTGTAAACAATGCAGCTATTAATGGAGAAACAAAAGAGTGTAAGAAAACACCGATTGAAGGATATGTTCATAAGAAAACTACTTCAACAGATGCTTATACGAATCAGAATTGCTTATTTGCTGGTACAACAGTAATGTCAGACGAAGGAAAAATGATTGTTACTGATGTAGGTGTGAATACAGTAAATGGTGATACACTTGTTAAAATGCAAACACTTGAAGCACCAAAGACAGCACTTGATATTGCACTTGATAATTTGAGCGACTTCATTTCTAAGTGGGGAACAATCGCAGCCGTTATTACATTTGCGGTGCTTACGATTTCAGGAATTGTACAGGTTGGATTTGGAGAATATTTTAGCGGTGGTGTTCTGAATATTATTCAGAAAATCGCACAAAACTTCTCAGTAGCATTAACAATTATTGTAGCTGCTGTTCCCGAAGGATTGCCTCTTATTGTAAAACTTGTAACAAAACAGAATGTAAAGACAATGGAGAAATCCAATATTCTTGCTAAGAATCCTGGTAAAATTCCAGAGTTAGCATATGTTGATATTATCTGTACTGATAAGACAAGTACTCTTACGACAGGTATTATGACTCCAAAGAAGATTATTGATGGTTTTGGCAATGATGTAAATAAGGATTCAGTTCTCTGGAATAATATCGAGGCAAACATTTCTTTAAATAATAGTGCAACATTTGATTCAGAAAACAATATTACAGGTGGTAATTCAATTGATAGAGCAGTTCTTAGCCTTGTAAATCCTGAAACATATGTTGACATTCAGAAAAAATATCCAGTTAAGTTGAAGCAGGTATTTAATAGTAGTAATAAGTATTCAGCTTTTACGACAAAGGATGGAATTACATATTATAAGGGCGCACCTGAGAAACTGATTGAGCATTGCACAAAAGTAATGGACTCAAGTGGTGAAATTATAGAGAATAACGACAATGATACATTAAGTAATGCAATTACAGCAATGACAAGTAATGCGATGAGATGCATTGCAGTTACAATGGCAGATGGTGATTTAGTAGAGAATGAAATACCAAATGACATGACATTCCTTGGAATTATTGGTGTTGTAGATCCTGTAAGAGATGAAGTACCGAGTGCAGTAAAAACAGCACATAAGGCTGGTATCCAAGTTATTGAAATTACAGGCGATTGTATTGAGACAGCAGTTGCAGTTGCTACAGAGTGTGGAATTTACAAAGATGGAGATTTAGCACTTACAAATGATGAATTTGAAGCGATGTCAGATGATGAAGTAAAGAGTATAATTCCTCGATTGAGAGTTATTTCAAGATGCTCACCAAACACAAAACTCAGACTTGTCACATTAGCACAAGAGATTGGAAAATCAGTTGCAATGACAGGTGATGGAGTAAATGATAGTCCTGCTTTAAAGAGAGCCGATGTTGGTTTTGGTATGCAAGGTGGTTCAGATGTTGCAAAAGAAGCATCAGATATTGTATTAACAGATGATAACTTTGCAAGCGTTGTAAAGGCAGTAGAACTTGGAAGAACATTTATGCACAATATTATGATGTTCCTTGAATTCCAGTTACCTATCAATATTTCACTTCTGATTCTCAGTGTTATCTATCCAATGATTGCAGTAGGTGCATTACTCGCTTCAGTTCAGATTCTGATTGTAAATATCATTATGGATTCCCTTAATTCACTATCATTCGGTGGCGAACCACCAAAAGATGAGTATATGACAGAAAAACCTATTAAGAAGGGTTCTGGCTTATTCATCAGAGGAGCAAAGAAACGCATTGCAATAAGTACAGTAGCATTTATTGCACTCTATGGAATTATTACATTCAGTCCTATTGCAAATATGTTTGCATCTGAAACAGAAGCTATGACAGCGAGATTCGCATTGTTATGCTTTATGGCAGTATTTAATGGATTTAATATTCGTACAGAGCATATTAATTTATTTAATGGCATTGGAAAGAATAAGTTATTTTCAGCCATTGCAATCGGAATTTTTGTAATGACATTTGCTCTTTGCAACTTTGCAGAAAATCTTATTAAGGTCACAGCTTTAGATTTCAAACATTGGGTAGTAGTTGTAATTTTAGCCTTTATGGTTATTCCAATTGATCTTATTAGAAAGATTATTGAGAAGAAAAGAGAGAATAAGTAATTAGGGAGATGAGAACATGATAATGAGAGATAAAAGTTATAAAACAGTAGAGATTATTACTCTTATATGTTTTTCAATTAGTGTTGTTGTAGCATGTATTACACACTTTATTCCATTTATTTTTCTGACGTTACTCACATTCCCAGTTTCTTTTAAATTATTAAAAGGGAAGGTTGACAGCCTTCCCAAGAATAAGGAGGATAAATAATATGTCAATTAGTTTAGTTAAAGGTCAGAAGATTGACCTTACAAAAGGCAATGCAGGTTTAAACAAAGTCGTATTTGGTCTTGGATGGGACACAAATAGATACGATGGTAATGCAGATTTTGATTTGGATGTGTCAGCATTTTTTACCGATGATTCAGGAAAGGTAACAGGCGAACAGGATTTCGTATTTTATGGTCAGCCACAGCATCCAAGTGGAGCATTGATTTATTCTGGCGATAATAGAACAGGTGTAGGTGATGGCGATGACGAGACAATGATTGTTGAGTTAAATAAGATTCCATCTAATATTACAAAGATTAGCTTCTCAGCGACAATTTATGATGCAGAAAATCGTTTACAGAATTTCGGAATGGTTGATAATTCGTACATTAGAGCATACAACGCTGATACAAATGAGGAACTTTTCAAATATGAACTTAATGAGGATTTCTCATTAGAAACAGGTGTTATTGCAGGTGAGTTGTATCGTAAGAACGGTGAATGGAAGTTTAATGCAGTTGGTTCAGGTTACAATGGTGGTTTAGCTGCTATTGGTAGAAATTTTGGTCTTGATTTATAAAATGGAGGGAGAATATATATGTCAGTAAATTTAGTCAAAGGACAGAAAATTAATTTATCTAAGGAAGTAGCAGGTGGTCTTACAAAGATTATGGTAGGACTTGGATGGGATGCTGTTAAGAAAGGATTATTTGGTTCTAAACCAAACATTGATTGCGATGCTTCAGCAATTATTTTAGGAAAAGATGATAAGTATCGTACATGTGTTTATTATGGTGACAGATCAGCAGAAGACAGATGTGTGTATCATCATGGCGACAACCTCACAGGAGATGGAGACGGTGATGATGAGCAGATTACAGTTGACCTTGCGAATATTACAAATAAGGTTGAGAAGATTGTATTTGTAGTAAATATCTATGATTGTATTTCAAGAAAGCAGGATTTTGGACTTATCAAGAATGCGTACATTAGACTTGTTGATGAGTCAACTGGTAAGGAAATTTGTAAATACAATCTTTCAGATGATTATGCTGGCAAGACAGCAATGGTATTTGCAGAGGTTTATAAGAAAGACGGAGAGTGGAAATTTAACGCTATCGGTCAGGGAACAAATGATTCAAGTGTTAGCGAATTAACAAGAAGATACAAGTAGGAGGATTTAATTATGTCAGTTTCATTAAGTAAAGGACAGAGAGTAGATTTAACAAAGGGTAGACCATCATTAAAAAATATTCTTGTTGGACTTGGATGGGATATTAATCATTATGACGGAGAAGCAGATTTTGATCTCGATGCCTCTGTGTTTATGACAAAAGAGAATGGCAAGGTTGGCAAGGATGAGGATTTCATTTTTTATGGTAATCTTGAACATAGTTCAAAGAGTGTAAAGCATATGGGAGACAACCGTACAGGTGAGGGAGATGGAGATGATGAGGTTATTAAGATTAAACTTGATAAAATCCCATCAGACTATGAGACTCTTGCTGTGACAGTCACAATTTATGATGCTGAGAGTAGACTTCAGAACTTCGGCATGGTTGGGAATGCATATGTGCGTGTAGTAGACGAAGAGACAGGCGAGGAACTTATTCGTTTTGATTTAAGTGAAGACTTCTCTACCGAGACTGCGTTAGTTGTAGCTGAAATTTATAAACATAATGGCGAATGGAAGTTTAAGGCTGTAGGAAGTGGCTATAACGGTGGATTAAAGGCATTATGTAATCAGTATGGAATTGATGCAGAGTAGGAGGATTGTATGACAAATTTTATGTTTATTATAATTGTGGCGATTGTATTAATTGCACTGATCCTTTTCTTTACTCCTTTTGGTAAACAGCTTCGAGTAAAGTTTAAAGGAAGAACGGATGAAGTAATGCGCCAGGATGCACAGACACCAGAAGGTGCTAGAGATTATTACAACGCAGCCATTAGAGAAAAGGAAGATTTTTATAACAAGGCATCTGCTACATATGCTGAAATTTCAGGAAAGCGTGATACAGCAGAAAAAGACTTATATCAGGCGAATAAAGATATTATGCGTGTTACACAGCAGATTAATGCTTGTCTTGATGAAAATAAAGAAAATGAAGCAATGCAGTATGCAATGAAGAAGTCTACTTTGGAGAATAAGATTAATGTACTAAAAGATACAATCGAAGAGATGAAAGAAGCACAGGCTCATCAGAAAGACATTCGTGATCAGGCAGCCGAAGAATTGCAGAAACTTAAAGAGGAAAAGGAACAGGTTCTTTTTCAGATGGAAGCCGATAGTCAGATTATCGAACTTCATCAGAGTATGGATAGTCTTAATACGAATAATGAGAGCGATAGAATGCTTGAAAGAGTTCGTGAAGGAGCAAGAAAGACAAGAGAACGTGCAGAAGGAAGTAGAATTGCATATGATTCTAGCGCACAGGCTAATGAGAGAAGACTTGCTAATTCTGAAAGAGAGCGCAATGCTCGTCAGATCCTTGATGATATGAAGAGACAGAGAGGTAATAAGTAATGATTGTATTAAACATTGGAGTTTTCGTAATCTGTCTCGGTGTATGCTTTGGAGCAGGTTTTATTGTAGGAAAACGTAAGAAGAATAAATAATTCAAGAGTTGGTAGGTGTCATAGCCTACTGACTCTATCAATATACCATATATAGTAACTATAAAACACAACATATACTATATATGGTATATATTTTACATTAGAAAGAAACGCACATTTCTTTGGAAAATTTGGAGGTTAAGACAATGACAATTGAGCAGATTAAGGACAAATTAAAATCAAAAGAGTACGACTTCCTGAGAACAGATAAGAATTTGGTAACAATATCATTATCTTAACTCTTGGAGGAAGTCATGCATATGGAATGGATAAAGAAGGATCTGATTTAGATGTGAGAGGTATTGCACTCAACAGTAAATCAGATATTTTACTTGGGACAGACTTTGAGCAGGTCGTAGATGTTGATACGGATACAACTATGTATTCGTTTAATAAAATGATACAGCTTTTGACATCAAATAATCCTAATACAATTGAACAACTTGGCTGTCTACCAGAACATTATTTACATTTATCTGACATTGGTAAAGAATTATTAGATAATAGAAAAATGTTTCTTTCTCAGATTTGTATTCACACCTTTGGAGGTTATGCAGGTTCTCAGCTAAGACGTATGGAGAACAAGGCTGCAAGATTAGTTGGTCAGGCAGAAAATGAAGCCTACATTTTAAAAAGTATCAACAATGCAAGATATGAATTTAAAAACAGATATTATCCTCATGAAAATAGTGATGTAAAACTATATATTGATAAGGCTGTTCAAGAAGGATATGATAGCGAGATTTTTATGGATGTAAACTTGCAGCATTATCCGTTAAGAGATTGGGCTGGTATGTGGAACGAAATGAAGTCCATTGTTAGTAGTTATAGCAAATTTGGTAAAAGAAATGAAAAGGCTGTAGCCCATGATAAATTAGGAAAACATATGGCTCATTTGATTCGATTATATATGATGTGTATTGATATTCTGGAAAAGGAAGAGATTATCACTTATAGATCAGATGAACACGATTTACTCATGAGTATTAGAAACGGAGAATATTTAGACGAGAATAGACAGCCTATTTCTGAATTCTATGATTTATTAAATGAATATGAAAAACGTTTTGAATACGCAAAAGAAAATACATCTTTGCCTGATAAACCTGATTATAAGAAAATCAATGAATTTAAGATGTACGTAAATGAGAGAATTGTGAAAGGAGATATCTGATGGAAATATCAAATAGAGCAAAAGAAAGATTCTGTAAGGATTGCAATATACCAATTAGATTATTCCAAGAGCCATATTTTTTAGATAGAATTAAGCTTTTTGATGATTTTTATGGAACTGTTGACAAGTGGATTAGATTTGCAAGTGAATTGCAAGAGTATAATTGTGAGCAGGACTATTTTGAAGAATATAATCGTGTAAAGGACGCAGCTATTACAAGTATCAAAGAGTCAGAGGCATATCAAAGATTTAATGCGGAAGATATGAACAAATTCACTGTGACTCATAAAAATTTACCTAATAAAGATATATTTAAACCAACCAATGATGGAAGAGTTTTTATCAGTATTGATATGAAAAAGGCTAATTTTTCATCTTTACATGAATACGATAGAGATATGTTTCGTGGAACTGATACATGGGAAGATTTTATTTCTCAATTCACAGATAACGAGCATATTACAAATAGTAAATATATTCGTCAGGTTATTCTTGGTAATTGTAATCCTAAAAGACATATCACCTATGAAAAGTACCTTATGGATCAGACATTATCGTTATTATATGACATTGTTGGTGAAGAACGAATTGTATTCTTTTCAAATGATGAAATTGTTTATGATATGACAACGGCAAGTAATTTACACACATTGAGTCTTGTGAAAAATTGTGTTGAAGAAAGATTAAGTACAAAATCTAATATTCCATTCAGAGTTGAATTATTTTCGCTTCACAAAATCAATGGTACTGACGGGTACTGTAAGAAAATCTACAAAGCAAATGGAGAATATAATATTGAGTTTAAGTGTTTGGATAATTATATGATGCCATTCGTACTTAGACACTTCTTGGGAGAAGAAGTAACCGAAAGTGACAAGGTATTCTACCACGAGGGATTGCTTGCAAAGTTTGTTGATATACCAAAAATCGAGGTGAATTTGAATGAAGAAATTGAAAATTGAAATTCCGTCTGGCGCAAATGAAATTATCCATAGTCTACAAAATAATGGATATGAAGCTTTCTTAGTTGGAGGATGCGTGAGAGATAGCATTCTTGGCAGACCAATTCATGATTATGATATTACAACTTCTGCCACGCCAGATGAGATGATGAAAGTATTCAATGATAAGAGGATTATTGAAACTGGATTGCAGCATGGAACTATCACTATTGTAATTAACGGTGAAGGATACGAAGTTACGACTTATAGAATTGATGGTAATTATTCGGATAGCCGTAGACCTGATAGTGTTACATTTACACGAAGCCTTGAAGAAGATTTAAAGCGTAGAGATTTTACAATCAATGCAATGTCATACAACGATGAAGTTGGTCTTGTAGATCCGTTTAATGGAATGGAAGATATTGAGCATTATAAAATTAGATGTGTTGGTAGAGCAGAGGATAGATTTTCAGAAGATGCTTTAAGGATTTTACGTGCTATTCGGTTTGCTTCACAATTGGGATTTGTAGTTGATTCTGATGTAAGTTTGAATATTCATAAAATGTATAAGAATTTAGAGAATATATCTATTGAGAGAATCAACAGTGAGTTCTGTAAAATTGCATTATCAAGCGAGTTTTATATACAGATAGTATTATTCCGTGAAGTATTCTCGTTATTCATTCCTGAAATTAAAGATATGTTTGGCTTTCAACAGAATAATCCATATCACATGTATGATGTATGGAATCATACCGTACATGCAGTACAAGCTTATGAATGTGATTGTGAACCCGACTTGAATCCAAGAGATTTGATTACATCATTGGCTGTATTTTTTCATGATATTGGAAAGCCACATTGTTATCAAGATGGCGAGGATGGCATTAGACATTTCAAAGGTCACGGAAGAGTAAGTGCTGATATGACTGATACAATTATGAAAAGACTTCGTTTTGATAATGATACAAGAGAAAAGGTAGTGCAGCTTGTTTATTATCATGATGCTACTTTTGAGGTAGGAAAGAAATATGTCAAGAGATGGCTTAATAAAATTGGAGAAGAACAGTTCAGAAGGTTATTAAATGTTCGTAGAGCTGATATTAAGGCACAGGCTTATACAGAGCAAAGAAGTAGGCTTCAGAAAATTGGCAACATCGAATATATCTTAGAAGAAGTTTTACAGAAAGACGAATGTTTTTCACTGAAAGATTTGGCTGTTAATGGAAAAGATGTAATGGATACAATGCTCATTAAAAGTGGAAAAGAAGTTGGCTACTGGCTCAATGAAATCTTAACTCGTGTAATAGATGGGAGATTAAAAAATGACAGAGAAGATCTCATTTATTGGATGACTGGTATTACAGATGGTTGGATAGAGTATTAACAATAAAATATAGCAGATATATTGATATGATTCAATATATTCAAGTGAAGGGAGATATGTAAGGTATGATAAAATTATTTACTCATACCGATCTTTGATGGAATCGGTTGTGGTATTTTGGCAAAACTTGCATTTGGAGATGATGTAGATATTTCATATTGTGATTATGATAACATTGATTCAAGTGTCAAGGAGTTTATTGATAGTGAAACAAAATTTGATATGTGTATTATTACAGATATTAGAGTAAATGAAGATACAGCGAAAATTATTGATGACAGATTTGATAATTTCTATTTATTAGATCACCATCCAACAGCTCTAGGACTTAATAAGTATCTTTGGTGTTCTGTGACTATTGAGTATGAAGATAAGGAGCTTGGAGTCATTAAAACCAGTGGAACAGAAATGTTTTATTATTGGTTAATCGAGAATGGATATTTAAAAGATTCAGAGACATTAAGAAGATTTGCTGAATTAGTGAGAGATTATGACACCTGGAGATGGTCAGAACTTGGTGAAGATGGAGTTATTTGTAAGCAGGTGAACGATTTACTTTATCTGTATGGTCGAGATGACTTTATTCATTGGTGTATTTCGGAGATACGTGGTGAAATATTTCCATTATTATCTGCCAAAGATGAAGTTGTTCTAAAGATTAAGCAGGATGAAATTGATAGATATATCGAAGAAAAGAACGAAACTATGTTTACCAGTCCTATGTGTGGTAAGGTTTGTGGTTTTGTATTTGCAGATAGGTTTGTTAGTGAATTAGGTAATAGACTTTGTAAAATGCATCCTGAAATTGATTTTGTGGCAATGATTGATATTGATGGTTGTACGGTATCTTATAGAACAGTTAAAGAAGATATTGATCTTGGTAAAGATGTAGCAAGTTTATTTGGTGGCGGTGGTCATCCAAAAGCTGCTGGTTCAGAATTTAGTCAAAGTATTAAGTTAAAAGTTATTGAGGAAATCTTTGGATAGTAGGATGGAGAGTGACTATGTATAATACAGGAGACATTTACAGAATTATTCAAGATGCATTAGACGCAAATCAGATATATTGTGCAGATTCTAAACTTGGTGATGGCTCTGAAGATACTTATGAAACAGATACGGAATTTGTTTCTGGTAATGATACTCATTTGATTGCGACTGTTAAACATCAGCACTTTGATTATAATCGTCCTTATCAAGAAAACGAACATATAGAAACAACAAAATTTAGGATTAAAGTTGAGATGATAAAGTGAGGTGAAATGAATGTTTTTAAGTGACATAGATAAAATTGGATATCCAGTTGGCACATTTAAACTTGGTCAAAAAATATATCATATTGAGAACAAGGAACATAGGTTTAAATTTCATAAAAAGTGTGAATATTGTGAAAGTACAGGACGTGTATTGATAAAAGGAAAAGAATTTATATGCCCTGCTTGTAAAGGTGAGTACATATATAAGGAGATAGTTGAAAAGATTATTGATGATTATGATATAAGAATTGGCAGCATTATTAGTCTTCAAAATAAGAAAAACGCTTATGAATATTATGCTACTGGCTCAGAGAGTTGTGGTTTACAAATCCATAGATGTGATGATGGTAGTAATACATATTTTGGAACAAAAGAGGAAGCTCAAGAGGCTTGCGAAAAGTTCAATAAAGAACATAATATTGATTTATATTTGGAAGAATATAATCGTGCAAGTCTTAAAGAAAGTATAAGAGATGGGTTCTAAACGAGGTAGAAGAATGAAGTATAGAGAAGAAAATAAAGACTTATTTACAGTACCAGAAGATTATTATTTAGCACATTGTATCAGTGCAGATTTTGGAATGGGTAAAGGAATTGTAGTTGAGTTCAATAAAAGGTTTGATATGAAGAGAAGGTTGCTGACAAAATATCCATATTATTTTGACCAGTACACTCATAAAAGAATTGGTGGTGACTGTTTATTAGAAGCTAGAGTATTAAATCTTATTACAAAAGAAAGATATTTTCACAAGCCAACAATTATCACAATGAGACTTGCACTTGAAAAGATGAAACAGATTTGTTTGGAGAATAATATCAAGAAGATTGCAATGCCTGTAATTGGTTGTGGTTTAGATAGATTGAACTGGAATGATGTCTCTGAACAGATTAAAAACATTTTTTCGGATACAGATGTTGAGATTTTAGTATGCAGGAGGTAACTATGGCAGTATATGTAACAGGTGATATACATGGAAATCCTGTGAGATTAAGTAAAGATAATTTCTATGAACAGAAAGATTTTTCTGGTAATAGAGATGAGAACACTGTAATTATTCTTGGTGATTTTGGTCTTGTATGGAACAGAGATAGTGAAAGCAAACAGGAAAAATATTGGTTGAATTGGTTAAATCAGAAACCATTTACAACTATATTTGTTGACGGAAATCATGAGAATCATAGAAGACTTGCAACTTATCCTACAAAAGAATGGTGTGGCGGTAAGGTTCATGAAGTCAGATCCAATGTCTTACATTTAATGCGTGGTGAAGTGTTTACTATTGAAGATAAGAAATTCTTTACATTTGGTGGTGCATCAAGTCATGATATTCAGGATGGTATTCTTGATTACAGTGACAAAAATTGGAGAGAAAAAGCCAAAGAACTTGATAAACAATGTAGGTATATGTATCGTATTAAAGATTTATCTTGGTGGAAAGAGGAATTACCAACAGACGAAGAAATGCAGCATGGACTATATGTTCTAAAAGAGAATAATAATATAGTTGATTATATTATCACACATAGTCCCTCTACGTCAGAGTTATATCTTATGGGTGGCAAAGGGTTGTATGAACCAGATGTGTTGACTAATTATTTGGAAGAAGTGAAAGCTGCAACTGAATATAAAAAGCATTTGTTTGGTCATATGCATGTGAATAAAGCAATTAATGATAAAGATATTTGTTTGTATGAACAGATTGTTAGGATATTGTAAAGTGAGGTGAGATGAATGGTAAATGAATTTACATTATATGGTGTAATGGATAAATTAACAGGAAAATTAGTAAGTAATATTACAAGCCCTCGACACAAATATTGGGAAACAAGAAAAACTGCTGAGAATGCGGTTAGAAATTTTATGTCAAGACGTTATAACGCTGATAGGCAACTAGAAGTTGTAGAAATCGAATGTAAGGTAAAAGTAGTAAGTGAGGTAAAAGAGTGTTAGATTACAGTAATGCAGATTTCCCTAAAGTAACTTATTACATAAGGCATCCAAATCGCATATATTTTCCTACAGATTTTTATGATGGTGAAAAAATATTCTATTATGGCAAACATACTAAACCAAGTAGTAATGCGAGAGGATATAGGTGGTATCGAAATGTGCATGGTTTAATGAAACTTGTTCATTGGACTGATATTAAACATGGGAAATTATTTCAAAGATAGTTAATATAAATAGAGAATAATCTAATATAGAAGCAATTCTATTCACGGCTGATCAGCCAAAATTTCCAAATAAAAGTAACAAGAAATATTTTTTTCTTATGGTTTTAGCAGACGTGTTAATTCCATAGGATTTTATAACAAAATAATATTAAAACGAAAGGATTTAACAGTAAATTCTAGGATAAATGATTGCGCAATCTCTGTATATTAAAGGATTTTGACAGAGAATAAAGAAAAAAATAATTATTGTGAGTTAAACGTATTGAGTTTATGCGATGGTATGTCATGTGGACATATTGCATTAGAGAAAGCAGGATTTAAGGTTGGTAAATATTTTGCCTCAGAGATTAAGGACGTGGCAATTAAGGTAACAAAAGATAATTATCCTGACACAATTCACATTGGAGATGTGAACAAGATTACGTATAAAGATGATGTATTACATACAGAAGTCGGAGATTTTGAAACAAATATTGATATTGTAATGTTTGGTAGTCCTTGTCAGAGTTTTTCAAGAGCAATGATTAAAGAGAGGAAGATTGGTCTTGAAGATCCAGAACGTTCAGGTCTGTTTTATGAGTGTAATAGAGTATTAAAAGAAGTAAATCCAAAATATTTCCTTATGGAAAATGTAGTGATGAAACCTGAAGATGAAGCCGTTATTAGTGAAATGATGGGAGTAAAACCTATCAGAATCAATTCTTCTCTTGTAGTAGGACAGCTTAGAGATAGATATTATTGGACTAATATTCCAGGAGTAACAGTTCCAGAAGATAAAGGAGTTACTTTACAGAGTGTACTCAATGACGGATATGTACCAAATGAGAAAGCAAAATGCCTTTGCAAGAATGATTCTCACGGATATTACAATGGCTGTTTTTGGACACCAATTAAGAGATTTCACAGATTCTATTATAAGTCGTTTGGAACAATGGTGTTCCCATCGAAAGAGTATTTTGATAACTGTTTAGAGGTTACAAAGAGAATATTAGATGGAAGAAAATCTTCTGCAAAAATCTATGATGATTATAATGGGCATGATTTTGATGAAGCAAGATATTTGTGGAAAGATGAAAGAGCAAGATTACAAGGTGTGCCAGAAGAATATGTCAAAAATATATCTGAAAAAGATGCTGCTGATGTACTTGGAGATGGTTGGACTGTACCTGTAATCGCACACATTTTCAGTTTTATGAAATTTTAACAGAGAATAATAGAATATGAAGTTCGTAGGAATGCGGAATTTCTTGTAATAAAAGGAGGAAATATGGAGATAAAGAATGCGAAAATTGACTATGTAAAGCTGTATATTGAAGACCATGATATTTTAACATTTAGCATTGGTCTTGATCTTGACATTGGGTGTTGTGAATTAGGAGGATATGCACTAGATCAGTCATTTAGGGTTAATAAAAATGACAATAGATGGGATTATGAAAGAAAATCTTCGCCCGCTGGATTAGATTGTATGAGAAAAATCATGGAAGTTGTAGGTGTAAGAAGTTGGGAAGATTTAAAAGGGAAGTATGTTAGATATGAGGACAACGGATGGGGTTCTCGTATTACTAAAATTGGAAACATCATAAAAAATGATTGGATTGATATTGATGATTTTATGAAGAATTACGATTACGAGGATTGGATTGAAAAGTTTAGACGATAGGAGAATAAGTAAATGGTAGTTGGTGTAAAAATAGGTGAAGCAAAAAAGACAGCAAAAAAATATGAAAGTTTAGGATATGTATATATTAAAAGTGAAATTGTAGATAACGAATATATGAAATTGATATTCCAAGATCCAATTGCTTCAGAAGAGAATAACACAACAGATATTCAATTTCATGAAGGTGATTTTGTAGAAAATAAAGACGGAAAAATTGGATATATTTCATCTATTTGCCATTGTGATGAGTGTAAGAGGCGTGGATTCTTTGAACCAACAATTACATATCTTGATGGAACAACAGATTATATAAGCAATTATTCTGTTAAAACTGTTACATCTGATTATAAACAGATTGGAATTCAGAAATTTTCAACAGAAGATGAGTTGAGAGATAGAATAGCTGCACTTGAAAAAGAGAATAAAGAACTAAAGGAAGAAGTAGATAATCTCACTATTCAAAGAAATCATGCTGCGGAGCTTTTATGTTTTTATGAAAGAGATGACATAAAATAATAAGGTTGTATAAGATACAAGAATCATAGATTTCTTCTGCTTTAGCAGAGAATATATAAATGAGGTAAAACGAACTGAAATCCTGAGATGGTGAAAAGGTAAAGGTGAAGGCTGAAATTAACAAATCAGTCAACCGATGAGCGTATAGGCTGAAACTCATTTGAGAATATAATGCCTTGGAACAAACCTCGATCCTAACATGTAATGATGAGGAATAAGGATGCTCTCATAGAGTACAGAAGTGAATGTACTCTTATTAATATCAAAGGAGAATAAATCACATGACTGATTTGTTAGATTTATTTAAAATGGCTTCTATAGGAAAACCATATACAATTTCAAAATCCGTAATACATTATCCAGTGCCAGGAATGACAAAAGAATATGCTATTAAAGTATGGAAGCAACAAAAGAAACGTGGTGTAACCACATTAAGCAAAAAAGAATGGTTAAGAAGATATGAATTAGGAGAATAAATTAACAGGAGGTGCAGCCTATGAGGAATATTCAGATAAACGACAAAGTGATAATAAAAAGTTCCTGTAATAGTAAGGGACAAACTGGATTTGTTATAGATACATATAATGTAGGCACACAGAAATATGTTATGGTTCAGTTAAAGGATAGAAAGCAAGGATATAACGTTTTATCAGTAGAAAAAGTTGAAAGTGAGGATAATAAAATGACAGGATTTGAACAGATAGCAATTGTTAATTTGGTAGAAGATTATAGTAAAAAAGACTATGGTTTTGCTTTATATGAGGATGAATGGAAACTTATTGCAGAGAAAGTTCCATCAAAACATCCAGTATATGTTGTTGTAAATGCAAGAGGAAAAGATAATAGAGTCCTTGGAATTTTAAAAGAAGTAAAGTCAGTAGAAGCATATGGTAAGGGTGTGACAGCTCAGGTTGTCGGTGTAGTTAATATGAATGCATACAATACAAGAATTGATGAGGAAAATCGTCAGAAAGAAATTGCAAAGCAGAAAGCCTCTATTGAGAAGGAATTAAAGTCTGAGATTGAAAAGATGAATAGTATTGCTTTATATAAAAAGATGGCAAATGAACATCCTGAAAATCCAAGACTCGCTGAACTTGTTAATGCATTAGAAGAGTTGGGAAAATAATATGGCAGGATTTGTATCAAAACAACCAAATGGATTATATTGTAGATTTTCTACTGTCGTAGATTGCCCTACTGCATGGAATATGACGAGAGAAGATTATATCAATATGAAAATGTAGGAAGCAAAAGAAGATACTGAAGATGTGTTAGATAATTATTTGCAGCCATTTGATATGGTGATGGATATGTATTATCCAAACAATATGACAAAAGAGGAATTTGATAAATTCCTTGAAGAGACTGGATATGATGAGAAATCTGAATAAATCAGAGAATAATATAAATATAGGTGATCACTTATTATATAAAAACAATATAAACATGCTAATTAAAGAAAGGAATTAAAAACTATGAAAAAATTATTAAGTGCTTTAATTGTAACCATGATGATTGCAGGTTCTACTATCTCAGCATATGCCTGTACACCACCACTTAATCCACCATCTGTGAAGATTCCAGATATCAATTTTGAGCCTGATGGTGCTTTAAAAGATGCAATCGACAACTATGTAAAAAATTGGCTCGAGAAATGTGTCCTCGCTACTCCGGTGGTGAAATATGCATCTTACTACAAGAGTGCATCGAGGTATTTTCATTACACCTGCGTAGCGGTAAAGTGGTCAGAAGTTGAAAATGCAACATCTTATAAGGTAAGAATCACAAAGGCTGATGGAACTTACAAAGAATTTGATACAACACATACATCATTTTACTCTACCAATTACAATGATGATTTTATCGCTGATGGAATGGACGGAGCTACAGTAAGCGTCAAAGCATACGGTGAAAATAAAACATTTAGCTGTTGGTCTGACGATACTAATATTACTAGATTTGGATATTAAGCTTCGACCTATTAACAATTAAATAATAAAAGCCACAACATATGGTAATTTGTGTGCTATATGTTGTGGTATGAATTAGGAAATTACACTATATATAGTTATAAATATATACACTATATATAATTATAAATATATTATGAAATTGAATTTTCTTGGTGGTTTAGGAGGTAGAAATGGCGAATTTAAATTTAGAAGATTTTAGTGAAGAATACAGAAAAACAGCGCCAATGGAGTGTTCTTTGTATTTAGCTTCCTGCTTAGATAAAGATACACAAACGCAGTTAAAGAAAGATTGGAACGAAGCTGGTGGTGTTAAAGTAATTCCATATTGGAAATGGTGCATGGAACATATTGATGTAACCTATCACAAATAAGAAAATAATACAGAGAGGTGAACGAAATGGAATTAATATTACAAGGTTGGATAGGACGCAATAACGAAGGCAATTTAGGATTAGCTGAAGAAATTGATGATTACTATGAATCAATAGCAGAATCTATTATGGATTATTTCAATTATACAAAACTAAACAGAGGACTTGGCGAGAAAATCACCACGATTCCAAATGCGAATCTACGTTGTTGGTTCTCTGATGAAAAATGTACTTTAGAAGAAGCACAGATGAACTTTGACAGTTATATACTTACAGGAAATCTACTAACACAAGGGCATTATACTGGATATTCTGAATGGACAATCACAGGGTTTTATATTGATGAATTTGTGATTGGTGGTCACGATTTAAAAACAGAGCTAAAGGAACATATTGGTCAGTATATACATTTTATATTAACTGATTAGGAGAATTAATACAATGAAAGGAGTATGTAATGACTGAGAAAGAAAAATTAATAGAATATATTAAGAAACCAGTATTGACCACAGCAAGAAATAGTATGGGATGTGATGAAAATTGGTATAATTCATATTTTGCAATCAAAGAAACATTTTCGATTGAAGAAATCAATTCTATGTCTGATAAGGAAGTAGAGAATCTTGTAAGACTTGGAGATTCAATGTCGGAAGCATTTTACTAAAAATAAAAATAATGAAAGGAGGCGAGGTTCGTGTACACAAGAAGGAATTCCTTACTCTAAGTAATTAAAAATGGTAGAAATTAACAAGTTATATAGTGGCGACTGTATGAAGTATATGTCGCAAATTGACGAGGGGGGGGTAAATCTAACCCTAACAGATATTCCGTATGGAGAAGTAAACAGAGATAGTAATGGATTAAGAAATCTTGACAAAGAAAATGCCGATATTATGACATTTGATTTACAAGAGTTTTTAACAGAACTATATAGGGTAACTTCAAGTACAATTATTATTTTTTGTGGCAAGGAACAATTATCAGAAATACATAAATTTTTCTCTGATAAGCAGAAAAAGAACAAAGGAACTGTAAGACAATTAATCTGGAAGAAAACAAATCCGAGTCCTATGAATGGTCAACATATCTATTTATCAGGGATTGAAAATGCTGTTTGGTTCAAGAAACGTGGTGGTACATTTAACGCTCGTTGTAAAAATACAGTGTTTGAATATCCTTGTGGTCGAAGTAAATTACACCCAACAGAAAAGAATCATAATTTAATCAAAGAGTTAATCCTCGATAATAGCAATGAAGGGGATATTGTGTTTGATCCATGTGCAGGCAGTGGTTCACACTTACTTGTTGCAAAAGAGAATAATAGAAAGTGGCTTGGAATGGAATTAAAAGATACTTATTTTAAGATTGCAAACGAAAGAATGAAGTAGAAGTACAGAGGTGATAATTTGACAGAACCACAGTTTTGTGTACAGGAATTAATATCTACGGAATATATGGACAAAAGAGTTTTAATTCTATATCCATATGAACTTAGTAATGAACCAATATTAAAAGACAATATTCTCAAAATGACAAAAGTGATAAGAGAATATATAAAAGAGTCTGAAATGTATAGAAAGTGTGTAGACACAATTCCAAATCTTATATGGGATTCTCAAAAATTATCTATGCAGAATGAAGCTGACGAGCATCAAAGAAAAACTGATAAACTTGCAGAGAAAATGAATGAAGGTATCAGTCCTTATGCTTGGTATGTCAAAGGTAGTTTTAACGGAGAGATAGGTGAATTTCATTATAATGTAGATAATATAGTTTATTTGGATAAAAACTAACAAGAAATTTGGTTTCTTGAGGAGGTAAAAATATGTTCAAATTATTTAAAAAGAAAAACAATACAGAGAAATGTCCAATTTGTGAATATAACATAAACATGTGTCAGTGTCTTTTCGGTGGTAGTTGTCATCCAGATAGAAGCAAAAGAATTAGTGTTGTCACTGATCATTTGTATTTATTTTCAAAGAAGCAAGTAGAACATGTATTAAATCTTCAAAGATATTGGTGTGTTTCTTACGATGATGACGAAAAGAATAATATTCTGAATGAATTTATGAGTAAGAACAAGAGGTGATTTGATGTCAAAGATAAATTATCGAGTATGCGATATTTGTGGAAATATATTAAAAACAGATATCCGATTTACAGGATATGTAAATGGCTGTCGAATTTGGAATAAACTTTTTAATAGATTGGATATATGTGATGATTGTATTGGTAAAATCAAGAGATTATCTATAGATAAGAAAGACGAAGAAAAATACATAAAAGAAGTTTTTGATAAAGCAAAAGATTATGATAATCCAGATATGAAGTCTGCTTATTATAAAGGTATTGAAGATACACTAAATGTGTTGAGTCATAAGAGACTAAAGAATTTACAAAAGTAAGATGAATTTTTGGTTTCTTGGCTTGTCACGAAAACTATACAATATTCAGGACAAAGGTGATTGATTATGAGAATTGAAGAAAGAGAGTATATTGAACCAGAATCCATAAATGAAGAAATTATAAATGCTATAAATACAGTTAAAGAGTATTGTAGTACACATGAAGAATATGAAGATTGCAGAAGATGTGTTCTTGGAGATGGTATTCATCATTGTGGATGTAGTAGTCCTTATTTATGGAGTATTAGAAAGAAGTAACAGAGAATATAACAAAGTAAGTACAATTAAAGAAAGGATAAATGTTCACATGTGAGTAAAGCTGCGCAGCTACTATTGGTGAACAAATATTGGCATTAAATATTGGATATTTAACATCAGATAAGGAAGATAATGAGTTATACACGCCCTATTACGCAACAGATCACATTATTAAATATCTTCCAAAAGATAAAATTATATGGTGTCCATTTGATGAAAACTGGTCTGCTTTCTACAACAGACTAAAAGAAGAAGGATACAATGTAGTCAGAAGTTCATTAGCTGAAGGTCAGGATTTTTTTAATTATGAACCTGAAAAATGGGATATCATAGTTAGCAATCCACCCTTCTCAATCAAAGATAAAGTCTTAGAAAGACTCTATTCATTCAATAAACCATTTGCGGTTCTTCTACCGCTTAATTCCCTACAAGGTAAAACAAGATATAAATATTTCAAAGATGGTATTCAGATTCTTAGTTTTGATGCAAGAATTTGTTATCACAATAAGGAGCATATGGATTCTGTAGTAAAAGGTAGTCCATTTGCAACAGCATATTTCTGTAGAGATTTATTACCAAAGGATCTAATTGTTGAAAAATTAGTTACATATGAAAGACCATTAGGAGAATAAACCAGTAGGAAAACCACGTTTCCTTCGAGGAGGTGATTGATTGGATACATCGTGTGAAACTTGTAAATGTAATACCTGTAAGATGAATGAAAATGGTGGCATTTATGGTGGATGTTTAGATTGTGAAGATTGCAAAGAACAAAATCTTTATTGTGAAGATTGTTCAATGTATGAATATGATAAATACAGACTGAGTAATTAGGAGAAATTTATGGGTAAATCATTAGAATTTGTAAAAGAACGAATTGCATCAGGTCAGTGTAATGGCATGGAGAATAATAAATATGAATCCATGATTGAACAGGACATACGAGAGTTATTTACGGTTGTTAATTACACCAAAAATGGAAAAATTTTAGCAGATGTACCTTATCTTAAAGGTGACAAACCTTATTTTAATGTAATTATTAAGCATGATCCAGATGCAGATTTTGAATATTTCACAATGCAGCGTTGCAATTGTGATGGAACGTTTGTATTCTTTCAAGATTTAATGGGGGAGTGCATAGATAAAATGATTCATCTTAAAACCTGTAATGTAAATAAGGAGATTCCAAAAGATTTAACTGGATATTCTATTGTCTACACTGTCGGAGATTTTGTATTGGCAGAAGAATTTGGTGATGAATTTGCAACGAAAGAAAAACCTTGGATGAAGAGTAGATTTACAGCTATGTTACCAATTAAGTTTGATGTAGTAAGGAATGAAGAATAATGTATTTTGATTTAAATATTGAAGAATGGAATTTTAAAAATAATTATGAAGACATCTACTTTTTGCTTCATTGTTTATACAATGCAAAAACTGAGTTATATGACAGAACTCTTACTGATATGAGAAACAGGTATGATCCGACTGAAGCATTTATAGATGGCAGGAATAATGGCAGGAATAGAAGTAAATCGAATTGGTATTCCAAGAAATTATACGATAAATGTGTGAAATGTATTGAGTTAAAAACAAGAGGTCATTTTATACACAGACATTGGAAAGAATGCGTTTGGAAGTACAAAGGTCTTTCAGCACAAGAATGGATAAATTTATATAATCAACTATTCAAGGATAACAGATATGATAGTTGGATAATTGAATATACAAAGTTATGAGGGATAAATATGACGAAAATAGAATACATCGAGTCAAAACGATTTGGGATGATTCAATTATATGAAAAACTTAATGAATATTACATAAATCATAGTAACTCTTTTACAGATTTATCAATAGATGATTTGACAAAAATGACAAGAGAAATTGATAGAGGTAATTTTGAAAAAGGTCAAAATCAAGAGATCTGGTATAAGTGTTGTGATAATTGTAAATCTGTAAAGTATGAAACAGGAGAATAACAATATGGAGTTATCACAAGATGAAAAACAAAAATTTTTAAAGTTAATAGATAAAGTAAGTCCATGTGCTGCAATTTCTGAAAAAGAAAATCTTGAAAAGTTTAAAGAGTGGCTGGATAGTGATAGGTCAAAAAGAGTCACATTTGTTGAAACTCCAAAAATATTCAAAAGTCAGATTGAAAATGACAAAGTGCTTCTTATACCAACAAATGACGAAGCTATAAAGCCAATAAGAGTAATATTCGAAGGAGAATAACAATATGAATAAAAGACAGAAAAAGAAGTTATTTAAACAGACGCTTATTAAAGTTAGAAAACTGCATCCACAGAAGGGTGATGTGATTTGTTTTCAGCCAGATTTAGATCGAGTTGATGCTGAAACTATGTGCCAGTTTATGAAAGTTTGTTCGAATAATGATGTTTTCGGTGAATTAAAGTTAGCTTTTGTACCTGCCAATATTAAGCAGCTTAAACATAAAAGGGACGCTCAGATATATGTTGATAAGTTACAGAGTATTGTAGATCAGATGGGAGAATAAATGTTTAGTCAAGTTGAGTCAAAAAGCATAGATGTTGATGAAAAGAAATATTATCTTGTAACTCCTGAAGGTCTAATATTCCATGAAATTCCATTTGAAGAAATACACAACCTAACAAGAGAAGTATGGGTATCAAGCTGTCCTTGTTGTGGTGGAATTCAAGGATATTATTATTCAAAAAATGAAGCCAAACAAAATAGCAAATTTTGTGTTCAATGTAGTTGTACTCATTTGTTTTCAGTAAAGAGATACAAAGGGTATTATAAACAGAATGTGAATTTCAGACTTTTGACAAAAGGTTATAAGGAATATAGGGGAATTAAGTATCCTTATATGGATATTCACGGTTAGCAGGAAAGAAGCATTTCCTTAGAGTTCTCGAACAATAAAGAGAGAATATATAGGTGATAATATAAATTATAAGGAGATATGTTTTATGCGAAAAAAAGATAAAAATTTTAAAATTCAATATAAGTTTGAAGACAAAATCTTGTCATTAAAATTTAAAACAGTACAAGATTTTTTACATACTAATTTTCGGAAGAATAAAAATCCTATGTCACCTAAGAATGATACAGAATTGATTAGCGTAACATTAAACAATAAACCATTATTTAAAAAATGTTACAAGTTGCACGAAGTAAAAGTATTATTAAAAGATTTTAATCAATCGGGATTAATTAGGAAAGAAATTTATTCAATAGAAGAAGTTAAAGATAAGGTTAAAAATGTTTTGTTTGAGAAGGATAGACAACTTACAAAAGTTGATTTCGATGGGGATTTAATAAAAGGTAACAGCCAGAGATACCAGACTTTTTTCACTAAAGGTTGTAAATGTGTGGTTTGCGGAATTGAAGGAAAATATTTTGCAAAAGAAAGACATTTACAAGATAAAACTTATCATCTGAATTTGTATGCAGTTGATGATAATGGTGATGAAATTTTAATGACAAAAGATCATATTATACCACATTCAAAAGGTGGTATTGATGATATTAGTAACTATCAAACAATGTGTAAGCTTTGTAATGAAGCAAAAGGCAACAAATTAGAAGATTAAAGAAGAAAGGAAAAATAGAAAAGTTCCTATAGGATAAAGTGCGCACTACTTACTAAGGTAAGAGGAACTTATGTATTGTGCTTATATCACAACATTAAAAGGATTAAGAAAACATAGTAACGCTGATAGATTACAGTGTGTAGAAGTATTTGGACAGAATGTAATTGTAGATTTGAGTTATCAGGAAGGACAGAAAGTAGTCTTCTTCCCATCTGACGGTCAGTTGTCACTTGAGTATGCAACAGACAACAACCTTGTAAGAAAGAAAGATGAGAATGGAAACAACATTGGTGGTTATATGGATGCTGAGAAGAGAAATGTAACCGCTATTAGACTTAGAGGTGAGAAGTCAGAAGGACTTATATTACCTGTTGAGACACTTTCTAAGTATACAGATATTTCAAAATTAAAAGATGGTGATCAGATTACAGTTCTTGGTGGTCATGAGATTTGTCAGAAATATATTCCTAGGGGAAAGAATCGTTCAAGAAGTAATGGAAATAGTTCAAATAAGAAGAACAAGTTTCAGAAGGAAACAGTATCATATCCATTTTTTGAGGAACATAAAGATACTGCACAGCTTGCATATAATATGTCAGTATTTAAGCCAGGTGATACTATTTATATTACTCGTAAGCTTCACGGAACATCGGCTCGTACCATGAAGACTGTTAAGGTTACAAAGAAGAATAATAAGTTAAGAAGATTTTTACATATGCAGCCAAAAGTTACTAGAGAAGTTTCTGTTGTATCTGGTAGCAGAAGAGTTGTATTAAAGGATATGACAAAGAATGATGGATATTATTCTGATAATAGTTTCAGAAAGAAGTATCATGATTTATTAAAAGACAAGCTTCCTGAAGGTGCTGAAATTTTCTATGAAATTGTTGGCTATGTAAATGAAACAACACCTATTATGGGTTCTGTGTCTAATAAAGGTGTTAAAGAAAAGGAATTTACAAAGAAGTTTGGTGACACTACAACATTCTCATATGGCTGTGAACCAGGTGAAAATGAGATGTATGTATATCGAATGACAATGACAACAGCAGATGGAACAGTTGTTGAAGTACCTTGGGAGACTGTAGAAGTATGGTGTGACAAGTTGGGTGTTAAGCATGTACCTGATTTAGAGAAGTTTATTTTTACTACACCAGAAGATTTGAAAGAAAGAGTAAATAAATATCTTGATGGTATGCCAGCAGATGAAATAGGCAAGACACATGTTGCTGAAGGTGTAGTTGTTCGTATTGATAACAGAGCAACATTTACGGCTTATAAGGATAAAGTGTTTGAGTTTAAGGTAATTGAGGGAATCGCCAAAGATACATCTGATGTACCTGATATGGAAGAAGCTGAAGAGTTATTTGAGGAGACTTTAAATGAATAAACCTACATTATATATCATATGCGGTTTGAGTGGTAGTGGCAAATCAACCATTGCCACTCAGATTGCCAATGAGAATCCAAATACAATAATTATATCATCAGATGCAATTCGTGAAGAATTAACTGGTAATTACGAAGATCAAGAACATAATGAAGAAGTGTTTAAAATTTTTCACAATAGAATACGCAAGAATTTAGAGAATAAAAAGAATGTAATTGCTGATGCAACTAATCTGACTATGAAATCTCGCAGAGCAATTATGATGAAAGTAAATGGTTTAAATGTCAGAAAAGTATGTGTAATTATTCCAAAGCCATTTGAATGGTGTAAAGAAGATAATTTACATAGAGAACACCCTGTACCTGACTTTGTGTTGGATAAGCAGATTAGAAAATTCCAGATTCCGTTCTATGAGGAAGGATTCGATGAGATTATTATTCACAATTTATTAAATAATTACGAACCAAATGATATCCCAGATATGAGAGGATTTGATCAGAAAAACCCACATCATACAATGGATTTATTTGAACACTGTAAATATGCATCAAGATTATTTTGTACAAAATATTCTTATCCTGCAAGATTCAGAATAGGTGCTTTGTATCATGATTTAGGCAAATTAAGCACACAAACATTTGATGAAAGTGGAATAGCTCATTATTATCAGCATCATTGTTATGGTTCATACCAATATATGACAGCTATGTATCATGTTGATTCTGATGTTGTTTTAGATACATGTTTCCTCATCAATTATCATATGATGCCTTTTGATTGGGATACTGATAAAGCAAAGCAGCGTTGGAAAGAAAGATTTGGAGAATATAAATATAAGATGCTTTTAGATTTTAACGAATGTGATAAAGCGAGGTAAGTGTATGTGCAATCGTTGTGATTATGACTCGCCAGACAATCGAATATATGTAGATCCATTAACTAATGAATATTATTTGGATATAGAAACATCTGAATGGGATGAGTATGATGATGGATTTGTTCATCAAAAAGAATATATTACGTATTGTCCTTGGTGTGGCAGAAAATTAGGAGAATAAAGATATGAAGATAGAATTAATCAAATTAAAATTCAATGATACTCATTCATACAAGTATAAACCATTTACGCATTGCTGTGATGAAATTCAAAATGATAAAGCTATTGTATTTACAGGTGAAGATTTAGTTCATAGTGATGATTGTTGGGATGACGAAAGACACATTCCAAGATTCTGCACTTCACATACAGAAGTCGTCACATCTTACGAAGATGAATGGGAACAGACAGACAATTATCCAATTCAGTTTTGTCCTCATTGTGGCGAAAAGATTGAGATTTCTGTTATAGAGGAGATTGATGTATCTGATAAGTATGATGAACTAACTAAGCAGCGTGAGGAATTGTGGAAGAAGTGTCAGAGAACAGATAGTAAAAAGAAAGAATCTGAGTTAAGAGAACAGGCTATAAAGTTAGATAACCAGATAAATGACTCCTATGAGTTGGACGAGTGGAAAGGAGAAGATTAGAATGGTACAGAAACAGAAACGAGTTCAGTTATTCGAAAATGAAGATGTTGTATTAGAACAACGTGGTAATAGATATTATCTATCTCTGTATAATAAGGAAGGAAAATTTCAGAGAGAAGTTACTATTGATGTGAAAGACGATTACAAGGTCGGACTTTGTAATGGTAAGTAAAGGAGATTATTATGGCAGTATTTAAGAATTTCAAAGATGATGAGTTAATCGTAAACTGTGAATGTGGATGTGATGAAGGTATCCACTTTAAGATTTATGATTATAAAGATGGAGATTATGCCTTCTTAACATATACAAACGGTAACTTTTATACTCAGCAAAGACCGTTCTTTGAGAAGTTGAAAAAAATTTGGGCGATTATTTGGAATAAGGATTTTTATTATTCTGATATTGTGATAACAAAAGAAGATTTCAAAGAATTTAAGGAATGGATAAATAGAAAGTAGAGTAGCAGTAAATTCAGGTTTCATTGGTTATAAAGAGAGAATATTAAACTAAGGAGGTAAGAAAAAATTGAAGAGACAGGTTAGAAGAGGTACTTTTGAAACTAATTCAAGTAGTACACATGCGATTTGTATTACAAAAAGTGAGTATAGACATAATTCATTTAGTCATATTGATTTTGAAATTGGTGAATTTGGTTGGGAAAATGATGAATATGATAGTTTATATAACAAGGCTTCATATTTAATTACTGCGATTTTAAGTTTTGACAAAGATGAGGCAGATGAAAATTTACAGAAGTTAAAGGATATTTTAGATAGCAATAATATTGAATACACTCTTCCAGAACTAAAAGTAGTTTCATGGGAATATGGTGATAAAACTAGATATTATTATGACATTGATGGTTACATTGATCATCCAGGTGAGACAAAAGATTTTGTCAATGATGTATTATCGGATTCAGATAAACTATTTAGATACTTATTTGGTAATTCGGTAATTATTACAGGTAATGATAATTCAGATGGATTTAGTGACAGAATGTATGTCAACGAAGGCGAAGAAGAAACAAATTGGGGTACTTATACAAATTACGGTGGTTTAAAACCAGAATTCGATAATTATGAAGTTTATATGAAAGGAAATTAATGATATGAAGAGACAAATTAGACGTGGAGTTTATGAAACTAACTCATCAAGTACACATTCGATAACGATGTGCAGCGAAAAAGAATACGATGAGTTTGAAAAGGGGAATATGTATATAGAAAGATGGGGTTCTCACAAACTGTACACAAAAGAAGAAATGATTGAAAAATTCAAACAGGCAGTGGATCGGAGAACAAAAGAGCCGAAATATCTTGGCGTAGATTGGAATAATGACGATGAATTTAATCGTGTTTTAGAAGAATCAGATTATTGTACTTCTGAAGAATATTGGAACAATGTTTCTGAAGAATATGAGACTTTTGAAGAATCTTATACAGGAGCAAATGGCAAGACTGTATATGCATTTGGATATTACGGTCACAATTAATTAGGAGGATTTTAAGAATGGAATTATTAGGAAGATACATAAATGGTAACTTTAAAACCACAATTTTGAGCGATGGAACAAAGATCAGAGAGACAGAAGATAATGAGTTTGTACCAGCTTTTGCAGAGAATATGGATATAAAAATTTGTAATTTTTGCGATATGGGATGTCCATTCTGCCATGAAGGTAGCACAACAGATGGAAAATTTGGAGATATTTTGAATGAGAAATTCATTAACACACTTCATCCGTGTCAGGAAGTTGCTCTTGGTGGTGGAGATGCTACAAGTCATCCTGACTTAATTCCATTCTTACAGAAACTCAAAGATAGAAAAATTATTGTAAACATGACGGTAAATCAGATTCATTTTGAGAAAAAACAAGAACTCATTAGAAAGCTTGTTGATGAAAAACTTATCTATGGTCTTGGTGTATCACTTGTAAATCCTACAGAAAAATTTATCGAACTTATTAAGAAATATCCAAATGCGGTCATTCATGTAATCAATGGAGTATTAAAGCCATCGGACGTAGAAGCTTTAGAGAATAATAATCTGAAGATGTTGATTCTTGGTTATAAACATTTAAGACGTGGTGATGATTTTTATTCAGAAGATCATGAAAACATTGTTGTAAAGCAGAATTGGCTATATGAAAATCTTGCAGATATTATTGAGAAATTTAAGGTAGTTAGCTTTGATAATCTTGCCATCAATCAGTTGAATGTTAGAAGATTGATGTCTGATGATGAATGGAATGAGTTCTATATGGGCGATGACGGTAATTTTACTTATTTTATAGACATGGTAGAGCGTAAATTTGCAAGAAGCTCAACAGCAGCATTTGATAAGAGATATGACTTATTGGACTCAGTAGATGATATGTTTCAAAAAATTGTATCTGAGTAACTTCAAATGAATGCAACATATCATTGGATTTTGAGAGAATAGTATATTGGAGGCAAAAATATGAGAATTATAAATCGTGGACGTGCGACTGGTAAAACGGCAATGCTTATTTCAACAGCATATGTAACAGGAAAACCGATTATTACATCTACAATGAATAATAAAAACAATCTTATGAGTATGGCAGAGAAAATGGGTATATTGACCAATATAGAAGTTTATACAATAAATGAATGGTTAGAATATCACAGGTCATATATGCCAAATAATGAAATACTTGTAGATAACGTAGAGTTGATACTTGGAGATGTTCTATCAAAATTTCTTAATGCTAATGTCATAGCAGGAACTATGACAGTTCCAATGGATGATGTAAAAGACAATACAAAAGAAACTGATAGAAAGCATGGTTATTGGGTTGCATTAGATGAATGCGCAAATGAAGGTGTATATTGTTCAGTTTGTAATAAAAAAATATATAAACTGTATTATGCGAACCAGAAGTTGAAATCAAAATATTGCCCTAATTGTGGTGCAATTATGGATGAGAAAGAGGAATCGTAAGAATCCAATCTTTCAAGTGAAAATTTTTAATCATATCTAAGCCATTCGGCTATGGGAATCCCAACAAATAAGAGAATATTACAGTGTAACTAATAAAAATATTACATATAAAGGAGATCAAGAATGAAGAATACAAATTGGAAAGTGCCAGTAATTATTGGCGTAGGAGTATTAGCAGTTATTTTGATGATTGTATTTGGTGTACAGAGTATACAGAATAAGGCTGTCGCACTTGAGGAGCAGGTAAATACAGCATCATCAGATATTAAGGTACAGGAAAAGCGAAGAGTTGACCTTGTGTATAACCTTGCTGATTGCGTAAAACAGTATGACAAACATGAAGCTGATACATTGACAGCAGTTGCCGATGGTCGTGGATCAACAGGAGATATTGAGAATGTAACAACAGCTATTACAGCAGTTGCAGAAGCATATCCTGAATTGAAGTCCAATGAAAACTATAAGACTCTTATGAATGAGTTATCTATGACAGAAAATATGATTGCAGAGCATCGCAGCAATTACAATAAGCAGGTTAAGGAATACAAGAGATATGTAAGAAAGCTCCATATAAGATATTTCCTTGGATTGCTTGGATATGAAGTGCAGGAATATGAGTATCTGGATTACAATGCGCCAGTTGATGCTCCACAGTCATTGTTCAAAGAGGATTAGTATATGAGATATGATAGAAAAGGTTTTGATTTTGGCGATTTTGAAATAACAAAACGTGAAATCTTGGCTAGTATTTCTATTATTGCAGTTATGATTCTGTTTGGTATTCTGATTTCTTCTAAGATTTCAGAACACCAAATGGATGAAAATGAAATTTATAACAAAGCTGTTAAGATAGAAAGTCAAGAAATGTTCCAATATGGAATGGATACAAATGTTGGTAATGCGTTTGTATATGGTGATTTAAAAGCGGTAGATACAGTTACATATCCTGAAATTAGTGGAGAATATATGTATGTAGAGAAAGTCAAAGAGCGATATACAAAACATACAAGACGAGTAGCCCATACAAGAACTGTCAATGGTAAATCAAAAACTTATTATACAACAGAAACATATTGGACTTGGGATAGAGTCGGAAGTGAAGATATTAAGTGTAAAGAAATATCATTTTGTGGAGTAAATTTCGCAAGTAATAAGATTGATTTACCTGGTGCTGATTATATTGACACAATTAAAGAGTCAAGTCATGTGAGATATAAGTATTATGGTGTTGACACTGAATATAAAGGAACAATTTTTACAGATTTGAGAGATAAAACCATTTCTGATAACACATCATTTTATAATAATTCAACTATTGACGAGACGATAGAAAGGCTAGAATCTGATTTTCCAATTATTATTTTCTGGATCTTTTGGGTTATTTTAATCGGTGGAATGGTATTTGGGTTCTACTATTTGGATAATAGATGGTTAGATTAAGGATAAAAAAGGAGAACAAATGAGTAGTAGTAACATTTATGGAATAAGAAAAGATTATACAGGAGAAGAAATATTAGAGTATAAAAATTCGTGGTATTTTTCTCCTATAATTTGGAGTGTCTTACCAGACAAATATATTCATGACTACATTCAAACACCGTTTGGTTTTAAAAAGGGAATTATCGGAATGGACGGAAATGATGTATGGACAAGAACTAACAAAATCATTAATAAGTGTGATAACACGCCAGATAGAGTTTGTTGGGAGATGTCAAATCAACAGATTTTTCATACATCTGATAAACAGATTATTTCAAATTCTATTATGCAATTCTTAAAACAAAATGATACTTATGATGTATCAGAAGAAGACAATATCCCAGTTTTAAAAAGAGAACATATTATTGAAAGATTTACCGAAATAGCAAATGATATTTTGTCAATTGACGAAAATGAATTTCCATATTTTGTTTTTAAAAATACAACAGTTGATGATGGCGTTGAGAGATGGTTTAAAAAATATAATAAAGAATCTGACGAGTATGTTTCATGTGCAATGTCAGAAAATACAGATGATTTTTATGCAGAATTTGTATTTTTCAAAGATGGGAGGATAGATAAATTTGTAAGTAACAAAGATTATCGTTTTGAATCATAGCAAGAAATTTTTCTTTCTTTTGGGCAGATTGGTGGTGTAAGTGATGTGTAAATTTTGTGAAGAGGGACAAAAGATTAGCTGGGAAAGTAATAGAGATATTTGTCAAATAGGAAATTTTTCTATTGATAGACATTATTATAATAACACATTATTTGCTGATAGTTCAGGCGGTGAATATGCATCGGCAATGTTAAAAATAAAATTTTGTCCGTTATGTGGTAAAGATTTGGAGGAATAACGATATGAAAGCATATTTAGTAGAACGACCTGCAAGAGATTGGTGTCAAGATTACGCAATGGTAATTATCGCACAAGATGAAAGACATGCTGAAAGAAAAGCAAGAGTAAGTTCAGATGACTTCAAGAAGTGTCAAGAGATTACTATTACAGAAATTGATATGAACGAAGAACAGTGTGTTTTAACAGCAAATACAGGTGCATAGGAGAACAACACTATTTAAAGGCTACAACATAGAGTAAAACGAGGTGATTAATATTTCAGAGTTACATGATAAATTAATAAGTGATGCTACAAAAGCCTTAATAGTTGGTCAGCAGATGGACAAAATAGGAAAAATGATAAGTACAACGATAGAAGCTCGAATACAAAATGAGCTTGAACAAGAATATAAGGATTTAAAGGTAGAGTCACAAGGAGACTGGTTTAAAGATTTACTTAAGCCAGCTAAAGAATTTGACCTTTTAGATGATTTAGCACCTGTTCCTGAATCACCAAAACAAGATATATCTACTCTTAAGAAGAGAATAAAGTATTGTAAGAATCCTATGGAGAAAAAGAAATTAGAACATGAATTAAATGCTTTATATAAAGAGCATAAAAGAAATAGGGGATAAATACATGAGAACAGAGAATATAGAAGTAACATTTAAAATTCCAATTCCAGTTGATAAACCTGATTTGAACGGTGTCATATATTCCAAAGAAGCAATTAGAAATGCTTATAAAAATGTAAAGAATATTCCAATTGAAATGCCATGTAATGATGGTCGGTTTCTTTCTATTGGAGTAGCACAAGAAGTTGAATTGATTGAGGATAAAAATGGTATGTATATCACAGGCGTTGGTCTTGTTTGGCATGGTGGTACAGAAGAAAGTGTTGAAATGGTTGATGGTAAAGTTACAAGTTTTCATGTAAGTGGTGTTGGAATTGCGAAAGAGTAGGAGAACAACATGTCAGGCAGACAAACCAAAACTATACAGTGGATAATAAATCTTCCAATGGACTTTCCTTCGGATTGGGATGACGACATGATTGAGTTCCATATAGGAGGTATGAAATGAAAAAGTATTATAGACAAGCAATCGCATTTCTTTTGGTATGGTTCTGTAGTGGTATAACGATGTGTTCATATCAAGCAGAAAATAAGATACTTGGAATCATTTTTACACTTTTAAGTTTCTTATATTGGTTCATTATAGACAAAGATGATTAGGAGAATAACATCATGAAAGGTAAATATAAAGGCTGTGACATAGAAGTAGGACTAGATAACTTGGGTTTCTTAACCTTCGCAGTGCTCGATAATGGATACGAAGTGACAAGTGGATTTTCTGAAAGTAGTGATTCTGTAAGAGATTATTATAGGTATATGAAAAGTGTAGTAGATGACTATAAAGAACATCCAGAAGATTATGCATAGGAGAATAACTATATGAATAATTTAACATGTAGAGAAGAAATAAATCTTTATGAAGCAATTCAAAAATCGTTTCCTAAAATTCTAATCAAAGATCTTACAGAGCATGAAAAAATTTGTCCTGTCTGCAATGGTCTTGGAATGAGAATAGAAGACAATGTTTATGGAATTAAAGGTGACACATCCGAAGTTGGCAGAAAATATCATTTTCCATACAAGCATCAATCACTTTCATTTTGCCAGAGTTGTTTTAATGGAGTGCAGCGATTGTGTCCTTATTGTAGACAACCTTATAAAAATCAGGCTTATTTACATTGTGACTGTGAAGGACAAAAGAAAGCTGATGAAAAAGAGAGAATAAAGAAGTGGAATGAGAAAGTATCTAAAGCAGTTCCAGTTGATGAAAAAGATGTAAACACAATGCTGTACTGTGAAGAGTTTGACGAGTATTACGACACTGTTGATGATTTCTTTGACGATTGTGCATGTAATCATGAAGAAGATAATAATGAAAGACCTGTACGATTATGGGTATGTAGCGTAGAGAAGATTTATATTGACGCTGATAATGTAGTTGATAATGCTTGTGAAGATCTGCATGAAGATGCTTATGAACAATGCGATATTGGTAGTCTGCAAAATCTGTTAGATGATTGGTGTAAGGAACAGACAGGAACAACTACATATTATCCTTGTTATAAGCAGTATGTAGAGATTGATTGGAGTAAATATTCAGAGGAATAATAGAGAATAAATATCTGTGAGGTGATGAAGTGAAATATATAGAACGAAAAAAATATAACAAGGTGATAACAGTTAAACTTGTGATTCCAGGTGGTTGTAATGCGAAATGTCCGTTTTGTTACAATAAAGATAAAGATATGTCGTGTGATAAGCAACAGTTTTTAGATAATTTCATCGAATCGCTTGATGATATTATAACAAGAATAGGTGATAAAAATCCTATATCAGTTGATATAACTGGTGGCGAACCAACTTTAGATCCTGAATATTTATCAAAAGTATTTATCAAACTGAAAGAGTTCAATATTAAATCAAAGGTTCTTAGAGTAACCATGACAACAAATGGTACTCATCTAAAAGAAGTAATCCCATATGTGAAAGATGTTGTTGATTATGTAAATATTTCAATTCACGATTGGCGACCATTAAGAAGAGAAGAAATACTTGGATTTTGTTTTAATGGGATTGACTACAAGGATATGATTCAGCAGCTTAACAATATTGGAATTACAGTATCAGCGTGTGCAGTTATATTTAAGAAAATTCCAAACTTTGTAAAGTGGAGAGACTTCTTTATTGATTGGGCGAAAGATGTAGGGTTTATTGCAGTAAGATTTAGATGCGATGTTTTTTGGAATGATTCTGATGTGTTTGATTCCTATTTAACAGAGTCGATGAGTGAGACTGATAAATTTGATGTTATAGATTATGAAAACACAACGGATTCTCATTGGTGTAGACTTCGCAGAAAAGATAAGATGAGAGTATTTTTCTTACATGGTGTTTTAGACACCTCAATCAAGACAAAAGGTATTGAATATGTAATAGACACTGATGGTCATTGTTATTGCGATTATTACAGAAGGACTAAAGTAGAAGATTATCAATATGAAGTTGGAGAGATTTATGATGCAGTGAGCGATTAAATAGAGAATAAATATTTGTAAACAATAATTTTATATCATAGGAGGAAATAAATATGATGAACAATTTTTTAAATGGTATGTTTGGTAAGGTAGGAAGTGGAATGTGTAGACTTTCTATGAATGGTGGAATTGCAGTTAAGACAAATGGTGGTTATAAGACATATAACATCAAGACTGGCAAGCTCACAAACTGTAGTAACTTTGTATTTGATATTGGAGAGGAATTCTTCTTTATTATCCCAACTAATAAGGTAGAGAAGGGTGACATTATTCTTGTAAATGGCAAGCCAAGATGCGTTATTGAAGCGGATAAGACAAAGATCACAGTAATCAATTATGAGGATTCAACAATCGAGACTGTACTTCCTGAAAGACATGTATTTATGGGTAATACATATTTTTATGGCAAGATTGTTTCAATGTTTGGTAGTGACATTATCAAGGGTAAGAAAGGTACAAACAATATCTTCAAGTATATGATGCTTTCTCAGATGATGAAAGGTGATAATGGTTCTACTGGTATAATGAATGGCAATGGTGGAATGAATTCTATATTACCACTTATGATGATGGGTGGAAATATGGGCGACATGTTTGACGGAATGTTCGACTTTGATATGAGTGGCAATGATGACGATGATACAGAAGTAGACGAAGAGGAGGAAGCATAATATGGGATGTGGTTCATGGACAAGAGATAGTTATGTAAGTTATTTAACAACAAAGGGCATGAGTGTTTCAACGGATGGTATGATTAGAGGTTGTTATTCTAATCAGGATATGTTTAAGGCAAGAAATATTGATTCTGCACTTGATCCCAAGAATGTTATTAGAGAGTGTTGCGATACAGAGGAACATCCAAACACAATTCCAGTTATTCTTGCACTTGATGTAACTGGTTCTATGGGACAGGCTGCTGTTGAGGTAGCAAAGAAGTTGAATGTAATTATGACTAAGTTATATGAAAAGGTTACAGATGTTGAATTCCTTATCATGGGTATTGGTGACTTAGCTTGTGATAGCTGTCCAATTCAGGCTTCACAGTTTGAGTCAGATATTCGTATTGCTGAACAGCTTGACAAGATTTATTTTGAATTTGGCGGTGGTGGAAACAGCTATGAATCCTACACAGCAGCATGGTATTTCGGTTCTCGCCATACAAAGCTTGATTGTCTAAATCGTGGAAGAAAAGGAATCATTATTACAATGGGTGATGAGCAGTTAAATCCATATCTTCCATTTAAGAGTAGCGGTCATGGCTTATCAGAGGTGACAGGGGATAATCTTCAGTCTGATGTAGAGACTAAGGATTTATACGAAGAGGCTTCTCAGAAGTTTAACATTTATCATTTAGATGTAAATCATTGGCACAGATGGAATGAGGCAGAGATTGTAAAATCTTTTAAGAAATATCTTGATGATACACATTTTAGAAGAGTGACTATGGATAGTATTACAAATGAGATTGTAGATATTATTGTTAGTGAAGCAGAGAATAATGTAACAGATACAGTTACTACACCTTCTAACTCAGAAGGAATTACTTGGTAGGATAGGAGATTTAAAAGATGAAAGACATTAAGATTGTATGTGGATCGAATTGGGGAGACGAAGGAAAAGGTTTAATGACAGATTATTTCTCACAGAAACCTAATAGTATTGTTGTTTGTTCAAATGGTGGTGCTCAGAGAGGACATACCGTAACGACTCCTGACGGAATCAGACATGTCTTTCATCATTTTGGATCTGGAACATTCAATAATGCAAGTACATATTTATCTGAGGATTTTATTGTTAATCCAATTATTTTTAAGCAGGAATATGATGAATTGATAAAATTAGGATATATACCAAATGTTTATATCAATCAAAATTGTATGTTGACAACACCTTTTGATATGATGGCAAATCAGATTATAGAGGAGAATCGTGGAAAAAATAAACATGGTAGTTGTGGATTAGGAATTTTTGAAACTATCAAAAGATACAAAGCTGGTGTAACTGATGTAGATAATCATATCAGGGAATATTACTTAGAACAATTTGAAAGAGAGAATATCATATTAACAGATGAATGGTCAAGAATATTCTTTGATAATGGTATATTTGAACATTTTTTGGATGATTGGGATTTTATGAATAATCACTCATTGACTATATCAGATAATTATTTCTTAAATCAGTTTGACAATATTGTGTTTGAAGCTGCACAAGGTTTATTACTTGATCAGAATAATACCGAATATTTTCCACATCTAACACCGTCTAATACAGGTATAGAAAATCCCAAGAGAATAATTGAAAACGTTGAATGGAATGATGAGATAAATATTGAAACTTGTTATATATCTCGTACTTATTTAACAAGACATGGTGCTGGTAAATTCCCATCTGAATGTAATAAGAGATTTATCAATGAGTATATGTTTGATAAAACAAATGTACCAAATCCATTCCAGGATACATTGAGATATGGAACACTTGATTTGAGAGAATTGTATAGTAGATGTTCCGATGATGTAGGAAATTTTGGAGACGAAAAATCAATCGCCATTACACATTGTAATGAATATGATTGGGATAATGATAAATTGATTGAATTATTCAAGGATTGGAATATTTATTATTCAGATGGCGAAACACATAATGATGTGAACTAAAAACAGGAAAGATTCGTTCTTTTGGAAATTTTTACAGAGAATATAAGAACAGGAGGTACAAATGGGAACACGAAATATAACAATCGTACATAGTAATGGTGAATATAAAGTTGCACAGTATGGACAGTGGGATGGGTATCCTGAAGGTTTAGGCGTACAGTTGCTTAAATATCTTAAAGGGATAAATATTAACGAATTAAGAAATGCAGTGAATGATTGTACATATTTGTCTAAGGAAGATTTTGATGAGATAAATAAGAATATTGATGAAGCAAAGAAGGATAATCCAAGATTTTCATGGCAGAAGTTTTATCCAGAATTATCAAGAGATACAGGTGGAGATATTTTAGAGCTAATTATGTTTAAGAATAAAACAAAGTTGCAAAACTCATTAAACTTTGCAGCAGATAGCCTTTTCTGTGAGTGGGCTTATGTTATTGATTTGGATAGGAATACTTATGAAGTATACGAAGGTTTTAATAAAGAGCCACTAGATGAATCTGAAAGGTTTTATTTTTTAACACCGATTGCAGAGAAAGAGTATCGAGAAAATCCCAAAGAATATTATCCTGTTAAATTTGTTACAGAATATAGTCTTGGTAGTCTTCCTGACGAAAAAGATTTCCTCGAAGATATTAGTAAAATCTGTGGTTTTGATGAGGAAGAGTAGACTTGGTATATCTGTTTTTCTTGCGGAAATTTGAAAGGAGAATATAAGAGTAGGAGGTAAAATTAAATGCATTATTGTGTTCATTTACTCACAAAAGAATTACCAAGTGAGAATAAAATTGCAACAATTATGAAGCCATATAATTCAGAACTTGTATATGACTCAGATGATGAAGAAGACAAACAGATTGATTATCCAGTTTTTACATGGGATTATTATCGAATCGGTGGCAGGTACAAGGCTGAATTAAAACTAAAAGTAGATGAAGAAGGATCTGCAAATAGTGAATATTATAATTGGGGTTATTATGACAGACAAGATAGAAACGGTAGATTGTTTTGGTCAAGTCTTTTATCTATATTAAAAGAGAATATTACACCTGAATGGATGTACCATGAGGAAGATTGGTTTATGAATATGGGTTTTGGTGATGGATATATTCTTGTTGATGGAGCAAAACAAAGTGATGTTTTAAATATTAACAAGCTTGGATGTTACATATGTATTCTTCCTGACGGTTCAGCTATTGCAAGAAATTCATGGAATGGTAAAGATATCATCAAAGATGAAAAATTCGATGAAAAATATAAACAGGCTATAACAGATAATATGGATGGATTTATTACAGTGCTTGATATCCATGATTAAGGATGAATTATCGGTTCTTGCGAAATTGAACAGAGAATTTAAGGAGATATTAATGAGAGAACATACAACAATTTGTAAGGTTGATGTTGGACAGGATTTAAACGATTTAAAAAATGAGATGCTTTATTGTTTAGATTATTTTGAACATAGGAATCATCCTGTTTATGGAATTTTTAATGGACAATTATATGTTGCGTATGCATGGGCTAAAAATATAGAAGATATTAACTTGTTTTAATTTTAGAGAAGTTGAGAGGAGAATAAATATATGAAAACATTAAGTAAAATTTTAGAAACACTTGAAAAGATTAAAACTGATATTCGATTTTTAAGTGAAGCTTCACATAGTAGATATTTGGATATTTCTAAAAATCTGAGTGAATATAAAGCAATAATTGAACAACAGGATAGAATATTGCAGGCGATATTCAAGTCGTATGCAAATAGTGAAGATATGGAATGTATGGTATTTGTTCCATATAGAGGTAAACCAGTTGTAATTAAAAATGGCGAAGTAGTCAGTACAGATAGCATGACTTCATTTGATGTTGGTTGGGCTTACGATAGACGAACTGACGTAACTGTAAGAGGGGAATAAATGGATAGCAAGAATATAATTTTCGATAAAGATTCAAGAACTAATTTGATTGAAAGCATTGTACAGGACGCAATTCAAAATACCTTGGGAGAAATTGATAAGAATTTAATTGCACACTTGGAATGTAGATATGCGTGGTTTGGCGATTCTGATGAAGCATACAATCCGTATACAAAAGAGAGAATAGATTTATGGAAAAATAGAAAAAGATATACTCTTCCAACAAATAACTGTACATATAAAACAGTGTATGATTTTATGGAGAATATTATCAAAGAAGAATTATATAACAGATCTTATGATGATGCCAACATGCCGATTGTATATTTATCTGAATGCTATTTGTCAGGAACAGATATTATCGTAAAAATGAGTGTCACATTATTACAGAAAGGCGAGGATGAGAAGGTTGATGAAGATTGAAAATGAATTTTATGTACTAATTAAACTTGGAACAAGAGACAAAGGTACATTTAGAGCAAAAGCAGGTATTGGAGATATTGACACAGATACAGTATTTTTAGGTGTAGATGATGAATTTGTAGATGATATTAAACAGGCTGTTAGAGCAGTAAATAAAAAGACTGCGATGGCATTAATTCAGGAATATGAACGTAACCACGATTATGAAAAATCAGGGTTTGCACCTATTCTCGTAACAGAGAAACTTACATGGTAAAGGGAGAATATATAAATGAACGAAGAATTTTTATTAATCGTAGAAAGCTTAGAAAAATATAAGGATCTATTAGAAAACAAGAATGATGAAATTTGTGACGGAATGACTGAAGGCGAGAAGAGAGCATATCAGTTAGGAATTACAAATATGTATGAAATGTTGAAACAAATTATTGAACATGACCACAATGAAGGTAATTATAACGTATTTGTTCCTGAGATTAAGGAAGAAGAATCTGGTGAATATGATTTAGAAGATTTTATTAAATGGGATTCTAAGAACAGAGAATAAATAAGTAGGAATTTATCGCTTCTTATGAAATTGAAAGGAGAATAAATATATGGAAATTATGAATTTACCAAGAGGTCGTGGTAAGACAACAAATATTATTATTGAAGCTGTTAAAACAGGTTATCCAATTATTACGTTGCGTAGAACTACGAAGAGAGATATTGAAAGACGTGCAGAAAAAATCACAAATAAGAAAATAACTGTTTATACAGTTGCAGAATTTTTAGATGATGATTTTTGGTGCGATAAAATTGATAAGAAACCAGAACATGTTTTAATTGATGAACTCCCATTTGTACTTGAGGAATTATTAGGTACAAAATGTGAAATGGCTACTATGACAAGTAAATCTCTTGAAGAATATTACGGGTATAGAGACTACGGTGGTTGTAGAACAAAAGGCGAATAACAATATATAGAAAAGTTGAAAAATAGTACACTATATATAGTGACTAGATAAATTTAAACTACTATATATAGTAACAAAATGGACAAGAAATATCGGTTTCCTTGGGAGGTAAAATAATGGAGATTTTAGGAAATAAATTAAAAAGATTTTTTGACATTGTAGATAATCCACCAAATGATGCTGAAATTACATATGCTGGAAATAGATATGAGGTATGGGAAATATCTGGAAACCTATTTAATAAGATGTGTGATATGTCAGAAGATGAATTTGTTAAATTAGCAGGCGAAGATGCATGGTGGAGACAGTGTGATGGTAGTGTACTTGGAGTACCTGATACAAAATTCATTATTAGTGGTGAAGAAATGGTAGGTTGGAATACAAGAGGAGAATATGAAAATTTTCAGTATGCTAAATTGACTGATTATCTGTGCTATGGAATTGGAGCATCGCAACCTAAAAATGTATGTGCTTGTTGTGTGGATCTTGCAAAATACAATGATATGACAATGGCAGAATTATTTGAAAAGTATGGAGAATAACCTATTAGGGAGGTGCATGACATATCGAAAAATATCTAAGTATCAAAGATGCGTCAAATTACTTAGTTGAAGAAATGAAGAAGCATGACGAGTCTTATGGTGGTGAAGTAAAAGATGTTGAGCTTGACAAAGAGCAAGCAGATAAACAGACATTAGGATGGATAAAATTGGCTTTATCTAATTCTGGTTATCCAAGTAGAGAATGTAAAGAAAGATTAAAAAGAATATATGAAGGAGTTAAACACGATGGAGAATAACAAAGTAAGACAGTTTATAGATTTACTTGTCAATGAGGAAGTGACAATCGAAAATGCAGTTAAGACATCGGGTGTTGGCAATATGAAATTAGTTGATGTTTTAAAGTCTATTTCAGAGATGGAGTTTGAAAGTATTAAAGCCTTTTCAAGTGCTGTTTCTGGTATGAATAGTATGAAGGAAGCCATTCAGACGGTCAAGGATCTGGATGATGCGTTAGTAGAGCTAAAGAAATCTTCTGAAAAGTAGAGAATATAAAAACAGCAGAACAGATTGTACAAGTTTGGCGACCTAACAATCTGCTCTACAGAGAATAAAATATAGGATAAACTATATTTGTTCTATTGTAACAAATCTATTTGGCTAATTCAAGCCAGTTTATCCTATAACAAGTATTCCAAAAGAGAAATCAATTGGATAGTGGGCGTGGGTTTCGTCTATTGAACTTAAACTTCAAGAATACCAAGTAAATTACAAATACATATTTGAGGTTTTAGAACCATGTTAATTTATAAGGTAATAAACCTATGCTATTGAACGATATTAAGTCTGATAGTTTTAGAACCATGTTAATTTATAAGGTAATAAACCAGGCTTGCATGGTTGGCTTAATATAAAAGGATTTTAGAATGATGTTAATTTAAGGAGAACTCATGAAAGTAAGTAGAGTAGAACAACATCGAATAAAGAAGAGTAAGAAAAATAATAAAGATGATAAACTATTTAAAATCATAGATGATCTATGTTGGAAATCTAAAAATTTATATAACTATGGAAATTACATAATTCGGCAGGAATTTATAGAGTCTTCAAAACAAAAAGAACAAGGATTGATTGAGGATGCTCGTTGGATCCAATACAATGAATTATTTCAATTGTGTAAAGAATCTGATTGTTATAAATGTATAGGAAGTAATGTAGGACAAGCTACTTTGAGAAAATTAGATAAGAACTGGAAGTCGTTTTTCACAGCTATCAAGGATTATTCAAAGAACCCGTCTAAATATCTTGGCAGACCAAAGTTACCGAAATATCTTCCAAAAGAAGATGGACGATTTGAATTGGGGTTAGATAATATCAAATTCAAAATTGTTGATGGATATATTTATTTTTCTTGGACACCTCTTAAAATCATGAATAATATTTTCAGAACAAAAATCCCAAATGATTCTAAATTAATACAACTTCGATTTGTTCCAAAAGGCAATGAATATATTATGGAAGTAGTTTACCAAATAGAAGTTCCTGAAACAAAGGATATAGAATCACAGAGTATTGCTGCAATTGACTTAGGTGTCGATAATTTGATGACCATCACAACAAATTGTGGTGTGAAACCAATTATAATAAATGGAAAACCATTGAAGTCAATTAATCAGTATTATAATAAGAAGATTTCAGAAATGAGATCTGCATTAAAGCTGAGAAATGATAGTGATTGGTCAAATGAGATGCAAAGATTCACAACTAAAAGAAATAATCAAGTAGATGATTATATTCAGAAATCAACAAAGATGGTGGTAAATTTTTGTAAAGGTAATAATATTGATACTTTAGTTTGTGGCTATAATTCAGGTTGGAAACAAGAAACTGATATGGGCAAGAAAGTCAATCAAAAATTTGTATCTATTCCATATTTAAGTATTGTACAAAGGCTTGAATATAAATGCGAGAATGAAGGAATTAAGTTCATTAAAACAAATGAAAGTTATACAAGTGGTATATCTTTTCTCGATGGAGAAGAACCTATCGAGAAGAATTACAATAAAGATAGAAGAATTTATAGAGGTTTATTTCAGAGTGAGAAAGGAGAATATATTAATGCAGACGTAAATGGAAGTTACCAAATAATGAAAAAGGTATTCCCAAAGGCTTTTACCAATGGGATAGTGGATGCAGGTTCACATCCAGTAGTCGTAAATATACCACTACAAACGGCTAATGTTATGTAAAAAGCCGATGAATTTTCGATTTCTTGTGGAGAATTATGAGGTGAAATAAATTATGGCGGTTATAGAGATTTGTGATGTATGTGGTAAACAAGTCAGTGAGAGAGACGGTATATCTTTAAAGTGTTCAGATATGAATGGACTGTTGAGAAGTAAACGCAGCTATAAAATAAGAGTTTGTAATAAATGTATTGATAATATCAAAGATTATTGCAGAGAACATAATGATAAATATTGAAGTAGAGGTGAAATCTTGGAAAAAGTAATTAAATATAAATGTTCTGAATGTGGAAAGTTATTTGATACACCTGATGATGCATTAGCTTGTGAAACAAGACACAAAAGAATTGAGAGAGCTAATGAGATGCTTGATGAAGGATATACATTAAAGCAAATTAATGACGAGTGTGAGATTTGGGAATCTGTGCCAGAATATTTAGAGAATGTAAATAAGGATAATTGCTTTAAAATTAGCTATTGGCAGTGTTGTGATAAACCTGCATATCGAATTACTAATATCTTTTTTGACGGAAAGGTGAATGTATGGGGTTGTGGTTCATGGGATGGATATTATGGTAATCGACTTAGATTAAATAGCAGTGATTTAATGAACCCAAGACCAAAAGAAGAATTATTTATAGATAGTAGATATGCAAGTAGATGGTAATTATAAAGGAGAAATAATATGGATAGAAGTGATCTCGCAGAAAGAATGAAAGGCTATGAAAAAAGGAATAGATATTATCTTCAGCGAAGAATGCCAGTGATTTTGAGGCTAGACATGAGAGCTGGACATAGCTTCACAAAAGGATTTAAAAGACCGTTTGATGAAGTTTTTATAAAATCAATGCAGAATACTGCTAAATATTTATGCGAAAATATTCAGAATTGCAAATTATCTTATCAACAGAGCGATGAAATCACATTACTTCTTATTGATTATGATAGGCTAAATACAGATTGTTTCTTTGATTATAGAGTTGATAAATTATGTAGTATTACAGCAAGTATGGCTACGATGGCATTTAATAAATTTTTTGAAAACTATGTTGACGAATATAGATTTAGTAAATGGGATGGTGTTTCAAAATATGAGGATGATACATGGGGATATATTCAGACATTACTAAATGCAGTTGACAAGGGTGCAATGTTTGATGCTCGTTGCTTTAATATTCCAAAAGAAGAGGTAACAAATAACTTTTATTGGAGACAACTTGACGCTTCTCGTAATTCAATTCAGATGGTAGGTCAAGCCAATTTCTCACACAAAGAGTTACAGAATAAATCATGTAATGATATTCAGGATATGCTTATGACTCAGAAAGATATTAACTGGAATGATTTACCGATTTATCAGAAGCGAGGAAGCTGTTGCGCAAAAAATAAGGTTGTTGTTGAATCTGATGGAGTTATGGCAATTGCACAGTTAAGAGATGCTTCTAAATTAGAAAATGAGTGGATTATTGATGCAGATATCCCTATTTTCAAGGGCAAAGGTAGAGAATATATTGATAGATTAGTTTTTGCTGGTGAAGAGTAAATACATTTGAAACACAAAAAATATATTTATTCGGAGAATATATAAGTAGATATAAAACATTAGGCTATGAACAAAGCTTCCTTCTATAATGCTAATAGCATTCGACTTTTAATCGAATATTTTAGCTTTGACGATTTCCTAATGTATTATATAAATGTAGGCTACAAAAGTTCTTCCTTCTATTAACAAGAATCTGAAAAATTTTTATATGATAGAACTTTTAATTTCCTACAAATAATAAGAACTATGTGGCTATATAAAGTCTTCCTTCTAATTTCAAATAAGAAAATGGTGTTTCGTATCTGAGATAAATGTCTTGGATATGAAACAAAAGATATTAGACTTTGTTATTTTCACAGAACAAGGCTATGGCGATAGTTCCTTCTATTACATATGGAAAAATAAAAGTACAGTTTTTACTATCGCCAATTTCATTAAAAAAGGAGAATAATAAATGAATGAGATTTTATTACGAAGAAAAAATAAAGTGATTTTAGAGAAAGGTAATGTTACAGAACCAAATAATCAGTACATTGTTACGATTATGAAGAATGTAGAAGCATTAGGATATACATTTTCCAAAGAATTGTTTGAAACACTTCAGACACAAACTAAGGAAGATTTACAAAAATTCTATTTAGAGTTAATTCCTATGTTGAAAAAACTGGTTGGAGCAGATGTTGTGTATAAACCTATGTACCCTAATTTTCCTGAATCAGTAATGGAAGCTGATTATATTGATTTGTTTATCAATGCGATCGTTCATTATTGGTCTGGTGGTATATTATATCCTTACGAGGAAAAGAATGAGAGATTGCCACTATTTGAAAAAACAAAAGTAAAAGTGATTGACTTAGGTACAAAGGAAAATCTTTATGATATTTTTAAGAATTTGTGTCAGTCAAAAACCTCAATCTCACAGACAGATAAGGAAGATTTAGAGTGGATTTTTAAGAATATGCAGGTTGAATTTCCTGACGAAATTCCTTTAAAAGAAAATGCAGCATTGATTGGAAAATTATATTTAGAGAATTATCCATTAGCAACTGCAAAGAATATTCAGAAGTTTTTCAAAACGGCTACCGATGTATTGAGACTGATTACTGCAATGTCAGATGGAGATATTAGTTTAGCAATCAATACAAAATTCAGAAGTTTTAAACGAAAAGAGAGAAGATTATTATTAGAACTCTTGCAGAATTGTGGTTCTATCGAAGAAGATATGTTGAGATATAAAAACAGATGGCTTCGTGTTGGTGAAAGACTTCATCCATCAGAATATAGTACAGAGCAGTTTGGTAAAGTCATTACCGCTTTTAATAAACTTCGTAATGGAATTAAAATAGAAACATTTGCTGGTAAAGTAACCAAGGCTATTGAGACAGAAGATTTTAAATCAGCTCTTATGCTTTTGAGAAAAAGACCAGGAGAACTTGCAAGAAAACTTGATCATTTGTTAAGAAATGCTACAGATAAAAATGCAGTTGTCAATACATTTAAGGATGTTGCAAGTGAAGTTTCTACACCTGTTTTATTACAAGTGAAAGAACATTTTGCTCATAGGACAGATAAGCTAGAATCCAGAGTATTCTTTCCAAAAGGTAACTTAGCAAGATGTCATTGCATAGAGAATACATTATCAGATATTGATAAAAAGTATTGTAACGCAATTGTGAAAATCTGTGAGAACGCATTAGTTGAGAATTATAAGAGCAAGGATTTTCTTGGGAATGTTTATCTTTCAGAAGAGTTCAAAAATTATATTGTTCCATTCAGCCAGAGAAGTGCAAGTAAGGCATTAAAAACTATTGTTAGAGGTTCAAAATTAAAAATCGAGGACAATACAAAAGCATTGAGAGCATTTTGTTGGTGGACGAATATGGATAATGACAACGACAGATGGTGCAATGGTAGGGTGGATCTTGATTTATCGGCAGCTATTTTCGATGAGAATTGGAACTACATGGAGCATGTTTCGTATACAAATCTTCGTTCAGATAAATATAAAGCTTGTCATTCAGGAGATATTACAAATGGTGGCTCTGTTGATGGAGATGGTGTAACAGAATTCCTCGATGTAGACATTGATTCTGTTATCAAGTATGGTGCGAGATATATTGTATATCAGATTTATAACTATACTGGTCAGAAACTTTCAGATATGCCACACGCAATGTTCGGATGGATGAGTAGGGAAGATGTTAAATCTGGTGAGATTTATGAACCAAAGACAGTTGAACAGAAGATGGATTTGGCATCACAAAGCACGGTTTGTATTCCTGCAATTTTCGACTGTATAAACAGAGAAGTAATATGGTGTGATATGAACTTATCATTAAACGGATGTTATAGCAGTTATGGTGGAAATAATGTAGAAAGCAATTTATCTGGTGTGGCTGCAACATGCTACAGTATGGTAAATATGAGTAAACCAAACTTATATGATTTGATTGAATTGCATATCAGGGCAAGAGGTCTGAGAGTAGATAACAAAGAAGATGCTGATATTATCTTTGATGTCAATGAAGGCATTACCCCATTTGACACTGAAGTATTCAGTGGAGAATATATCTAAGATATATACATTAGGCTATATGGGTTCTTCCTTCTAAAATTGGGGAACTATTTGTCACAGGTTCGAATCCTGTCATTCACAAAAATGTGGATGTAGCTCAGTCGGTAGAGCGATAGTGTTTTTAGAACTCATAACTTCCTAATGAATATTAAAAATAGTGGCTATGTGCTGACTTCCTTCTTAATTCTATAGGCTGAAAATAGTCAGTACATTCTCCACAGATAATAACCTCATGGCTATATAATCTTTTCCTTCTAGTAAGTAAATTTGATAACGCAGATATTTAAAGATTATGATTTCCATTATATGAGGTTTTTATAAATAACGGCTATGTTATTTCTTCCTTCTTGATTTCAAATTATATTGAGGAAAATGGTTTTTAGAAATAATAATTTCCGTTTTATTAAAAGCACAAAAATCTGACATTTCTTGAGGAGGTTGTATGAATATTTTAAAGAAAATATTTTGCAAACATAAAAATAATGGGATTGTTTGTTGGCATTGGACTCATGGACAAACTGCTAATGATATTAGATTTTTAGAAATTCAGAAAAAATGCAAAGACTGTGGCAAATATCATTTCAGCTACATAAAAGATTGGAATCAGTGTAATAAATTTATCGCAAAATACCCAAATAAAGAATGGTCTGATGTTTGCAAACCAATTTTGAATTAAACAATTTGGAGAATATTATTATGGAATATAAAAGAGGTCGTAGGGTGTGTCTTAATTTGATACGAAATCCAGTAGATAATTACATAGAACATAAAGATGAAATCGAAGAAATTCTTAAACCATTCACAGTAGTTCCACGAAATAAAATATCTAAAGTAGATACAGACCAATGGTTATATATTAGTTCGGCTTGGCAAGATAAAAATTATGTAAGAGCCGTCGAGATTTGTAAGGGTAGTAAGATTTATAGTACGGATGAAAATGACTTATATGAATTAGACGAAGAATTGAATGAACTTGGATTTAAGACAAGAATGGGTAGAAATTGTGATACAGGAACTTTAAGTATCGCAGTCTTGGAAGAACCTGAAGAGGTAAAAAATTGAAAATATGTGTAACAGGTCACAGACCAAATAAATTATATGGATATAATCTATCTGATCCACGGTGGCAGAGATTAAAAGAGCAGTTCAAATCAATTTTAAAAGAGAATAATTGTGAGGAAGCAATTACAGGAATGGCTCTTGGAGTTGATACAGTGTTTGCATTGGCAGTATTAGAATTAAAAAACGAAGGATATGATATTAAGCTGCATTGTGCAATCCCTTGTAAAAATCATTCCTGCAAGTGGATTAAAGAAAGTGTTGACCAATACAATTACATTCTTTCTAAAGCAGATATTGTCAAGTTGGTATCTGATGAAGAATATAAGCCTTGGTTAATGCAGAAAAGAAATGAATATATGGTTGATTTAGCTGATAGAGTTATTACAGTTTGGGATGGTTCAAAAGGTGGAACAGCAAATTGCATAAAATATGCTGAGAAGGTTGGTAAAGAAATTATTAGAATTGAACCATAAAACAGAGAATATATAGATGGAGATGAGACAGGGTTGAAAGAAACATGCGATATTTTAGAACTACGAGAAAAGCTTAATAAATATGAAAAACTTGGAACATTTGAACAGATATGTAGAAAAGTCAATGAAGAAGATATTTTTAAGTTTTATTATTGTGAAAGCCTTGATAAATATTATGTTGGAAAACGATGTGGAAATTTTTACTATGCTTATGTAGAAATATATCCTGATGGTGATATTTGTTTAAACTATGAATGGTCAAGATATTTGCCATGGGGCGAACACATAGTAGATGAAATAACGGAGTGGAAAGAATTTACATATCCAAGTGAACCTAAAGAAATTTCGTTTGAAAAATGGTTAAAGGGCTTTATTCGGAGTATTAAAACTAATTAATTTTTAAAATTCATTCGAGTCATATAAAAATGAAAAATCTAATAGAGAATAAGTAAGTGAAAGGAAGAATTATATGAAGTTATTTAAAAGTGTAGACGAAAAGTTAAAAGAGATTGGTTTTGTTAAAATCGAAGAGGATAAATATGGTGTAAGGTACGAGAGAAAAAATAGCAAATATAATTTTACTCAATCTGTAGATATTCTACATAAAAGTTCTGGTAAACACATTTTACAGTCTTATGATCCAGATTTGATGGATGAAAAGAAAGTTGGAAATACATGTGTTGGTCTTACTGGATATGAGATGAAGTTATTTCTTAAAAAGATGAAGCAGATTGATTTGTACAGTAAATAATTTACTGTTTCATGCGAAATTCGAGGAGGTGAGAAAGATAGAGGATCTTATAAACTTATCAGATATTATTCTTGATAAATTAGAGAATATGCATATAGATGCAAAAGGCACTATTAAAGACAAATCAGAAAGTATAAATATCGGAATTGATATTTCAAATTTAAATGATGCAAAGATAGAAATTACTTGTTGGGATGAATGGAATTCTATAACTAGAAAAATTGAGCATAAGAAAAAGGCAACAATTAGTTTTACAGATTATGAAATGGATTATAAATTTCAAGATAAAAACAAAACTAATATATTGGAATGTTTATGGGAAGCAAGTAAGACAGAGAATACATAGTTAAGAGGTGATAAACTTGGATACGCAGCTATGTAAAGCAAAGAGCATTAGTAGTGGTCAATGGGTTTGTGGATATTATGTAAAAGGTTTAGATATGTATGACAAAGAAGTTCATCTAATATTTGAATCAGCAACAATATTCTATTCTAATGGCGAAACTGATGGTTTTGAAGAAATAGATCCAAAGACATTGTGTAGATGTACAGGCAGCCATGATAAGAATGGTAAGTTAATCTTTGAAAACGACATTCTAAACGGAGAATTATATAATGTAGTATCTTATGGAAATGGTGAAAATGAATTTCTCGGAATGAATGTTGGTTGGTATGTTCAGAGAGATAACTTTGAATCATGGTGTGAATTAAATGATTTGGAAATGTATGAAATAACAGGAAATATCTTAGATAATATCTAATCAGTCTTGAACGATTCAGTTCAAAAATTCCAAACAAAAACATACATAATGAATATTATATTCGTTGGAAATAAGAGAATATATAAGCGAGGTGAGAAAGTGAAGTGCCCTAATTGTGACAAAGAAATGGATAATAAAAGCTATTGTAAAATGGAAGAGTTTTATCATTGTGGAGATAAAGAGATTTATTATCAGAAAGTTGAACATAAAAAATTTGTTTGTAAGTCCTGTAAAATTATATATTTAGATGATGAATGGAAGATTCCTGAAAAATATAATCCAACAAAAAAACAGGAAAAGACAATATTATTCATCAACAACCACTTAAGCATGGATATCAAACCTCTTACAAAACACCAATGCTGGTTGGATATCAGCAAGTATTTTGAAAAAGCTAAAAGTACTCCATTGTATGATGACCAATGTTGTATTGAAATGCAAGAGTATTATGGTATAGATGCAAGTGATTTTTGCTAAATCATCTTGTTCTTAGATAATATCTAATCAATCTTGAACAATTCAGTTCAAAAATTCCAAAAATCAAAACTGAATAGAGAATATAAATATGGGTGGAAGAACAGCATACCATTGGGTTTTTACGCTCAAAAATCACTGATTATACATAGATGTTTACATAAATTAACTTCTGTGTTCCGTCCATTTTGGGCGTTTAGATAGATTGTTTTATTAACAATATTTACATAATTTTTTAATTTTAAGGAGGACAAGTAATGGGATTTCAGAAAGCAAAAAGAGAGCAGGTATGGTTAAAGGTGTTGCTGAGTGGTGCATCAGGTAGTGGTAAGAGTTACAGCGCATTAAAAATGGCAACAGGAATTGCAAAGAAATGTAATAGTGGCATTGCATATATTGGCACTGAGGGATCTCGTAACAAGTATTATGCAAATGAGTTTGATTATGACTTACTTGAACTTGAAGAGCCTTTTGAGTGTGAGAAGTATATGGCTGCAATTGATGAGGCTGTTAAAGCTGGATATAAGGTGCTAATCATTGACTCAATGACGCATGAATGGAAATGGTTGAATGATGTACATGATAAAATGCCTGGCAATAGTTTCACTAATTGGGGCAAATTAAAACCACGTCACCATAAGTTTATGGACAAGGTGCTTAATAGTCCAATTCACATTATTGCTACAGCAAGAGGAAAAGACGATTGGGTTCTTGAAGATAAGAACGGTAAGCAAGTACCAAAGAAAGTTGGTATGGGGCAGCAGCAGGATAAGGATATTTCATATGAGTATACGGTATCACTTATGATTTCTCAGGATACACATGTTGCTTCTGCTGATAAGGATAATACGCATTTGTTTGATGGTAGATTTGAAGTGCTTACAGAGAACGATGGAGAAAAACTTTATGATTGGGCTAATCAAGGTGAAGCACCTACTCCAAAAGCACCACAGCCTACATATTCAGAAGTAGCCGAGACAGACGAAGACATTTTAAAAGCTATTAAGAAAGAGATTATTTCTCTTTGTACTCAGCTTGGAGGAACAAAGAACGAAGCCCTTATGACAACATTAAAAGAGTTTGTGCCTAGCGGAAATCCAAATGCAATTAAGGATGTACAGAAAGCAAAAGATTGTTTAGCAAAGATTAAAGAGATTCAGCCAGTACAGGCGTAATTATAAGGAGGACAAAAATAGATGAATAAAGTAATTTTAATGGGACGCTTAACAAGAGATCCAGAGGTAAGATACACACAGGGCGACAATGCATCAGCAGTAGCAAGATTTTCTCTTGCCGTTGACCGTAGATTTAAGAAAGATGGAGAGCAGACAGCAGATTTTATCAATTGCGTAGCTTTTGGTAAAACTGGTGAGTTTATCGAGAAGTATGGTCGTAAAGGCACAAAGTTTGTTGTAGAGGGACGTATTCAGACTGGTTCTTATACAAATAAGGACGGACAGAAGGTATACACAACAGACGTTGTTGTTGAGCAGGTTGAGTTTGCAGAGAGTAAGTCTTCTGCTGATGGTAATACAACAAACAACACTGCCAATTCAAATGCACCAACTGACACAAGTTTTATGGATATTCCAGATAGCATTGATGAGGAACTTCCATTTAATTAAAAGAGGTAGATATGGCAGATAAAAAAGAAAGAGAATATGTCTGCGCATATAAGTATTGTTTACACCACGGACAAAAGGTTAAAGCCTCTGAGTCCGTGGTAATAAACAAGAAACATTACCATTGGGATTGTGCAGGTATGAAACAAGAAATTAAAGATTGTGTAGATGCTTATATGGATTGTATAGAAGATAAAACACAGTTCCCTATTGCATGTAGAGCAATAAACACAATGGTTTTTAAAAACAAAGTACCTATAGAGTTCATCAGAAAAAATATTGAATCATCGAAATTATATTATTCAACAAAACCTGTTCAGATTCTATATGGACTTAGAAAGCTATTTTACGAAAAAGAATTTAAAGCATAGGCGGTGAGTAATTGCTAATCGAAAAAACTGACATCGAAAAAGCTAAAGATAAACTTGGCGATAATAATGCCTTTTTAATGGCAGAACTACTTGAATTAGAAAATTTTGATGACAAAAATCTGAAAGCCTGTTGTCCTTATCATAATGAGGACACTGCAAGCTTTATATATAACAAGAAAAATAAGACTTTTCATTGTTTTGGATGTAATAAAACGGTAGATATTATTGATGTCTTAATGGAAAAAGGAAACACATTCTTAGAAGCTGCCAAGTATCTATTCGAGAAAGCTGGTATCGAATACAGTTTTGGCGAAAAGGATGTAAGAACTCGTCACAATTATAGATATCCACATGAAGAACCAATAAATGAAAAAGAGCATGTAGTTGACTATTGGGGAAAACGTGGCATTTCAAAAAATGTAATTGACTATTTGGATATTCGAGAGGATTCACATGGTAACGGTGTATTTAACTTTTATGATACAAATGATGTTTTGACTATGGTTAAGTATAGACCTGCAAGAACTGTTGAAAAACATTCTGGTCAGCCTAAAACGTGGTGTCAAAAAGATGCTGATACATCAGCACTTTTGTTCAATATGAATAGAGTTAATACATCAAAACCATTACTTATAACAGAAGGCGAGACAGATTGTGCGAGTGCTATTGAGGCAGGATATATCAATACAGTAAGCGTTCCTCTTGGAGCTGGCAATCTTCATTGGATTGAAGAAAATTGGGATTGGTTAAATAATTTTGAATCTATTATTATCTGGTCTGATAACGATGAGGCAGGTATTAAAATGAGAAAAGAATGTATTTATCGTCTTGGTACATGGCGAACAAAATATATATCAACACCTGAATTCTTTGAAAAAGAGAATGGTAAGAGAGTTCCACTAAAGGATATCAATGATTGTTTACAAGTCGGAGGAAAAGAATTTGTTATGAATCTTATTTCAGAAGCAAAGGATGTTCCTGTAAAAAGTGTTGTTGATTATTCAGAGATTGAGGAACTTGATATTTCTCAGATGGATGGTGTAAAAACTGGCATTAAACCATTAGACGATGAGTTGTTAAAAATCTTCTATGGAACATTGACGGTGTTATCAGGAAGACCTGGTAGTGGTAAGACAAGTATTATTGATCAGACAATAGCAAGGACTATTGATGATAGTAGTCCTGTATTTTTGTTTAGCAAGGAAATGCCAGAAAGAATGAGTGCAAACTGGTTTAATACAATTATCGCTGGTAGAAGAAATATGGTTGAAAGGACAAGTCGAGACAACCGTAAATATTACATAGTTCCACAAGCAATACAAAAGAAGATGCAAGCACATTATAATAAGAAGCTTTTCATCTATAGAGATGATGAGCCAAATGATGTAGATTCAGTTTTAAAATCTGCTGAAGAATGTGTTAGAAAGTTTGGATGCAAGCTGATTGTACTTGATAATCTTATGATGATTGACTTGAATTGTTCTGAAAGTGACAAAAATACAGCACAAACAAATCTGATAAATGCACTTATTAAGTTTGCTGCTAAATTCAATGTAGCTGTTGTTCTGATAGCACATCCGAGAAAAACACAAGATACAAATTCTGATATTGAAATGTATGACATATCTGGTACTTCTAATATTATCAATCTTGCTATGAGATCCATAGGTCTTAGAAGAGTTTCCAAAAAAGAGAAAAATGATCCGAAATCTAAATGGCATAACTACGATGTGGTTTTAACTGTAATAAAAGACAGATTGCTTGGCAAGGCAGACTTCCAGATGGGATTATGGTATGACTTGACATCACGTAGATTTTATACAGATTACGATGAATATGACGCAAAATTTGCATGGGATGACAATGTATATACCGACAGGCTTCCATATGTTGATAGAAGCATAGATAACACATTTCCAGACAAATAAGGAGAATAAATTATTATGATGGATGAAGAATTAGATTTTTTACTTGGAACGATGCAATGGTCGTTTTCAAGACTGAATTCATTTTATAATTGCAATTACGAATGGAAACTCCATTACTTAGAATGTAATAAGTCTGAGAATGGTTTTTTCGGAGAATATGGTTCACTTATTCATAAAATCCTTGAAAAATATGAAAAAGGCGAACTTTCCTTGTTTGAATTGAATGAGTATTATGAGGAACACTTCGATGAGGATGTTCCTCACGATGCTCCACCAAACAAATTCGTAAATATTAGGCAGTCCTATTATGACAAAGGTATTGATTACCTTGATAACATTGACCTTGATTTAGAAAAATATGAAGTTCTTGGAGTTGAGAAAAAAGTAGAATTTAAAATTAACGACAAGGATTTTGTTGGATATATAGATTTACTTGTAAAGGATAAAGAAACTGGTGAGATTATTATTATTGACCATAAATCCGCAAGTATTAAAATTCTGAAAAATGGTAAGATTAGCAAATCTGACCAACAGCATTTCTTAGATTTCAAACGACAGCTTTATTTATATTCAATCCCTGTAATAAAAGAATATGGTTCTGTTTCAAAACTTAAATGGAACATGTTTAAAGATCAAAAGTGGATAGAAGTGCCTTGGATTCAAGAAGAGTACGATGAGGCTATTCAGTGGGCAAAAGATACTCTTGAACTTATTGAAAAAGAAAAAGAGTGGCGACCAAACCCAGATTATTACTATTGTCATTATCTTTGCGGTCAGAGAAATCATGCATGTGAATATAAACCACAACCAACGAGTAAGAAGAATGAAATCGACAATAGACATTATAACCCTGAAACTGACTCATATGAGTAGGAGGTGATATTATCAGCAATTATATAGTATATCATTTACATACAGAAGATTCTTTATTAGATAGTTGTACAAATTATAAGTTATATGTAGACAAGGCAGTAGAACTTGGACAGAAAGCTATTTGTTTTACAGAGCATGGCAATATTTATAACAATATTGAGAAGAAAATGTATGCAAATGGCAAAGGTTTAAAATATCTACACGGTGTTGAGGTTTATTTGACAGCAGCACTTGAGCCAAAACAAAGAGATAATTACCATACAATTCTTATAGCAAAGAATTTTGAAGGTGTAAAAGAAATAAACACATTGGTTGACTTGTCTACACAATCAGACCATATGTACTATAAGCCAAGAATTACGTTCGATGAATTTTTTAATATTTCTGATAATGTCATTAAAATTTCTGCATGTCTTGCATCTCCGTTGAGTAAATATCCTAAATTTATTGGAAAATTGGTTAATGAAAAAATAGCTGAATTAGAAAAAAATAAAGAAACAGAAGCTAACAGACTTTATACAGAGCTAAATTCAGAAGCTGCAAGAGATCAATGGATTGAAGATAGCACAATCATTCATAACACATCTTATGAAATATATGTAGAACAATGTATTGAAAAATCCAATAATGCATTTGATTTACAGATAGAAGAAGCAAAATCAGAATTGGAAAATGCAAAGATTGTATATGACAAACTGATGAAAACATATGACTATTATGAAATTCAGCCACATGTTAAGTCTATGGATCAAATTCGATATAACAAAATGCTTTATGAGGCATCAAAAAAATATAACAAGCCTTTAATAGCAGGAACAGATACACATAGTATTGATAGTTACAAGGCTGAGTGTAGGAGTATTCTTCAGAAAGCAAAACATATTGAGTTTTCAAACGAAGATGAATTTGACCTTACATATAAATCGTATGACGAGTTAGTTGATATGTTCAAACAACAAGGTTCTTTACCTATGAATGTTGTGTTGGAAGCTATCGAGAACACTAACCGCATGGCTGATTCTGTTACAGATTACGAATTAGATACAGCTTTTAAATATCCGATTCTCTATGACAATGAAGAAGAGGTATTTGTAGAGCGTATCTATAGAATGTATCATGAAAAGCTTGATAAAGGAATTATTCAACCAGATCCACGATATGAGGAAAATATAAAAGAAGAACTTCGAGTATTTAAGAAGATTGGTATGGTTGGATTCATGCTTTTCATGTCAGAATTGGTATGTTGGTGTTGGGATAATGGTATACCAATTGGTTTTTGTAGAGGTTCTGTTGGTGGTTCAACTATTGCATATTTAACAGATATTATTGATGTAAACCCTGTAGTATGGAATACGGTGTTCTCTCGATTTGCCAATGAGGATAGAAAAGAGATTGGTGATATTGATCTGGATATTGCACCATCACAAAGACATTTAGTATATGAGCATATCATTGAAAAGTTTGGTGCTGATAAAACAGCTTATGTGTTGGCTATCGGCACGATTTCTGACAAAGGTACTATTGATGAGATTGGACGAGCTTTGAATATGCCACTTGGAGATGTCAAGCAAGTAAAAGCTCAGTATTCATTATTTACCGATGGTATTACTGATTGCAATGACAAGATCAAGAAAATTGAATCTATTGATGGATATGAAAATAATGAAAAGTGCTTAAAAGACTTGGAAGAACTTAGAAGTAAACTTGAGTATAACGAAAAGTCTTTGAAGGACTTAAAAGAAAAACAATATCCTAAGTTATTCTATTATTTTGACGGTCTTGTAGGAACAGCAATTTCTCAGTCGATGCATCCAGCAGGCATTATTGTAAGTCCAGTAACACTACCTGATAATTATGGAACATTCTGGTCTAAGGATGGTAAACGTATTTTGAGTATTAATATGGAAGAAATTCATGAAGTCTCTCTCGTAAAATACGATTTGCTTGGTCTGAAAAACATAGAAATTATCAAAGATACATGTGAATTAGCACATATTCCGTATCCGAAATCACATACAGTCAATTGGAATGACGAGAAAGTTTGGGCACATATTGCAGATAGTCCAGTAGGCATATTTCAGTTTGAATCAAAGTTTGCCTATGATTCAATGAAAAAGTTTGAATGTCATTGCGTAAATGACTTGTCGCTTGTAAATGCCTCAATCAGACCTTCAGGAGAATCATATAGAGATAGGTTATTAGCCCATGAACCAAACAAAAACCCATCGGAGTTGATTGATAAATTGTTGGAAGATAATCATGGATTCCTTATATTCCAGGAGGACACAATTAAATTCCTTACAAATATTTGTGGTTTGAGTGGTAGTGATGCTGATAATATTCGTAGAGCTATTGGACGTAAACAAAAAGATCGTCTTGAAGCTGCGCTACCATCTATTCTTGAAGGATATTGTAATATGTCCTCTCAGCCTAGAGAAATTGCAGAAAAAGAAGCACAAGCCTTTTTGAAGATTATAGAAGATAGTTCTAATTATCAGTTTGGTTTTAACCATTCAACAGGATATTCAATGATAGGTTATATGTGTGCTTATCTCAGATATTATTATCCGAAAGAATTTATTACTGCGTATCTAAATAATGCCAATAATGAAGATGACATTATGCTTGGTACAGAATTAGCAAAACAACTCGGTATTACAATTCATAGCATCAAATTCAGACATTCTACTGCAAAGTATTCTTGTGATAAAGATGGTATTTACAAGGGTATCGCTTCTGTAAAATTTCTAAACGAAGATGCCGCAAACGATTTATATTCCATTAAAGATGAGAAATTTAATACATTTATTGACTTATTGGTAAGAATTTCTGACCTCAAAGTTGATAGCAGAAAACTTGAAATCTTGATTAAACTCGATTTCTTTGAAGAATTTGGTGGTATTCGTTATCTACTTACTTGCAGTGATTTGTTTTCAAAATATTATGGCAAGAAACAGATGAAGAAGGATAAGGCACTAGAGTATGGACTTGATTTTGATGTACTTAGAGAATGTTCTGGCAAGGAAACTCAGAAGACGTTTATGGAATTAGATAGTGCAAAACTACTTAATAAACTCTTGCAGAATGTCCCAAATGAGAAAACTGATATGCGAACAAAGATTGCTTATCAGATAGAAAATCTTGGGTATGTAGATATTGTTGATAAAAAGCTGGCAGGTTATTGTGTGGCATTGGATCTTAATGTTGACTATTCTCCACGATTGAAGCTGTATGCATTGGCAAATGGTAACACAATTCCAGTAAAAATTAGCAAGAAAATATTCAAACAGAATCCTATCAGACGTGGAGATATTGTAAAAGTCACAAATCAATATAAAAAACAAAAAATGAAAAAGGTTGATGGTGAATGGCAAGAAACAGACGAACAAGAATGGTGGGTTTCCGAGTACCAAATTTGTTAGGAGATGTAAATGAAACAGTATTATACAGACAAAAAATATAAAGAATTACTGTCACACATGGTTGTATTAGTAGACACTCGTGAGAATACTAATAAAAATGTTACTGATTGGTTTGATAGGAATAACATCAAATGGAAGTCAAGAGCATTGAAAACAGGTGATTATGGTCTTATGGTTGAGAGTTGCCCTGAATTGGGCTTCTCAATCGACACCTATTTTAGTGACGAACTTTGTATTGAACGAAAGAATTCCGTAAGTGAGTTAGCTGGTAACATAGCAAATGCAACTAAAGATGATGACAGAATTTTTAAAGAATTTAATCGAATGATTAATATAGAGAAAAATTATCTTCTTATAGAGAATGACAGTATAGAGGATATTTTTACAGAGAACTATAAATCGAAATTGAATCCGACATCGTTTTTTAGAACATTGCTTACATGGCAAAGCAGAAATAACATGCACATTTATTTTGTAGAAAGAGGATATATGGGTAGGATGATATACGAATTATGTAAAAATTGTTTGGATTCCAAGATATTGAAGTAAAGGAGAAAATATGGACAAGGTAAAAGTTTTTGAAGGACTATTAAACAAGTTTGAGACAGACGAGATTAGAGATTATTGTGCTGATATGATTAAGAAAATTCCAGATTATATCTTCACAATTCCAAGTAGTACATCTTTTAAGTATCATAATAAAACACAGTGTCAGCCGCATGGTCAGATTTTTCATATTTTAATGTTTGCAGAAGTAATGAATTATGTTCTTGGATTAGAGTATATAAAAGAAAAGACAAATGAGCGACAGCGAGATTGTTTACGCTGCACACCAATTTTTCATGATGCAATTAAATGTGGGCTAAATGGTTCTCAATATACGGTACACGAACATCCGATGCTTGCAGGTGAGTGGGTGAGAAATACATCTGTTGAACATGATGTAGACGCTGATACAAAAGCATATATTGCAAGATTATGTGAGAGTCATTCGGGTGAATAGACTTCTACAAAGAGAAGTAAGATTGTATTGCCAAAGCCTGAAAATGACGAGCAGTTCTTTGTACATATGTGTGATTATTTAGCAAGTAGGTCAAATCTTGATATGACATATTCTGATGATGTAGTTTCTGCATTAGGTGGTGTTGATATTCCAAAGGAAGAGTTACCAGATATTGATTCTTATGTAATTACATTTGGAAAATATTCAGGAAAGACGCTTCCACAAATCAAAGAAATTGATCCTGGTTATATTTCATGGGCAAAAGAAAATATGAGTAGAGAACCAGTAAGAAGTTTATTGGCTCAACTGTAGAGAATAATACAGTAGGAGGTAATAATCTATGAAAATTCTAACACGATTATTTACGAAAAATCTTACTAAAGTTCCTCTGTTGTGGATTACATTCAATTGGAAGCTATTCAAAGAAAATGGAGCGAAAGGTTCTTGTATGTGCAATATTCATCCTTGCTTAAAGGACGATGAGCATATCATTTCCACTATGAATGAACTGTGTGATTATATCAGAGAAAATTATGATATGGAGAAGATTATATGAGTGAGATGTCAATAGAAGAAGCAATTCGTATTCTTGATCCTGAAACTTCAGCAGATGCTATTGCAGAGATTGAATACTATGCAGGATTCAACAAAGACAAGGCAATCGAAAAGGTTAATGAGGCTTGTGAAGTAGCTTGCAAGATTATGAAAGAATATATAAGGAGTAGAACAACATGAAAATCATTAAACAAGGCGAATTAAAACCTGTCACAAAAAGAATAACATGTGAGAATTGTGGCACGATTTTTGAAGTAGAAAAGAATGAATGTAATTGCACTTCGCAAATGGGAGTTATACACGATGGACTTGGTTCTTACAACATTAAATGTCCTACATGTAAGGACACACAATATTTTAATTGGAAATAAGGAGAGGGCAAATGAATAGAGATGAATTATTGAAAAAAGAAATAATGTCAAAAAAGGATACAATAAAAAATGCATTCTTGAATCGCCTTACTTATGATAAGTGGGATAAGAAATCGCCTGTTTACGCCTATAATATTGTGTTATCTGAGTTTGAAAAAATTGATGATGTTGAACGAATTGAATTTTTATTACGTCAATTCAATATCATACCATATGTTGTTTACTTTTCAAATAAAGAAGATTTAGAAGCTTATAAATGGGTTCATGATACTATTGAAAAAGAAATAGATGATAGAATTGCAGAAGGTTTTAAGGATCATATTAGTGATTTTGTTGATTGCAAAGACTTATATTCAGGAGACTGTGAAATATTTGCAGTCAGTCATTAAAATCCAAGTAAATCGTTCTTTCATTTGGTCAAATTTGGAGGTAAAAATGGAAAAATTAAGAAAAATAGGAGAAATCAACGGTTGGGGGCAAACTGACGTAGTTGAAATCGTAAAAACCCTTGAAAAACAAGGCTTTATTGTAGTTGATGATAATGAAGATAAGGATAATTGGAAGACATAGCATGTGATGGTAAAGGTGTAAAATCCAATGAAAGACGGATTTCATAAGGAGGTAAAATATATGAAATATAAAATTAGCAATGCATACATAAATGTAAATGGTGAAGATATTGCGGTTGGTGTTGCTCTTGGAGAAGAGGATAGACCACAGTCTCCATTTAGAACGGAATATGTTACAAATTCAGAGTATGAAAAGGGGTTAAAAGAATTTCGATACGGTAAACAACAAATTGGAGATTGTGTTCATCATTGTATAACACAGTTTAAAAACTTTACTGCTACATGCCCAATAAAACAGAAGTGGATTGATGAATTAGAAAAAATGGGATACGACATATCAAAATTGAAATATGAAATTGTAGAGTAATTGATAGATTTGTTAAGGAGGTGACAACAATGGCATATTGTCAGAGATGTGGTGAGTATTGCCAAGACCATTATACATATTGTAAGAGATGTTATTTTGAACTTGGGCAACCATTTGGGAAAGCAATAGAAAGACCTCACAAATGTAGAAAATGTGGATGCACTATATATGGAAGATATAACTATTGTTTATCATGTGCTCAGAAAAAGGGTTTTATTAATAAATCAAATTATTAAAATAATAAAACAAGAAAGACGGTATCTTGTCCGTCATTTATTGCAGAGAAAGGAGAAAATATGAATTCAAAAGGTATTTTGGCAATTAAAGATACTAAAAATTTATGTTACAAGTGTCTAAAAAAGAAAGATAAGATACAAAAAATCAATATCGGAAGTAGAGGATATGGTAGTTATTTTGATAATTTTAGTACAAGCCTTCAGCTTTGTGATGCTTGTTATGAGGAATCTACAAGAGATAAACCTATTTGGAACATGAAATTGTTAGATGATAATGACATATATAATGATTCTTATCTATATGACAATGAAATGTCTTCATATTTACACAATCTTCCACTTGAAAGTCGTGAGTTGGTATTTAATAGAAATTCATATGGAGCATGTGCAGATTGCAATATGAAGCCACAGGATTATATAGATTATGAATTAGACGAGTTGCCACATAATAAATGTAAACAGTATTGCATGTATTCGCCACAGGAAAGAGCTGCATATAAAGAAAGATTTCCTAATTGCGAATGCGTAAAAATTAAAAAATATAGTGATGGTTCACAGGGAAGTAGTTGTCCTTATGGTGCGTTTGGTAATAAGGATGGGAATATTGAATTAGATATAGCAGAAGAATGTTATATGTGTACTCATTATAAACCAAGACAAGGAGATATTAAAGTTATTGATGAGGTTGCTGAGTATTATCAAAATGAAAAGGATAGACTCATACACATGATTCAATATGCCGGTAGTAGACTTGGAGAACTTGAAAAAGATGTAAAAGAATATATAGACAAACATAAATAAAAAGTAATAAAACGACAGTTTCTTGTGGAAATTAAGGAGGAAAAATGAACAGAATGACTATTAATGGTAAAACAATCACATGTTCAGGAACTAATGTAGTCGTCAATAATGGAAGAATTATTGTAGATGGTAAAACAATTCAAGAGTGTAATAGTGGTGATATTAAAGTCACTATCGAAGGAGATGTAAACAAAATTGATTGTGGTGGATCAGTAGAAGTTCACGGCAATTCAGGAAGTATTGATTGCGGTGGCAGTTGTGAAGTCAGTGGAGATGTTAAAGGGAATATAGATGCAGGTGGCTCTGTAACTTGTGGTAACGTATCAGGTGATATAGATGCTGGTGGAAGTGTGAGATGTAGAAGATAGGAATCCGGTACACGGAGGTAGCGACAATGAGTAAAAATAAGACAGGTAAAAGAGGCTTAAAGATTGGCAAAATAAGTTCTTCACATAAGGGTATATGTGTACATACCCCCAGTGGTAAAAAAATTTTTATTGATGAAAATGGAAAAACAAAAGTTATTTGGGATTTGTAAAAAATAAGGATTTAGTGGGGAATAGCCGATGAAATATATTAATGAAAATCCAACAAAAACAGAAAAAATACTTTTTGAAAAATATGGTCTTTATTTAATTTATAAAGATGAAGATTCATATAGATATGCTCCGATTCACATAGAAAACCAATATGTATATCCGTCTTCTGTAGAAGTAGAAAATGACATGGTTGAATGGGAACATGATATATTGTTTGACATCCTTACCGAAACAGTTACGATTCATGGTAACTATGATTCCATAGGTATTACTTTAATTCATGAAAGAATGAAAGAGCTAAATTTTAACTGATTTGGATTTTTTTAAGACATTCTCTTATAAGTAATCATCAAAGTAACTGCAACATTCTCTAAAAGGTGTTGCGATTACTCTGACAGCTCATGCTATATACACCATCATAGGAAATTCAAATTTGACAATTATTTCTTCTTTCTAGGAAGTAAACGCAACAGAGGCGTTGCATTTACTTTGAAAATTTTGCAAGAAAAAAATAATCAGCAGGAAAGGGAAAAGTGACATGATTAATGAAAAAAAACTGAAAAAAGAACTGCAGAAAAGGTTTGATGCATTTGTGAGAAAATGT